TAAGAAATTGATGCAATCCACCGTACAACGGAATTTATGGACGATAAACATGTCATTCTGGACTCCACACTTTCCTTAGGACGATGGGAAGAGGACAATGCACATATTCCATTACGAAATTCTCTTCTGGCTCATGTAGGGGCAATGTGGGGCGCTGACAGGGTGTGGTTAATTACCCAACAAGGTGAGACAGATTTACCAGACCGTTCCTTCACTGGTTACTTACGCATGTCAGAACTTCTTTCCGAGTTGAATTGCCGAGAGGTCAAGGTAGATACACCTTTTTGGACGATGACCAAAGTGGATATGGTAAAATGGTATAAAGAGCAAGGATTACCAATTGCAGGTTTACTAGCGACTCATTCTTGTTATGATGCAGGGAGAGATAAGAAACCTTGTGGAAATTGTGGAGCCTGCTTCAGAAGATTCATTGCTTTTTACTTGAATGATATCAAGGAAGAGTATGAACTACCTCCACTTGAAACGAGATTAGCAAAGGATTACCTTCGTCGAGCTAGATTAGGGCAATATCCGGGTAAACGAGGACAAGAAATTATTGATGCTTTCAAAAAAGCAGGGAAATTGTAAAGGAGGAAGATGCCTTGCATACGTTCTTCGCAGGAGCCGAATCAATGACTCGGATTCTAAAAGAAAATGAAGTAGAGAATGCACTGGCAACCTTCTATTATATGAGACATAAAAGTGATAAGAAGGTAGCACAGGTTATTAAATCCTTTCCACGGGTCTTCTTGGATTCAGGAGCCTTCTCTTTTAGAGAGCAAATGGTAAAGGATGGGCGAACTGCAAAGGATATCGAGCATGAGCTATCGATATACCTCAAGGAATACTATCAATTCCTGAAGTATATGGCAGACCAATTTCATATCTGCGCCGAACTCGACGTCGGTAATATGTATCAGAAGACGAAAAACAGAGAGAAGCTGCTTGATTTGAAACTGGACAACCTCCTTCCCGTTATTCATAGACGGGATACGAGAGCCTATATCGAATACTTATGTAAGAACTATCCGTATGTGGCATTCGGTTCGGTTCCAGATGTATCAACGAATTACCTTTCACGATACATTGGGAGCCGGATGAGAATTGCAGCGAAATATGGTACAAGGGTTCACGGTTTAATGGCTAGACCGTGTAAAACTTCCTCTGATTGACTTGGAACCCCTAACGTAAAGACGAGGGCAACAGGGCGGAACCTTTTGAGGACCGTGAACGACTGAGCGAGGAAGGACTCGTTGACATAGTTTACCAACACCATTTATAATTGGTTATAGGAATTACTATAACGAACTAGGGGTGGGAATTATGTTTGGTGAACTAACTGATGAGCAAAAAGGGTGGTACTTAGCAGGGTTTGCAGATGGTGAGAGCTATTTCATCGCTAGACCACTGTTCCGGGAAACAAAAAAGAAATACAAACGAACTGCTTTCTCCTTTAGATGGGGCATACAGGTACGGGAAGATGATGCACAAATTCTTTACGATATCAAAGATTGGTTGGATTCATTCGGAATGGGTGAAGGAGCAATCTATCATAGAAAACGTAAGAACGATGTGACTGCTCAAGTAACACTTCATTATGACGGAATTCGTCATTGTGAGGTAATTCATCATATCTTTACTAAATACCCGTTACAGGCTAAAAAGAGCCGAGATTTTGATATGTGGGCGAATATTTACGATATGGTAAAGGAAATGAATGCTAGAGCAGACAAACGTACTAATATGAACCCTTATACAGAAGAGGAAATCAGAGAACGTCGAGTAATTACGAACATGTGTGATATGTTACGGGTTGGTCGATTGAATATGACGAAAGCAGACTTAGGTATTGATGAACTTCTTCGGGAACAAAGTGGGCAAACCAAACTATATACGCAACTCTTTGACGAACATCATGGAACGAGTCATGCGACAGTCTGACCCCTATAGAAATATAGGGAGATAGGCGGAACCGAAACGACCTATCCCACCGCAAGGTGAGTAACAATCGTGTTGCCATCACAAATATTGAAATGATGAAACGTTTCCCGTTCTACTCGGTCGATTCCACAACATGGTTATCCGGAGCAAAGCACGGGATGTCATTCTGGTTTGATGGACACCGCCTCCGCTCCTATGACAAATTCGGTAAACACCATCGAGCAAGATGGAAACGAATTGTAATGGATGCAGGAGTAAACTGGGATGATTTCATCGGAGATAAAGCAGAAGCCGTCAACCAATTTAGTTTAAAGCAGTGGATTAAATTTGCTGAATGGCTAAACAATGAACAAGATGGTAATGGACTTTATAAGAAGCAGGTTGAGTATTGGCGCCACCGCCCACACAATCCTGATTCATATGAAAGAGGACAATTTGAGAAAACATTCGAGTGGGGAGATGATTTTGTTGAGTAAGATAGACCCAATGATTTATGTACATTACGGAAATAAGAAACGCTATCGAGTTTTACACATCGCACTAGACACGGAAACAGGTATCAAACGAGCAATTTATACTTGCTTGGACGATTCTGACGGTCAAATCTATGACCAACCATCTGAACGATTCTTCGGACATTTAGACCATGACGGTGAAATCGTACCACGGTTCAGAGCACTGAAGGATATCAAAAATGACTAGCTCTTACTGGATGGTAATTGAGATACCTCAGTCACATCATGTGTTCGCTGCTTTCGCTAAGGATTTACGCTCTTTACGGTTAATGGTATGGCAGGCATTCCATAATGCAGTCATTTACAAAATATTAATCAAAAAGCAAGGTGAAGATGTAAAGATGGTTACACATCTAGCTATGTTTGAAGAGTTATTTAATTCAGGAGATGGAAAGGATGAGTAGAATGGGAAATATGTTCGAGAACGGTTATGGAGGAATTTTCGACCAACAGTTCTTTTCGTTAGCAATTGAGCCGGGTGAAAACATTATGAAGTTAAACCTCATGATAAATTACGAGGATACACCATTAGTGGTACCTTTGTACATCCGAGAAGACGATTTCTCATCTGTAGTTGAGGTGCTGAACTATAACAAAATGGCTTATCAAGTCGTTCCTGTAGATATCCAAGAACATGATATGAATATGTTAGACCCTGAGCTATGAGGTAAAGATTCTTTACCTGAATGAGGTTAAGATTCTTAACTAACAAAAGAAAGGCTAAATAAACTAAAGATTGGAGGTGGCTAGTATGTCTATGGATTGGATAGATAAAGAAGCAAAAGAAGAGGCGGAACGTGATAAGAAACGTGAAAATTCCGTTCCCGCTGAATGGACTGAGATTAAGGAATTAGAAAAGGATATCCGAGAAGAGAATACGACAGAACTGGTGCAGGCTGAAGTAAGAGCACCTGCAAAACAGGCTCCTAATACTCCGGCGGTAATGGGGCAACAACTGGGAATGCCTAAGTTATGTGACCAATGTTATTTAATCGATAAATGTCCACACTATAAGGAGAACGCATCTTGTTATTTCCAGAACGCAGTTAACATTGAGAAGCCGGAAGACCTTTTAGAATTAACAAAGATGATGTTGAACATGCAAGGGGAACGGGTTATGTTTGGTCGATTCATTGAACAATCAGAGGGTGGATACATCGATGCCAACTTATCGAAGGAAATGAAACTAATGATGGAACTAATGAAGGACTTTAAAGACTTAATGACTGGACCTCAAGACGAAATCAGCATCAAAGTGAAGGGTAATCCGGCTAGAGCAGCAGGAGAAGCACAAGGAGCAAATCCAAGTTCAGGTGGCATTTTAAGTCAACTGTTTGGCGGAGGTAAATAAATGAGACAAGATTATGATTCCCTAGTTGAAAATGGGGTCCATGTTCCATTTAAGGTAAAGGCAAGGCACTTAGTTGAAATCGTAGTTCTTATTGGGATTCATGTTTGCTTTGCAGCAGCGGGAATATTAAAGAGGACTAGTTGATTCTCAAGTTCATGTGTGACCTAGTTGATATTCGAGTTCATGTGGCGCATAAAAAGATAAAGGCTCCTGTAAGAATTGGTCAAGGTGTCGAGAGATGAGATGCTTAATGACCATTTCTTATAGGAGCCGAACATCGGGAAGAAAATCTTGTTTTGAATTCAGGCGGTTAGGGACATTAACCCTTAATTAATTATACAGGAACAAAAGATGAATTATAACCAACATCTTTTGACAAATGATAGCAAGAATTGGAAAGGTAGGAGACAAACCATGTATCAAAACGAAAAAGTCATTCCAAACGGCACGAAAGTAATTTTACAAGATGGTTCAAAAGCTAAAATCAAATCATCTACTGGTGGAGCTACTGGAATTACTTATGCTTACTACGTAGATGGCGCTCTGGAATATGGAAAGAGAGAAAAATTCGCTGAGATTTTAGATGGTGAGGACGAATAATGAAACTACGAATTGAGATTTTCACATTTATGCTGCAACTTATAATCTCTTTCTTGTTTACGAAATGGTATCTGCCAATCCATCTTAAATGGACTCGATACTATTCAACTGGTATGTTCGAACTATCAATCTTGTGGACTGTACATCTCACAATCCGCTTCCCGCTACCGCTAGTTGGTCACAAAAATTAGACACTAGTATCATCATAAAAAATTCACTTTCAGGTCGGGCGCAGGCACCTCAGGCTCCACAGGGCGCCCCGCCATATAGTGTCCCGAAAAATTGCATACTAGTATCATCGATAAAAATTTCATTTTGAGCCACCAACCAAGTTAAACAAAAGAAGGATGTAAGGTCAAAGGAACCTCAAGTGCCAGTTATGGCATATCCAGAGGAACCCTAGCCGACATCCTTCTTTTTCTTTTATATAGAAGAAACTCGACAAATACGGCTGAAAACGTTGATATGACTGGGTTTGTCGGTTTCCTTCTATTATAAGGCGCAAAGGCTTCTAGAGGTCATACATAGTTTGAAAATCTTTATTAAAATTGATACTCTAGTTTGTGTCTACTGGGTATGATGAAGAAGACCTAAAGAACAGGTCAAAAATCACACACAACGAAAATTATTTTGGAGGGGTTACGATGGTATCAGTAAATTATATTAGAAATGCAGAAGAAGGAAATGTAAGGGCTTGGGTTCGTAATGAACAAAGGATTTCACGTCTTGACTACATTGATGTACCACCACACGAAACGGGTTTTGTTATCGCTCATTCAGTGGATGAAGAAGAACAGACGGCAACTGTTTTCTTCCCACAAGGAAAAATCACAGTTCCTCTGAAAGACTTAATTGTTGTGGATGCTTATACAATAGATGAATCAATTGACCATATAAGGGATTTTACAGGGCACCACTCAATGCAACCAACAGATGTACAGTTTGATATCAAAATGCCTTGGGTACCAGATGTACTACCAAACGTTAAAAACATATTAACGGATGATGAAATTAGGCAGGCATATGTGGAAATATTTGAACACGAGTTACGTTCGCTCTTTGACAAACGTTATACTGATTTCAGCCCGATGGCGGATTGGAAAATATTCCATGATTATCATACGGCGGGAAAATCAGGTGGGTGGTTAGTCCTTCAAACTGACATAGACTATGGTATAAGGGAAATCGATTTAGAAGATTTAACGGCACGAGCAGACCAAGTTCATGTTAATTATCAAGAAGGTGAGATTGATAGCGAAGAACGTAGTTCTGAATTGTATGGTATTACACTTGAAAGTAGAGAAATCATGTTAGAACTTGATAACCTAGCTCGTACTATCCAACACATAAAGGCATATATTGAAAATTGCAAAGTAGGTTTATTCAACTACCTAAAAACGCCGGAATGTTGGGAACGGTTCATTGAGCCAAAATTAGAGGAGAATAAGCAGTTGGGAGAGGCACAAGTTGCTTGGAAAGAGCTAGAAGAGTTAGCTTCTACCAATCCGCATATTCATAGATGCTTAAAATTGATTAAACCATATACAAACTTTTAATCAATTTTGGCGGGGGAGGAACAAAATTTGTTCCTTTCCTAGTGCTAGGCGGTATCATATCCTATTACTAGGAAGGGAATAAACCTTCACACACTCACACGAAAATTATTTTTGGAGGCTGATTTTATGTCAGAGGTAAAATTTATTGTAAAGGCTGAATCATTTGTGGAAATGTATGCAAATGTTTTGTGTTACGTCAACGCCGTTGAAATGAATGTGTTACATGATGCAGATGTTAGTTGGGCACATGGAAAAGGCGAAAAGGAAGTTGAAATCTTTATCGAATCACTTGTATACAATGAAGAGGGGACAAAGCAATATGAGTATATCGCAGATTATCTTGATGCAATTTTACCCGATGATATCAGTTCTAATAATATTGGTACTATTTTACAAGAACTTGAAAACTATATGGACGAATGCTTGGCAATTGCTAACAAAACAGTTCATGAAAATCTCGGATTGAACGGCAAGTTACATTGTGGGTATCACGAAGCAGACGGAAGTTTCTGCGCCTTCTATACAATCGATGTAGCAGAGGCAATGGCATACCGCCGTAAAGAAGGGGTGGCATAATGCAATATATTATGCGTTTCCTTATCCGTGCTATCATTGTTGTATCAATACTGGCATTTATATTTTTGTAAGAGGTGGAACAAATGAAATTAGACAACGTTAAAAACCTAGATTCTTTAGATGTAATAGAGATACAATCAGATGCCGAGTTTCTTCGCCTGATGGACTGGAAAGATGAAAATAAGGATTTGGTAAGGCAGGGTGTTTTTGCGCTCCCTACGGCTAAAATAATGCTTCCTAATGGTAACTCTATTATATATGAGCATTTGAAAGGCGGTTCAACAAATATAAATCTTATGCAAAATGACCGCTTTCCAGTTCATGTTATTGTATGGACGCCAGTTAACTCCCCTGAAGGTCACGGGAAGGCAGATATTCTCATGTCCGCCTACCCAAAAGAAGCACAAGCTAACTTGACGACTGATATTACAACCGCCGTATACAGTTTGATGGCGTATATGATTCATTATGAACATGACACCAAACGTATGAGCAAAACGCCAAGAGGCGGGAAAAAGAAAAAGAAAAGTCACCGCTCAAGACATAAGGTGAAAATAGGCAGATACAAGTATACAACTCACTTCCCAGTTGAAGAGAAGGAAGATAAACGAGATTACAACAGGCAAGCTGAATCATGGCAAGTACGTGGGCATTTTAGAAGATACAAGTCTGGTAAAGAGGTTTGGATTCAACCTCAAGTTAGAGGTAAGAAGGACGGTCAAGTTGAGCCGAAGACTTATACTCTGTAACAAATAACGATTCAATAGTTTCACTGGTCGGTATACTATTAAGGCATAAGGTAATCACACAAACTTATCGGAGGTTATAAACATGGCTCGTAAAGTAAATGTAAACGCAGGAGCGGAAACGTCTCCAAAATTGAAATTGGTTAATGGTTCATTGGTTCTTGTAAAACAATACGGAGGTACACCACCTATTGTATATATGATTGGTTCATATACTGAAGTGGGTGTTACTAAAACTCGTGACTATTGCGTGTTGATGAGCTTGGGAACTGGTGGAAAAGCATTTTCGGAACCATGCTCACGGAATACAACGATTGACCGTTTCATGTCGCATCTATCCCGAGTTACATCGAAGTGGGAAGACGTTACCATCATACCGCCGGATGAATTCACTTTAAATATTGAGATTCATAAGGAGGGTTACACATGCTAAATTTAAACCCTTGTGGGGATTTAACACCGGAAGTTCTCGGGCAGGAAGATTTCAGTTTTAAAGTGCTTGGATTCTTTGTAGATATAAATGGAGACAAAACCGCAGCTTCGGATGTGTATATTGCAATCCATAATATCGGTGCAGATTATTTAGAATGCTATTCACCAACAGAGCAACATGGCAGTATCGATGAAGGGTATATAAATGCTTGTGAAAGAATTACAAAGGAAGAATACCTAGCTGCAAGTAAGGGTTTCTTCACACCACCTGACTACTTAGTAAAAGAAGGTGTATAGTTCATGGATGTAACTTATACTTTAAATATGTTAACGGGTGGCGTAATGGAGCAACCCTACTGGGAACGAATTAATTACCGAACAATTACCGCTACCTCAGTTGACGAAGCCGTATTACAATACTTATATAAGGTTGATGCAACTGACTTGAGCTATCCACGAAAATTGGATAACGGGCATTGGCGCTACTATTGGGACATCGAAATTGAAAGAGTCGATGGAAAGCCAGTTGAATATACGCCGGGTGTCGAACCGCCGAACGTGGAGGAATTCTTTGCCAAGTTACGGTCGGAAGAAGCCTCCCGACAGTGGAATCCGAACAAACCGAAGTTCTTATAAAGAGGATGCACCTAGTCCTCTTCATTGGATGAATTGCCTGTAACAGTTCATCGAATGAAGGCGATTAAAGCCTCACACAATTCTAAAACACCTTTTCCTCAGTTTGGCTGACTGGGATACAATAAGGGTGTAGAGGAAATCACACAAAATAAAATTTGGAGGTCATTGACTATGAAAAACATTGAAAGAGCATTATCACAATTTAAAGGTTTCTTAGGTAAGAATGCAGAGGCGGTACAAAATGAAGTAACTAAAAGAGCATTCGAGCAGGTGGAAACGCAAATTTTAAAAGACAATGAATTCAATATAGAGGCACAAATTCAAATTTCAACTTTCGATAAAGATGTCTTGGATATTTCGGGTTACGTGGCATTTCAAACGGATTCTGATGAACCTTGCTATGAGGTTAATACGTATGACCAATTAAAGGATTCAGAAGGCAATACGTTTGATGATGAGAGGGAAGCAAAGGAGCACTTCGAAGAAGAGTTCAAACGTAGACATCATATAAACAAAGAATACGTAGTTACGGATATCGAAGGAGACTCAGTTTGGGGTCAACATGATACTTTAAATGAAGCACTTGAATATGTGCAACGTCTTGGTGAATCCGAGTTCGAAGAGGGTGTTGCAATTAAGCCTTTCTTCACTGTAGTAGATGATTGCGGGGATATTCAAGGCACTGATACAGGACATGAAACGCAGGATGATGCAGAAGACGAGTTACAAGAAATGGCTGACGAAGATGCGGAGGAAAAGGTATCAGAACTGGAAAAAGTTCAGGCTGAAGTCATGATTAATTATGTTCGACGATATAACGGTTATGTTAATCAAGAATTGGCGGAAAAATGTGGATTAAATGTAATCACAGTTTATGATAAGGATTATGACGGTGAACAATTTATAGCATTCAATGGTGCGGGAATGGATATGACACCACAATTAGTAGCTTACAAGGCTCTTGAACATAAAGCGGTTGCTCAATCTGATATTCACCACTTTGTAACTAAAGGTGGTCGTGAATATTTCCAATCTTTAGTTGGTGAATTGGTTGCAACTGAGGTATATCAGGTACTTGGGATTTGGGAAGCAATTACGCATGAAATGAATAAAGAAATTACACCAAAATTCTAATATCCGAACCCCTTCGGGGGTTCCCCTTAAAACAAACTATAAAATTAAAAGGACGGTATATACAAATGAAAAAATTAATGAACACAATCAAAAAAGCAGGTCTTGCATTAGGATTATTAGTTGGTGGATATGTAGCAGGAAACGTGGAACAAGGTACTTCCCAAGTTGAAGCAGCAGAAACTACTTGTGCTCAAGTTCAGAATACAAATCATACTGGTGTTAACTCTGACACTCATGCAACTGGTACTGGTGAAATTGAAAGCGGAACGGATAATGTATTCACTCAATACTTTAAGGTTACTAAAATCGATTCTAAAGGCGCCGACGTTGTGAACCAATATAACCCTAATGACACTTATTACATCGATGCAGAGGATTGGGATTTGGATTACAACGAACTGGAAACGGGTGCCCTTGTGGAAGCTACATTCAATCATGATACACTTATCCATGCCGGATACAATTACAACTATATCCGTCAATATAAATTGGTAAGCGCAAAGGATTATAACGTGAACATTGACGAAGACAAGTACATTTATGGTGTCGATAATAACCGACCAAATCGCACAATCGTATTAGAAAAAGATGATTTTCGAGTTGGCGATTTAGTAGACGTACGATTCAATAGTGATGCTCAAGATGATATCAAATCTGTAACCAAAGTTGGTATGTGGAAAGAAGACCTTGACCGATTCTATGAAAAACCAGTAGTGGGAGGACAAAACTAATGAGCAGACCAAAGGCATATGAACCGCAACAAGGCTATCAATATCAAATCCTAGTTAAAACTCCTTATGACAGAGCATACGAACATTGTGATTATGCAAAGGACAGTTCTGATAAAAGATATTTAATACAAGAATATAGTATGGCTTATGGTATTGGTCACCACTTCAAAGCGATTCCATTACCTAAGAAATATTGGAAGGAGGCAGTCTAATGTGGGGTACACTCGACTTATACGGAACAACGTATGTGAAAAATAGTGATAAGAAACTTTATAAACTAACATCATTCAGACAGTTACAAAGTACGGAAATAGGTTTCTTGTTCTCTCTTGAATTGGTGGCGGGTTACGACTATATCAGTCCAGATTACAATGACATACAGGGCTATGTATCTAAAGAGAACTTTATTGAGGACATTCACAACGAAGACTTCACATTCTATCCACTGGCTGAAACGTTGAAAGAAGCATTAGCTGACAATGACTATGAGGTTATTAATATCGATGATTACAAGATACATCAGTTCAAGGGAGATACAGAATAATGACAGATTTTATCATGAAACAAGTGTACGGAATGATTCAACAACGAGAAATCGAAAAGTGGAGGAATAGCAAACCGAAGTGCCCTCATTGTGGGAGCACTTCCTTCCACACGAGTTCTCACGGAACGTTTGAGAATCACGAATGTAATGGCTATGATTGTGGATACGAGTACCGAACGGTGATTAAAAAGTAATACTATAGTTGTATAATACATGGGATACTAAGGTTAACAAATAAATCACACATTAAATGGAGGGCTTTAAAATGGCTATGATTACAATGGAAAGATTCAATACTAAGAAACTGGAAAAATTCGCTTCTAAAGGTCGTGTTATGGTTGTCAATAATCTTTATTTGGATGGATGGAGCGACCATGTAATTGTAACTCGAATCGGCGGGAAAATTAACATGATTACATCTGGTATTCGCTCAAAGACAGAGGCGGTTACAAAGGCAAAACGCATCGCAATGACTGAAAAACTGGCTTACAATCCACTTTTAGACTTTGGGGAATCATATCAACGCTAAGTAATAACACTTATAATTGTTAAAAATTGATTGTTCGGTAGTTGCCCACATCATGGTATTATATTGGTGTGGGGGTAATACCTACAATATAGATAAAAAATTCTAGGAGGCAAAGCCATGACAGAGCACAAAGCAGATAATTTCCTACCTGTAAGCATTAAGGGCGGGGACGAATTCGGAAATTATGAGGAAAAAGCAAGAGGGGTTGCCGTTGTATCATTCATCGATAAGGAAGAAGACGGCGAAGTATTAACATACGCAGTTCCTTCTTTAATCGGAAAGATGACACCGCCGGAGCTATTACTGGCAATCGACCGCATCGAACAAATTGTGGTAGAAAGACTACATGAAGCAGGGATGCCACCCCAGTTATTACTTGAGGCATTCAATGAAAGACATCGTATTTTAACAGAACAACTGGAAGCATTAGCGAAAAACAGAAAGAAAGCGCCTGTTATTCCGTTACACTAGGCTTTATTATAAAACCAAAACAAAATTTAACTATATAATTGGAGGAAATTCAAATGGCAAACAATATCGAGCAATTATTAAAATCAATCTTAGGTGGAGCTAAAAAGGAAAAAGATGTAATCGGTGACCTTATTGAACTAGCAACGGCTAAAACAATTAAACAAATTATGGAGCAACCAAGTGCTGCTACTGCTGAATCTGAGGAACAAGTTCGAATCCTAATTGACCATGAAAAACGCAATATGCCATTACATGGAGCAGGCGCAGTTGTTATGTCTACGACAAAAGGAGGCATTGCAACGGGTGTTGTTGGTGAATTTAGCTTATCAGATTTCTTGAAAATATATTTAACTCTTACTGGTGAAATTCGTAATCGATTAATGGAAAGAATGCCGGAACCAATTGCAGATAACGTACTACTTGAATTATTAGGAACGATTATCGAGCACGGTGATAAGATTTCGGAACGCACTGAAGTAAAAATGTAGTTCAATTCCTGCCCTTCGGGGCGGGGCTAGTTAGAAATACGATTCAAAGACAAACCGACCTTATAGGAGGAATGAGATATGACAGTTGAAAACGTAGTTGGTAGAGTAGAAAAGGTATTCTTAGGTATTACAGAGGATAATAACATTGTCCTAGTTGATTTCGGAGTTCGTGCACAAGGATTTTCAATCAACGGTGGCGGAACATTTAGTGTAAGTTTTGATGTTGTTCGACCATTTGAATATAATTCCGATACCGCTTTAGAAATCTTAGAAGAACGAGTTGACTATTGGGACTCTTGTGAAGTGGTAGGAATCTTAAAAGATAATGATATAAAATATAGTGAATTAGCAGGGTATGTATTTGAACGAGATGGAATTGAAGCAGTTTATGATACATCTTTATATCCTGAATCATTTGATATCAATGATAAAGAAATCTATTTCGAATCGGTTTCAGGTGGTCAATCGGATGTGAGAGGGGAAATGCACCGCTCGGTACTATCCAAGGATGAGACGGCGGAACTCTTCGAAATGTGGGATACATACCACCTAAGAAGAGTGGAAGACATCCCAAAAGAGGATTTAGAAACGATTAAAGACCTTGTAAGCAAACTGGATAAGGTCGAAACTGATATCATGGTAGAGGTATTTTGTGAAGAACTGATTAAGAACGGCAATTTGTAAGTAATAACAACAAACAACAACTAATAACAACTTTAAGTAACTTCGAAAACCGTGTGACTTTTTGGTCATACGGTTTTTTCATGTATTCCGGCGGGCAATCGAAAATCATGTCATACACCTACCCCCAACACGCCACCACCCCACTAGTGGCGCAGGTTTATAGGCTCCTAGTATCACGCTCACAAAACCATAGTTCGCCAAAATATTCGGGCGGGAAGGAAAAAGAACTTGGGTCACCAATGAAGACAAGTACCAGTGAGTTGTTAGAAGCCCATAACACCAACGGTTCAACAGTTCCCATAAATCAGAATATCCCGGCGGGCGGGAAACAAATAACAAGTATATCCATCATTACTAACCATAGAATAAGAGACAAACAGTCTTTAGATTAGTTAAGAACTGAAAATTAACCCTAGCAAACCAACCCACACAATGGACCCCTCTAGTATGGTCATGACCCCTAGTGCAGCCACCCCGAACACTCCGAAGCCAGTCATACCAAGGGTTTGCGCCTAGTTGACCGAACAGTTTCGCCTTACCTTTTAGTGTCCATGAGGAACTAAAGTTCCCGAAAATAACAGTTGTAATGTGTAGATACACGGTGTATACTATGTATATACCAAGTATATACGAAGGGAGCAGGAGAGATGCCTACGATACCAGTGAGAGTTTCTGAGGAGCTTAAAGCGGAAGTACAGAGGAAGTCAGAGGAGACCGGAGTGCCAGTGAGTGAAATAATTAGATTCAACCTAGAATTATGGGTGGCGGGCAAGTTGAAGACACATGTAGTGATTAAGCAAAAACAAATAGAGAAGTTACAAGAGGGGATGAAGTAGAATGTACGATAAACAAACAATACAAGTGACAGTTGATTTGGAGAATGTGCTTGAGTTACTAGTGGAAGATATGCTAATTGATAACCGACCTAAACCAATGGCAATCGGGGAAGTTGTGAATGCTGCTATACTTCATGCAGTTCATACGATTCGTAATAAGCGCCTTGCAGGTCAAGCGCCAGTTAAGGAGGAGACAAGTGATGTCAAAGCTGATTAAGGATATGACAATGGATGAATTCTTCGCCGAGTTCCAGAAAAGGTTACACCAAGCGCAAGTGCAGTTCCCTGCTCCTGCTCCGGTCTCTTCCTATAATAAGAATTGGATTGCCTCGGATGAGCAAATCACTAAAGAGATGGCACGGGAATTCAAAGAGAGAAGGGAAGACGACTATTCCCGCAATGATGAGAAGGTGGTCTTTATAGATGAGATAAGCAGGGAAGAAGAAATAGAAAGAGCAATCGCAAATCCTTTCGGAAACTAATGTATACCAGTCACCGCCTACCGGGTATGATGTTTATAGAAGGTCATCACACACCTTACTAAATCATTTCGGAGGCGGTTTTATTATGAATAAATTCAAATTTGTTATCACGGTTGCTCAGGTTTCGGCTGAATATAAGGAAATGTGTTCTTATCATAAGGTAGAGGAAATGGAAACTCCATACTTTTTAGAGGTTAAAACGATTGAGGCTCCAACGTTCATCAAAGCGGAAATGGAAATGCTTGAATATGTTGCTGAATTATTCGGCTCTCATTATTATCTAGGTGAAGTGGAAATTGGTTTGAAAGGTACTGCTAATGCAGGTTACAAATTCAAATATGATAGAGAACGTTATGAGGTTGCAAATCGCTTCTATATGGAAGACCTCGGCGACCTTGAGGAAATGGATGAGGATGAAGAACTACTTCCAAACCATATTTCAGAGGAAGATATTTCAGCGGTTCTAAAGACTTTCCTTCATACGTATGCTAATTACGAACGTGGTGACGGCTCGGATGATATCGCAATCACAATCAATAAATACCTTGAGCAACATAAAGGGGAAAAGATATTCTTTGATGTAACGGCTGATTTCTTAATGGAAACGGTGGGCAATTACAGAGCGGATTCCGTTGATGATTATATTAATGAAGCATTGCGCCAATTGGAATGCTCAAGACTCGCAATCAAAAATTTAAAAATCGGTGCTGAATAAGGGGGCTAATGCCCTCTTTTTTGTTGCTTTCAACCTCAAGTTTAAAGACGATTAGTAATACAATCGGTCACCAAGTCAAAGTTAATTGGCTTAGAATCGCAATCTCGGTATCGTAGTTACTGCATATACCAGTCAATATTCGAGTTCATACGGTGTAGCTATGTAATAATTACATAATAAAACAAGTCTCAAGTTCATTTTCGAGTTCATACATGATGTAATGGTATTCCTCAATTGGCGGAGGAAATTGAATTTCTATAGTTATCCTGCTTCCCATATAATAAAGATATCAAAGGGAATCACAAAACGAAGGGATGATGTAAAATGTGTAAACCAAATCAAATGTCAGAATATAAGCAATATCTAAAGGAAAATCTTTCTATGTGTCAGAAATGTGGAGGCTTTGGCTTTTTAGACCCAGATGTACATAACTTGCCGGAATGGAAAGAGTGCAACGAATGTGACGGTGGTAAATGGTTTAACAAAAAGGAAAACCGTGCTGCTACTGAACAGGAAATCTTTATGTATCATGCTCCGGAACCTAAATGCATTGGATGCCGGGCTTCGGCGGAACAACTGAATGAATATAAGGTATTAGGTTCAATGGAAGGTATGACGGCAACTGAATTCATGCTTGAGAATGAAGGCACTTATGATAAATTCGTAACGAATCGATTCTATTGTACATCTTGTTATATCAAAGCAGGTCAACCATCAATTCACGGATGATATCACATCTGATATCACAAATGATATCATCATGATAACAGGCTCTATCCATAAACGGGTAGAGTCTTATTTGTGTCTTCGCATTTTAGTTCACACACGAGGCACGGAGCACATCCGCACACCACCACGCACCCCGCCCCATATAGTGTCCCACAAAAATACGCCACTAGTATCTACCAGTCACCAAGGAGGTACGCAGGTAATTAGGGGCACAAGCGTTCGGTACGTTGGAGAGCCAGTTCGAGGAGGTCGGAGAGGACAAGCGCAAGTCTCCTGATTCGACCGACCAAAGTTCCCCTTATAATAGAAGAAAAAGAAATTCGAGAAAAAGTTTCGAAAAGGGGTTGCGATATTCCCCAAGATGGGTTATATTTGAATTACCCCAGAACGGGGAACAAAAATTGGGAAAAGGTGGTAATATCATGGTACGAAACAAATTGGCTAAATTCATTATTGCAGGTGCATTACTATTCGGAGCGGGATGTCAAAACGATTCATTAAAAGGCGCAGAGGTTGATAACTACATCATTACATCTCAAGACTCGGAATACATTTACGGCGAATCACTTACATCGGATGCGGGCTTGGTATTGGATAAGGAAGAGAACGTAAAAGAAGGCGACAAAGTAAGGGTTTGGATGAACCAAGACCACGATGCAATTCTGAAAGTAGAAAAACTTTCAAAATAAAGAAGGAATATTTACCCCAAACGGGGAATATAATAGAGTATAAGGAAAACGGCGAAGGCTACGCCGAATCACACCAAAACTTAGGAGGAAATGAAAATGACAAAAGAAATCAAAGGTAACGTAAACGAAACTGTAGAGGCTCCAAAGAAAAAACGTGGTCGCCCATCAAAAGCAGAATTGGAAGCAAGAAAACAGGCTGCTGAATTGGATGCAATCAAGGTCGCTGAAGAATCGAAACCATCTAAAGAGAGCGCAATCGTAAACGCAATGGTAGAGGCGGTTGAGCAGGAGGCGGAACCAAAGGCAGAGGCACCGAAGCAATTGGATATGGAATCCATCCTTGCAGGCTTCGATACGGTACGTGCGGAAATCAAAGAGGCAGAAGGCAATACAAAAGGCGAACGTTTAGAGGATGCGGTGCAGAACCTAACGGCGGTTACTTTGGAAGAGCGATTCAATGCAGAGGGATTACGGGTTCTATATGACGGCAAAGGAGAAAGCTATGAGAATATATACTACTCACTATTGCCTTACTTAGATATATTGAAAGCAGATAAATATAAGGACCACTCCTCGGCTTATAAGGCAATGAGAAAGGAGATTAAAGGTTATTCCCCGGCACAATGGAAAAAATATTTAGATGCTTCACAAGGCGAGATAATTCTCATAGGAAAAGACAGAGGCAAAACGGCTTTATTTATCAAACCTGACTCCCAATTGATTTTACCATCTAAAGATGGAGGCGCTTTGGTACTCACGCAGGATAATTGGGCAGATAGACCATTGATGGTCTTCACAAACGGAGGTCGTGCAACGAAGGTAGGTCATTACCTAGGGATGCGCTTTAACCTACGTGGGGACTATAGAGAACGTACGGCAACACAGAAATATCAGGAAGACCGCTTTGTAAACAGACACTGGATTGTACTATGTGATAATTGGGAAGATGAGATGTGCACACGCACACGCACGGGTAACATGCACCCTATACAGAACATAGACCTGTCAGGTGGGTGGGGTACCTTGCTGAATGAGATTCAGAACCACGCAATATAATATATAACATATAGGATATATACATATATAACATATGTATATATCCTATGTATATAATGTATGTATATACAACGTACACACATCATGCACACACGAGGCAGGCAGGAGGCAGGCAGGCACACCCCGACCACTCGGCACCCCTCGACACACCCCGACACCCCGACCACCGAACATGGTATATTCACAAACATCGATATAGATTCTTGTCAACCCCCCACCTTCAAACGTCGGACAACGACCACCAGTAGGTAAGACACTGTTAGTCCCCAACCCCTATAAGTAAAACACTAGTTTCGGTTCGAGAGACCCTGCACGAGCTGAAGGGTTCCTATTGAAATCCATGAAAATCAGGAGGAGGCAGGGAGGAGGCAGGAGGAATCCCTTGAGAGGCAGTGAGTTGTTCATGTAGAGGCAGTGAGTGGTTGCTTTAGAGGCAGGAGAAAGACTTCAAAATTTTCCAATTCCATTATATAATATAAGTAGTATAGGTGGAGGAGGAATAAACCTATGGCTATAATCATAAATGAGTCTGATGGTATGTCAAAGGAGCAATATGCAAAGCAACAAGAGAAAAAGCGAAAAGCTAACAAATCTAAAAAGAACGAAGATAAAAAGGTTGATTTAGAGAAGGAGAGTACCCCTTTACCCGCCGAACCGGAAAAGCCAGAAGAGGAAGAGAAGAAAGAGGTAGCAGAAAAGGCTTCTGATATGATGGACCGGGAGACTGAGAGACAGTTGAAGGCGTTGGAAGAGGAGATTACTTCTGAGCTTGCCGTCATAAATACGAAGAGTGATATCAATGACCTTGTGGAGAAGGTATATCTCTATTGTGAAGCCCAATCTGGGACGAGCCTGTATCCGTATCAGTCACCGTTTGCGAAACGTATTATTAAATCCGTTATCGTCAATGATGGGGAAGAGATTACGGCTTTATTCTCACGTCAGTCAGGTAAAACGGAATCTGCTGCGGTAGCCCTTGGGGGATTGATGGTAATTCTGCCTATCTTGGCGAAACTGATGCCACAGAATGAAAACTTGCAGCAATTCAAGGATGGGGTACTGGTTGGTATCTTTGCTCCTTCTAAAGAGCAGGCACATACTGCCTTTACACGTCTGAAGTCGAAGCTAACTTCTAAGAATGCAAGAATGGTAATGACGGACCCTGAGGTATCGGTAGATTTCGAATCCGAGAAGGGGAATCCGATTGTCTTAACGAATGGGTCACTATGCCGAATGATGACTGCTGCGAAGCAATCCCAAATCGAGTCGAAAACGTATCACATTATCTGGGTCGATGAGTGTCAGGACGTAGATGATATGAAACTATTAAAATCGATTCACCCGATGGGAGCCTCTACGAACGCAACACTTATCAAGATTGGTACACCGAATACGAAGAAGTCTTCTTTCTATGAAACGGTTCGTCGTAATATCCGTAAAGCGCAGGAGTATGGAGCGGAGCAAAACCACTTCCAATACGACTATCGTACGGTACAGAAATACAACAAACGTTATGCAAAATACATTGAGAAAGAGATTGAACGTATCGGGTATGATTCGGACGAATTTAGAATGGCATATCGCCTTCACTTTATCCTTGAGCGTGGTATGTTTATCACCGAAGATGTTTTAACAGATACGTATGATGTATCGCTGAAGCTAAAAGAATCTTCGGCTATGCCTTGCGGGGTTGGAATGGACGTTGGTAAAGGAGCCGATAGCACGGTTGTTACTGTACTGGAAATGGACTGGGATAATGCGTATGAAAATGCGTTGACCGGACAGATGCAGCCACAGAAAACGTTAATTGCTTGGCTCGAACTCGAAGGGGATGACCATGAGGTCCAATTCCATAAGATTATCGACTTCCTGAAGAACTATAATGTACGAACGATGTATATTGACTCGACTGGTAAAGGGGATGCCGTAGCCGACCGCTTTATTTATGCGCTCGATATGGTAGACGTCATACCTTATCCGTTCTCTCGTCAATCTAAATCGGAAATGTGGAAGGCACTGGATACAGAATTAAGGCAGCACAGACTTGTAATTCCGGGACATTCCAGAGTAAAACGTTTAAGACAATTCAAGAAATTCGAATCTCAGATGCTCGACTTGGAAAAAGATTACGTTGGTCAATACATGGTCTGTCAACATCCAGATACGAAAGGCGCACATGATGACTATTGTGACTCATTAGGTCTTGCGAATTTAGCTGCACAGGCGGAATTCTACCCAGAAATCGAGGAATCTGATTACTAGGAGGAACTTATGAGAGAAATTGGATGGCTTATACTTGGAATATGGGTAGTTCAGCTTGTTGTGATAATATGGAAATCAACAATATTCCGTTTTATGATGATAATTGTTCTAGGATTCTCCTTAGGTGTTATTCTATGGTTTATCTTAGCCTTATTCTTTGGTGTATTAATATAACATTAGGAGGAAGAAAAATGACAAAATATCGTAAAAAACCTGTGGTAATTGAGGCATTTCGTTATGGGGTTGAGACGTTCCCGGATTGGTTCCAAGAAAAAGTGTCTTCTAGAGAAATTATGCTCTATGCAACAGGTGTAGATACAAAAGGTGGACCTGATATGTGGTGTGAAATCCCGACATTAGAAGGAAGAATGAAGGGTGGCTTCGGAGACTGGATTATCAAAGGGGTTGCAGGTGAAATTTACCCTTGTAAACACGACATATTCGTGAAAACGTACGATTTAGAGGTGGAATAATGTCGAATATACAACGTATCGCCCCAGAGAGTAAAACGGCAATGATTCAGTTTATAGAGGAGAACTTTCATGATATTGAGAGCTTCGTTATGACCTTTTCACTAAAGACTGGCGAAGTTATTACGTATTATGATGTTGAGGACTACATGGATGCTGCTGCATTGGCGGGTGTTACACAAAATAACATCCATTATGAAGCGAATGAAGGACACCTTATTACACGTAAAATGTTACGAGAAGAATAGGAGGAAATTCGATGGGAAAGATACCCTATGTTGAACATGATGCTTGCGCCCAATATGGAATTATGTATGCAATTAGTGAAGGACAGGAGTGTTCTACCTTATGGTATAGCACACGAACTGACAGAGATATCGCTTATTCTCGGTTGGAATGTGGACTACCTGTAGAAAGTCCGTATTCTATCTTTAAAAAGGAAGCGGAATGGTTAATGTATCCGTCAATCATATTAAAGATTGATGCATCCGACACGAAAATAAGGAAGCCGGAGGTGGGAGAAAAGGATGTTAAAACTATACGTGAAGCAGAACTGTCCCGAATGCGACTTAATGGGACAATATCTCTTAGATAATAACGTGGAATTCGAGGTAATTGATATCACTAATGATACTAAAATCCTAGCAGATTTTGGATACACTCGGGTTCCCGTCCTGTTTAGAGACTGGACACAGACCTATGGTACCTATTTTGGTCAAACCCAGACGACATGCGGGTTCAACAAGGAAGCAATTGATAAAATGATTAAAGATTACCTTGTTTGAATATTCGATACATGATTGACATACATGAAAAAATTACCTATAATGGTTAGTGAGGACTAGCTTTTTTGTTCAAAAAATTTTGGTCCCACTTATAACATATAAAATAGGTAAATATAATTATGACAAAGCAGACTAATAGACAAAGAGTTTAACCGAATTTTTATGATTCGTGTTGACTGTCTTCGGTCTGCTTTTATTATGTTCAGAAGGTGGCGGAGAAATGACAAATTGGACAACGCACGAGATAACGAATTCTGAAATGGAGCAATACCTTAAATTCAACACTTCTATTAACGTAGCGGATACGCCTCATGCAGGTGTAATACTTCGCAGCGAAGATGGGAGGGAACATCTAGGTATCTACGACCCTGCTATTAAGTCGGTTCGTCCATTAACGAAACATCGTCCTGTCCGAGAATGGAAACCTGCTAACAAAGACCTTCACTTATTTTATGACCACTTGCAAAACGAGGAAGTATTAATCGTAATTGCAGATGGATACTTCGGTACAGGAAAAACCGGAACTATTATGGCTCATGCGGTTGAAAAACTGAAGGGTGATGTAGGATTCCAACTGTACCTTACAAAACCTCACGTTCCAGTCGGGAAAACACACGGTCATTTACCGGGTACTCTTGATGAGAAAACCGACCCTGAATATGAGTCTTTCTACCAATATATTAAGCGCTTGTCTCAATTAGAAGTAGAATCTCTAAAACAACAAGAACGTTTGCATGTTACTACTTTGGAATATGTCCGAGGTCGTGATATCACAAACGGTTGGGTTGTAGTAGACGAAGCTCAGAACTTAACTCGTGAAGAAATCATTACGATTGCTTCTCGTGTAGGTGCGGGCGGGAAACTGATTCTACTTGGTGACACGTCTAAGTGGCAGAAAGACCGTAAAGCAGATGGTCTGGAATTCTTAATGGAACTTTTAGCTGAGGAATCGATTGTAGGTGTTTCGGAATTTAAAACTCCGAATCATGTACTACGTGGGAAGGTTGCAAAGACCTTAATTAAGGCTTTGAACAATATGGACAAGTTAACGTCCAATAAATCATAAGGGGGCTACAAGTATGAATCGTGGTTTCGAGAACGCTGCTAAGACTCAACCGCTTCCGGTTGCAAAGAATGGTGCTTTCCGTGAAGGTATCAACTTAGCTAACAAACGTCAACATCCAACTGACGGCAATCCAAAGCCTGCATCTGTAACTTCTGGTACAACTGGTAAGTTAAACTAATGCAGCAAGGTAGAGGTGGGGGAGAAATCCCCTGCAACTATCCTATTATGAAAGGGAGAAGGTGAAGCTATGACAAACAATCCATACAATACAGGGCTGAACCTAGAGCAAAGTAATACGATTGCTTCCAACCCATTCCTTTTAGATGCAGGGTTAACACGAGAGGAACTTCTACGTGTTCAGAATATGGCAACGTACTTTAAATTCTATAATGGTGACCACTGGAATAATCGTCGTCCTGATGGTGAAGACCAGATTACGATAAATTATTCTAAAGCCTTTGTAGATAAAGGTGTTGCGTTCTTAGCAGGTAAAGGATTCGCTATCAATACGGACCCTGATGCAGAACAGGTAACAAAGCCTCTACTTGATGAGGTCTGGGATGACAACCGACGAACGTTACTCTTTATTGAGATGGCGCAAATGGGTGGTATCTCAGGTGAATGTTACGTGAAGGTTGCGGTCGAGGAATTTGACCCGGAAGAAGACCCATTCAATTATGAGCAATATCCAGAAGGTCGTATCAGACTTATACAGATACCAAGCGTTTGTGCTTTTCCAAGATTCCACGCTCACGATAAATCGAAGATGACGGAGTTTTCCGTTATGTATCGAATCAATGTCGATGAGGGCGGACGATTGAAAGAGTATTGGTACCGTGAAGTGATTACACCGACTACGATAACAACGTACTTGAATGACAAGGTACAAACAAGAGAAGATAATCCTCTGAAGTGTATCCCAGTTGTCTATATTCCTAATATTCCGAAAGCCGGAGAGGTCTTTGGGCAATCTGACTTAAAGGACATCATCCCTATTAATAAGCAGCTAAATGACAAGATGACGGACATCTCGGATATTATCAATTACCATTCTGCCCCTGTTACGGTTGTAAAAGGAGCGAAGGCATCTAAGTTAGAGCGTGGTGCACGTAAGATATGGAGCGGTCTTCCAAAAGACTCAGATATCTTTAACTTAGAATTGAAATCCGACTTAACGGCAGCCCTGAGTTACTTAGGGTTGATACGTGAAGTAATGTTCGAAATCGGGAAGGTCCCTGAGAATGCTTTAGGAGCCAAAAAGTCAATTTCAAATACAAGTGGTGTTGCACTCCACATCGAGAACCAACCTTTAATGGAACTTACTCGAACAAAATGGGCTACTTACAGTAAAGGTATTGAGGAAATCAATACTCTCATCCTTCGTATAGCGAAAGAGATTGGTCATCCTGAATTAGACCTTGCGAAGTTCAATGCTTTGAAGCCACGCATTCGTTACAAAACGTCTGTTGACTTTAAAGACCCACTTCCAAAAGATGAACTGATTCAGATGCAATTAATCGCTCAGAAGATGGCACTTCACTTACAAACTCGTCTTGATGCTTTACGTGAACTTGGCGAATATAACGCTAAGGAGAAACTAGAAGAAATCAAAGCGGAGATTAAAGAGTGGAGCAAGCTGATGGAGGACATGGGATTCGGTTCTGGTGATTTAGCAGGTGGAGCAAATAAAGCTCTACAAACTAACATCGGCGGTGAGGTATCCAAAGATGAAAAAGCATCACCGAATAGCAAGACTCCTGAAAACGAAACACCTGTCCAGAAGGCAAAGAAAGAGGATAAGACCAAAAAGGGTGATAAGTAATGGCAAAAGTACATCCGTTACGAACTCTGGTAAAAGTGGCTGAGACAAAATTGACTGAGCTATCGAGCCAGACTTATGACATAGCTGAAAACCTGATAGACGACTCTTCGTATTTTAACGTACAGAAGCAACGTTCATTGGTTTCATCTTATTGCGAGTATTACGGGAGCATGATGCATACGCTATCTTCTTCCCTTTCTACTGAAGCAATCAAATTCACTCTAAAAGACTTAGAGATTACATACGGCATTGACTTACGAGAAGACAAACGGAATGAACTCACGACACGGATTGAAATGCGATTAAGAGAGACTTTTGAAGGTTCGGACATCTTTAAGAGGCTACATCGGATAAAAGTTATTTTACGGACGAGCCTTGTACAACTCTTGAATGGTCAACTCTCATCTTTGAAGATGGACTTTGAAAACCCTGCCTATGGTTGGAGTAGGAGAATCATGATAACTGAGATGCTTCGGGCGTACCATTACACGGTACAAGAATTTGCGCTCATAACAGAGGCTAGACAAATCGAAGTGGTTCTCTACAAAGAGCATCACAAAGTAGATGACGTTTTAGCGCCGTTCGCAGGCAAATACAAACCTGATAGCTTACCAGATTATCCTCGACCTATGGCAGAATATCTCTTAAAACTTAACTATTAAAATGGAGGTTTTACAAATGACAAATACACAGAACCCAAATACGACGAATGACCCACAAGCAACTACGGACCCAAACACGCAACAACCTACTAACACGCAGCCGCCTGTAGTAACGAATACGGCTCAACCTACGTTAGAGGACTTATTGAAAGATAAGGAGCTAAAGGACTTATTGCAGATTCCGGCGTTCCAACAAATCGCTCAATCAATTCGTGGCGAAGAGAAGGATAAGTTATATAAAACTATCGGTCTTAAAGACGATGAATTGAAGAAACAACAAGAAGCTCTTGCAGAAGCACAACGACGTGCCAAAGAGTTAGAGGAAAGTAACCTGACTGCTGAAGAAAAAATCCAATTACAGATTGCAGAAATGAAGAAGGAACAAGCTGAATTCATTGCTCAACTTCAGAAGGATAAAGCAGATGCGGAAGCAAAAGCAGCAGCAGCAGAGTTAGAGGCTTACAAGATTATGAAACTCCAAGAGGCAAAAGGTGCAATCATCGAAGGTATGGTTGGTGGGAGTTCGAAGGAAGCAATTGATGCTTCGATTGTAGCTGCTAAGGCTGAGTACGCTCGTATTGTTGGAGAAGTTCAAGCTGCTAATCAGCAACAACACCAACAAAACGTGAAGAACGCAACTACGATTACGAATCCGGCAAATACAACGACTACGGCTCCTCTAACTGCTGAAGAGATTAAACGTATGTCTCCTGATGAGTTTGCCAAGAATCGCTCTCGCATCATGCAAGAGATGAGAAATGGCAATATACAATAATTTTAAATTACTTAGGAGGTTTTCCCAATGGCAAACAAATATAATGCAGCCCGTCAAACAGGTGGTAATGCAGTACCAATTCCACAAACGATTTTAGATGTATACTCGAAGGATATTTTATTCCATGCTCAACCTGTACTACGTTTTGAACAATTCGCAGTACAACAAACTGACCTTACAGTAACTCCGGGTCTAACATTAAAAATGACTGTATACAACAACTTAGAACTTGGTAAGAAATTAGAAGAAGGCGTTCCAATGGAAACGCAAGCTCTAAGCGCAAGCCAACGTGAGGTAACTGTATACGAATATGGTAACGCTATTTCTGTTACTGAATTACTATTACAAGCTACTTTCGATGACACAATGGCTAATGGAGCTAAATTACTTGGTATGGACTACGCTCGCACAATCGACTTCGAATTATGCAAAACTGTAATGTCTGGTACTCAAGTAGTATACGCAGGTAAGAAAACAAGCCGTGGCGCTTTAGCTGCTACTGACTTATTCGATGGCGAAATCTTAAAAGACGGTATCGAAGTTCTTTCTACGAACAACGTTGGTAAATACGCTAACGACCACTACGTTTGCTTCATCCACCCGCATCACGCTCGTGGAATCCGTAACAACCATGAATTCCAAATGGTTACTGTATACGGCAAGCAATACGCAGGTGAAATCGGACGTATTCACGATGTTGTATTCATCGAGACTACTCAAACACCTATCATCAAAAAAGGTACGAACGGCGCTCCTGCATCTGTTGATGTATACCAAGGCGTTATGTTCGGGGAAAATGCTTACGGCTTAGGTTGGGCATTACCTGTTGAGATGCGTGACGGCGGAATCGAAGACTTCGGACGTATCCACAAATTAGCTTGGTACGCAATCTTCGGTACTGCAATCTTAGAAGATGCTAACTTAGTACGTATCGAAACTGCTTAATATTGTACAGGCTCTATGAGGTTAAGAATCTTTACTTCAGTGAGGTAAAGATTCTTAACTAACAATATATAAGTAAAGAAACTAAAGATTGGAGGTATGCTAAATGGCAGCTCCGGTGTTAACTGCAAAAACTGGTGTATGGGTTTATGTTGGTGGTACGTTACTTCCTAAGGACCTTGTTACGGTTACGGATGATACGGACCCGAATCCAACCCTTACATTTAAAACTCAGCCAAACTTCAGCACTGTTGGTACGGTATCGGTAACGGTGGTCGCTACTGACAAAGATGGAGAGAAAGCTGAAAAAGCCGTTTCCGTTGAGGTTAAGGCGCAACCGGGAGTGTGGGATAACTACAATCCTAACAAACCGACTCCTGAACAATTAAGAAGCTCAGAGGAGATGAGTTACGTATGGCGACAAAAGGGAATGAGGAAGTAAAAGAAGCTACTCCTAAGAGGGAGAAAGCACCTGTAGTCGTACAGGATAAATTAACGAAGGTTACTCCGAAATTTACAGGTAAACGTAAAATCGGTGCTGACTGGTATGATTTCGTTGCAGGTAAAGAGACGGAAGTATCACAAGATGCGAAACGTGTTCTTTTAGAAGCGAAAGCAATTTACATTTAAGGCGGTGAGCCTGATGGACCTTCAACCTATAACACTCGAATTCTTGGTCAATAGACTGAAAGCTAGAGTAGACGATGAAGTGTTTCCACCTACCGATGAAGAGCTGCAAGATTTAATTGTCGATGCGCTATCAGAAGTGGGGTATCCATATGGAGAAGTACCGATTGAAAAACTGCCTCGTGAGTATATCCCGTTAGTATTAAAGGTCGCTCAGAAGAACGGCTATTATAACTTAGCAGGAAAACATGCTCGATTCCACCGCTTCCGTATTGAGGGAGACTTGGAGGTTCACCAACAACATACTGCCTCTAACTATCTAAAACTGGCAACGGCTTTAGAGAAATCACTTGATGAGGAGCTTGCAGCAAAAGTAGACACTATTACTGTTTCGGATGCATCAAGGTGGCGTGTCTCAGACAACCGCATGGTCCCGAAACCTGATGGGAGTGCTTACTAATGTTGAATCGCACTTATTATCAAGGGTCAATCGATAGAGTGCTAGAACGTGTTGGTAGCCCGGTTATATACCAAAAGTATAAACCGTCCGAGAAAAACCGATACGGTGAGAGCAAGGTGAAAGAGTATGACCCGATTCCGATTACGGCTTTCGTCAAATATGACCCTTCAGCGGAGGAGCTAGAGGAATACGGATTCGACAAAGAGAATGTTGATATCGTCGTGAAAGTTCCGCTGCACGTAGCGATGAAAGCGGGTATCGAACTCAATGTCGATGATGCAATAGACATTAAGGACTTTCGTTATTTCATCACTTCTCTTCAACAGAAGGGAATCGTTGGCGGCGACCCACTATTAGTGAGGGTTGGGTGTCAAAGGAGGTCTCAGAACCGTGGCAAGTAGCGTAAAGTATTCTGGGTCTTTGTACAACAATCGCCATACCTTTCAGGTTGCGGGTGAGCAATTATCCAATGAGGCGAAAGAAGCAACGTTAGATGCTGCAATCCTGTACCAAGAAAGCATTGAAAACTTCATTGCAGGCGATGGTATGGGGCTATGGAACCTAGATACACTTTGGTATAAAAAGAAGAAGGCTATGCTTGGTGGTAGCCCGAACTCTCCTTATATCTATAAAGGTGATTTACTAGGACATCTAACGACTGAAATCACTCAAGATGGTAATTTACGTTTCCGTGCTTGGGCAGGATTTAGCAATGGCAGTCACTACTCGGGGTACAGTATATCCCAATTAGTAGACAAGCTAGACTCAGCTAGACCATTGATTTCTCCGGCATTCGAGAGGGTAAGCCCTCAGATTAACAAGATTCTAAATTCTATCGGTAAAGGCGTATTGAGAGGGTGATAACATGTCTTCTGTTTTTATTGACCAACTGGACGAAGCTCTAATGACCCTGTTAACAGGCAAAATCTTCGTCAAGAACGATAAAGGCGAAAAGATACCTTGTCCTGTCACATTCCATCTACCTGAAGGGGAAGGGATGCCAGACATGGCAGGTCAATCGATGGTATCACTGTTTCAATACGACCTACTACCTGATAAAGGACGTCTTGAATCTGATTACACCATCGATATTGGGGATTTACAAGGTGATGCAGAGTTAAAGAAACCTGCTATGCCGTATAAGGTCTATTACCAAATTGATATCTGGTCCGATTGGCAGGAAGACATCATTACGATGACTCACCAACTGCAAGCATTAATCCCGGCTTTCGGGACATTGATTGTAGCTGATTCCAACGGAGAAGATTATGGAGCATTCGTCGAACTAAAACACTTCAAGAATGGTGATACGAAGTTATGGGATACAGGGTCGAAATACTCTGACCAACGCTTCTTTAGACGAATCTTCCGCTACTGTGTGAATGCTCGACTAGATACTGCTTCTATTCAACGTTACAAACGTGTTAAAGAAGTGGCTATCGATGCAGATATAAAAGATAAACAGGATAGGGGGAATCAACGTGGCTGAGAGAACGGTCGAGGTATTTAATACCCTCTTCTATCAGACTCAGGTTACTCTCCAAGGCGAATCATATCGCTTTGAACCAAGAGAGGTAAAACACCTACCTATAGGAGCGATTGACGATGAGAGTTTCGCAAGAAATGAACATCTGATAATCATAAGCTATAGCCCACAACCTGTAGAAACGATGGCAGCTGAGGTTTTCCAACCTGAACCTGTTGTTGTAGAAGAGGTAGTGGAACAACCGAAAAGAAAACGTGGTTCGAAAGAACAAAAATAGGAGGGATTACTGATGGCTGAAATTTTACATCCCGGCGTTACCGTATTAGAAACTAATAACGGTGCAGCGCCAATCGAAGGTGTAGGTACATCTGAAGCTGCATTTATCGGTTACTTAAAACGTGGTTCACAGGAAGCAATGTCAATTACTTCTTGGACAGAATTCGTTGACCGTTGTGCATATGGTTTGGACTCAGCGTTCGTTCCAAATGCTAACTTAGCTTACGCAGTATATGGATTCTTCCAAAACGGCGGAACTAAGGCAAAAATCGTACGTGCAGGTAAAGACATGAAAGCTGCTACTTATACGTACAAGAAAACTGGTGTTGATGCAATCATCACTGTTACTGCGGTTGAAGCAGGGTCATTCGGTAACGACGTAAAAGTTAAACTGAAAACTGATGCTTCAAAACCTGCTATCTTCACAGTGTCATATAAAGGTAAAGTCGTAGAATCTTATGACGTATCACTTGATGCTTCTAAAGATACTTTCATCGAGTACGTAGTAAACGGTGCAAGCAAATTCGTAGAGGTTAAAGTAGTGGTTCCATCTCCTGCTATCGACCCAACGGATGAGGACAAAGAAATTGCTCTTGCGGGCGGTTCTGATGGAATCTCTGGTGCATCTGATACTGAATTAATTGCTGCTCTAGCAAAATTAGATGGTACGAGCTTTAACTTACTGGCTATCCCAGAATCTCAATCTGATGCAGTTAACAAGGCGGCTTACGCTTATGCGGAAAAACGTCGTGCAACATTCATCTTAGAGGGACCTGCGGATGCTACGAAAGAATCAATTCTTACTGAACGTGAGAAATACGGTTCTGAAAATACTGCAATGTGCTTCCCTTGGATTAAGGTATCTGACCCATTATCACGCTCTCGTGATAAATCTCGTTGGTTACCTGCTTGTGGTCACTATGCAGGATTGATTGCTCGTATCGATGGTACTCGTGGAGTACACAAAGCTCCTGCGGGAATTGAAGCAGGAATCAAAGGTGCTTTAGATGTTAAGGTGAAAATCGAGGACAACGACCAAGACTTACTAAATCCTAAAGGAATCAACGTTATCCGTTTAATTTCTGGTGCAGGATTAGTAATGTGGGGCGCTCGTACGATTTCTCCAAACCCTAACACAAAATATCTGAACGTTAAGCGTTCATTATTATACCTTGCTTCTTCAATGCAAGAAGGTACACGTTGGGCAGTATTTGAGCCAAACAACAAAGATTTATGGGGTCGTTTAACTGCTTCACTTGGCGGTTTCCTACGAAACGAATTTTCGAAAGGTATGTTCCAAGGCGATAAAGTTGAGGATGCATTCTTCGTAAAATGTGATGCTGAGTTAAACACACCAGATTCAATCGATGCAGGATTCGTAAAAGCTCAGGTTGGTGTAGCAATCAACCGTCCGGGTGAATTCGTTGTTATCGAATTATCTCAAAAAAGCGCAGGTAAGTAATCCTTCGGGGTTACTTCCGGCTTAACTATAAAGGAGGCTACTAATTATGGGACGTACACTTGCTGAAGACCCAACTCAACAATACCGATTTAAGATTTCGATTGAAGGAATCACTGGTATCGGATTCCAAAAGGCTTCTGGTCTTGAATCTGAAATCGAGGTTACGGAATACCGTGAAGGCGGATATAACCGTATGCGTAAAATCCCGGGTCAAGAGAAGACTGGTACAGTAACTCTTGAACGTGGTTCATTCAAAGACAAGCACTTGTTCACATGGTTCAAACAAGTGTTAACTCAAGAAAACTTCCGTAAGACAATTACAATTACGGAGCAAGACCATTTAGGTCGTGACATGCGTACTTGGACACTGTTCGAAGCATGGGCATCTAAAGTGGCAGCGCCAGAATTAGACGCATCTTCTTCTGACGTAGCGGTTGAGTCTGTAGAGATTCAATTCGAAGAGTTAGCTTAATGGGACTGGGAGAGGGAAGGCAGCTCTCTCCCAATCTTTTTCAATCGGTGGAGGACGAATATAGAGCAGAAAAAATAGATTTGAGGAGGAAACAGAAATGGCAAAAGCAAACGAAGAGCAAATTTTTGAAACACAAGAGGTAACTCTATTAGCGGGATATACTGACGAAGCAGGTGTAACACATACGGATGCAGTCATTCGTGAGATGTTAGGGGTAGACGAAGAGATGGTTCAGAAAACTGAAAACCGCTCGAACATTGGTCGCCTTGTAACTTCATTATTAGTAGGTTGTGTAACGAAAATTGGTCCATATACGAGCAAGGACATGAAACCTGCTCAATGGGAAAAAGTCGTTAAGAGCTTATACTTAGGTGACCGTGATTTACTGTTAATGGAAATTCGTAAATTAACTTACGGCGGCGATGTGGAATTACCGTTCCAATGCCAAAACCCAGAGTGCAAGCAAAAAGGTAAGCACATCCTAGAGTGGGACGAACTTGAGATTGACGAACTAGATGTGAGTCCTCATAACATTCCATTCGAACTGAAACGTGGTGTACGTGACAAAGAGGGTAACCTTATTAAACACGGTACATTACGATTACCAACTGGTGAAGACCAAGAACTTTTAGACTCAATTGCTCGTAAGAACATGGGTCAAGCAAATACTTCATTAATTACTCGTTGTGTAAAAGACTTGGGTACAGTGAAGTTATCTGCTAAAACGTTCAAAGACATGAGTGTTGCTGACCGTGAGAAACTGGTTGTCTTAATCGGTGAGAGCCACTTTGGTCCTAACTTTAAAATCGAAATCGATTGCCCATCTTGCGGTGCTACGTTCGATGTTGGTGTTAACCCAGTAAATTTTCTATAAGCACTATAAGTGAGTATTTCATGGCAGATATGTTCAGGTTTCTAACCACAGACCCGTTCCATGAAATGCATCTTATAGCGTATTACTACCATTGGGATAGAAATACGTTACTAAATTTACCGCCACGAGAGCGAAAACGATGGGTTGAATTTATAATTGAACATGTACAAATGGAGAATAATGCGAAAGAGGTGTAGATTCCTATGAACCTGATAAACAATGGTATTCACGTTTATGCAGATGTAGGAGATGCGGTTCGTGGGTTTCAACAATTAGGGCAGCAGCAAATGCGCCTAATTCAAGATTCCCGAAGATTCGCACAAGAGGTACCCCGTAACTGGGATTCAGCTCTTGCCGCCCCTTTCAATCGTTTTAATAACATACTTTCAAACACAACTGGTCGTGTCAATCAAAATATGGAGCAGATGCGTGGTAACATGCAGAGGTTCCAATATCAAGTCCGTAATTTGCAGAACGAACTCAACTCTGTCGTCATGGCAGGGGTAGCTACCTCCATGACTGGGGTTGGCTTCATGAATGCGGGTCGTGCAATTACGGGCTTTTTTACTGAAGCGATTTCTATGGCATCAAAATTTGAGAAAACGATGAAAGAGGTTAAGTTTTTAGGACAATTAGATAATTCGCAATTAGCAGAAGCGACTCGTCAGGTCCAAGAACTCGGTATGGCGATGCCTACTACAAACCAAAAGGTTGCTGAAGGTCTGGTAGAAATCCAACGTGCAGGTTACGACTACAATAAAGCCATGAAAATGTTAAAACCTGTTACAGAGATGGCATTCTTATCTGGCGGAAAAATGGACGAAGCGGAATCGGTTAAATTCTTGAACGGTTACTTGAAGACAACTGGTAAAGACGTAGATTACGCTAAAACCGCACTGGATAAAGTAGCAAAAACTGCCGATTTATTCACAACTGATATCGATGGAATTAACCGTGCTTTCCAGTCTACTCGTGCTGCATATGACAACATGGGATTAAGACGTTCGGAAACAGGGGAAGATTCATTCTTAACTTTAATGGGTATGATGTCAACGCAATTCCAACCTCGTGCTTCAGGTATGATGATGAACTCTATGTCTCGTGGTATGTTACAGGCGATGGGGTCTTCACCAGAATCTAAGCGTGGAGGATTATGGGCTGCTTTGGGTATCGACCTTGAGAAAGAAGATGACATCTTAAAGGTATTCGACAAAATCAATACAAAGTCGAAAGAACTATGGGGTAACACGAAGGCTCGTGAGGAAAAACTGATTGACTTATTCGGGGTAGAAGGTTTACCTGTTATTCAGATGATGGATAAGTACAAGGAATCAGGCATTGACCCATTCAACCTCCGTGACCAATTAGGTAAAGGCTCAAAAGGGTATTCCGATAAGTACATGGAAGAGATGATGAATACCACTTACGGTACGCAGAAAATTCTCGAAGGTGCGAAGGAAACCTTAATGACTATCATGGGTCTATCCGTTTTAGGTCCGGTTAATAAGGTTCTAAAAGGTGTGGCTGATGGTCTTGCAGCTATCGGTAAATTTGCACAACAACATCCACAATTGACGAAATTCGTTGCAATGACTGGTCTTGTAGCCGGGGCATTAACAATGGTTGTCGGTGGAATTCTTATCTTCGTAGGGGCATTAATGTCGATGTACGGTTCTATTGCTTCTGCTGCGGTAACGCTCGGTGCATTAGGTAACAGTGCGGAGGTCGCCGGACGAGGATTCAGTACAATGGGTCAAATCTTCCGAAGCCAAACAATGGGTCCATTATTAATGATGGGTAAGAAATTGCTTTGGTTATCTGCTTTATCTGGCTTTGCTTATATCGCTTGGACTCATGACTTCTTAGGAATGAAAACGGCGGTAACAGGTTGGGTTAATGAAGTAGACCGAGGAATGAAACGTGCGAAGAAGACGATGGGCTTATTAGGTAACAACGACTTCTTATTCAAGGAGCAGTTCCGTCAGAATGATGCGTTAGGCGGCATTGAAGGTAAACTGTCTAATGCGATTGTTAAAGCACAAATCTTGAAGAAATCTTTAAAAGATTACTATAGTACAGACAAGGGCGACAATAAGAACGTTGTCAATATGCAACAAATGCAAATGGTTGGTGTAGACCAATCGTTTATCAGCATTGTACACGCTATTGAAAACGTTAAGCAGTTCTGGGATGGCTTCATTGGTGGTCTGAAAGATGGATTCGAGATGCTGAAAGTCTTTGTTTCTCCTCTGGTAGAAATACTAGGTTGGGTGAAAGAAAAACTTTTAGAATTATCTAAAGCTCTTGGGTTCTTCGATGGCATTGACGACAACGCAACAGGATTCAAAGCGATGGGTCAAAATCTCGGTGTTGCATTAGGTCTTGCTCTTGCAATTCGAGGCGCAATCTTCCTATGGTCAAAAGCAATTCGTACTGCTCTTGCTCCATTGAAGTTAATGGGTAAATTAATGGGCGGCGTAGGTAAGATGGGTCGAGGAATGCGAGATAGCTACCGTCAAGGTGGAATGATGGGCATGGTCGGTCGTGGTGCTAGAGCTACTGGTCGAGGTGCTGCTAGATTACTTGTTCCTGAGGCTGATAGAAGACGTGCTGCGGGTGGTTATAACCGTGCGATGGATGTTAATGATAGAGCAAGACGTCGTAGAAACGAAGGTCTCCATACTCGATTAAATACTCGTGTTGAACGAGATGAGAATGGTAACCGCCGTATTGTTTACGGACAAGGCGGGACGTTAGCAAGACAAGGTAGAAATGGTGAATCATCTAGACGTGTTCGTAACCAAGGTTTCAAAGGTTTCATGCAGCGTTTATGGAGAGGTGACCAATATCTACCTGACCGTCAAATTACTCGAAATGGAAACATGCAAAACCGTATCCGTACAAGACGTGGACATAACACATTATCAGATGCGAACGGTCGAGTCCGAGGACAGAATCGATACACTGGTGGCTTACGTGACTTCTTATTCTCTCCAATTCGTACGATGCGTGAGAAAATGGGTGGCGCTCGACAAGCAGTTACAAGAAGTATTCCTCCTTCTGTACGTAGTGGTCCTTCTAATGCATGGAACAAGGTGAAAGGATTCGGTGCTTCTATCATGGGTATTCCGGGTCGTATCGGTAACGCAACTCGTGGGGCTAGGCAAACGATGGCTCAACGTAGACGTTACATGAATGCTAGAAACTTCGTCGATGCAGGAATGAACTACACGGATTCCCGTCAACGTAAAGGTCACTGGGCTAGAAGTATTAAAGCAGCAGTGGTTGGTTCTAAAAACCGTTCACAACGTATGGGGGTTGCAGGTAATACATCAATGATGATGCCTTTTAGCTCATTCCAACGTCAAGAAGCGGCTCGTGCAGGAACTAGGGTTGCAGCAGGTGGAGCAGTTCGTGGTGGTGCAGGAGCGGCAACTCGTGCAGGTGCGGGTGGTGCAGTAAGAGCAGGCGGAGCAGCGGCAGGATTAACTCGTGCAGCATCTAGAGGTGGCGCAACTACGGCGAGAGCAGGTGGCGGAATTGTAAGTAAGATGTTCTCTGGTGTAGGTAAGATGTTTGGAGCCGGAGGTAAAGTAGGTGGTAGCTTACTAAAAGGATTCGCACTGTTAGGACCGAAAGCCGGAGGTATGTTAGGTAAAGGTCTTATGATGGGTCTTTCCTTAGTAGGTAAAGGTCTAATGAGAGCAATCCCTATCGTAGGTTGGGCGCTCTTAGCTTGGGATGCAATCAGCATGATATTCTCAAACTGGGATTCTATTAAAGCAGGAGCGGCTACCGCTTGGGAGTGGATTAAAACTACTGCTTCAAATGCTTGGACTTGGATTTCCACAGAGGGTGTCGCATTACTAGGACAATTCTGGAACAACCTTCCTATCTGGGCAGGTCAGGCTTGGGAATGGGTAAAAAGCGTAGCTTCGGCGGCGTGGAACTGGATTTGTACTGACGGTGTTGCACTGTTAGGTCAATTCTGGAACAACCTTCCTATATGGGCTGCGGCTGCTTGGGAATGGGTGAAAACGGCAGCTTCAAATGCTTGGAACTGGATTTGCACGGATGGTATGACAATTCTAGGAAACTTATGGAATTGGATTACAGGAACGGCAATGCCTTGGGTTTGGGAAACTGCGAAGACACTTGCGGCAGATGCATGGAATTGGATTTGTACTGACGGTATGACTCTCTTAGGTAACTTGTGGAACTGGATTACTGGTACTGCATTACCTTGGGTGTGGGAAACTGCTAAAACAATGGCAACAGATGCATGGAACTATATGGTAACTAGCGGTCAAGAATTATTACAGGCAATCTGGGACTGGATTGTTCAAAAGGCTCAAGAGGCTTGGGAAAATACGAAACAATGGGCGGTAGATGCGTTCAATAGCATGGTATCCGATGCTCAGGCGTATTTAGCTGACCTATTCGCTCCTATTAAATCGGCTTGGGACGATGCTAAATCTTACGTTATGAACAACCCAATCGTACAAACGGTTACTAAGGTTGTTAAAACTGTAGGTGATGGCATCGGAGCAGCAGGAGATTTCATTGGTGGTCTTATGGGTCACCGTACTGGTCTTTATAAAGTTCCAAAGGACGATTATGTTGCTCGTCTTCATGGTGGTGAAATGGTTCTTACTAAGAGTGAGGCACAATTTGCTCGAAGCATTATGGGTTCCTCTGACAACTTTATTACGGCTATGAAGAAACGTATGAGTGAAGGAGACTCTTCTGTCGAATCAGCTTTAAGTGCGGGGTCTAGTTCTCCTAGAAAGGTTGCAATCCCAATGCCTGTTCCGACACCTGTATCAGAAGCTCCACAAGGCTCTGGACAAGGCGGAGGAGCAACGACTATTACATTTGCTCAAGGAGCGGTTCAAATCCACGTAGACAACCTATCTGACCCTGCTGAGACAGATAAGGGAGCAAGACAATTGTTCGAGAAGTTCAAGAAGATGATGGAAATTGAGAATATCCGTAACTACGGAAACCGTCAAGGTAACTAAGGGGGTATAGACGATGCAGTACAATTTAACAGGGAAACTTCAAAAGGGTTATATTGCCGAAGCAGGAAACGTCCTACGTCGAATGGCATTCGAATATAACCCCGAAGAATTCTCAGAAACCTTTTCAGTAGAGTTTAAGGAAATACAATCTCCCGGAATGTCCTACCCAACGTTCTCATACGTTGGGGGGAATTCCTCTCCTATTTCCTTCACTTTATTTATAAATGGTAGGTCACCCGGGAAACAGGACGTTGAGAAATCAATTGAATTTCTAAAGAGTTTCCTTCCGGGTTCAGGTAATCAGGATTATCTTTATTCACCACCACCTCCATTACTGTTCTGCTTTGGACCATACATGGAGAGATGTGTATTAAAAACGATGACAGTAAATCGTACAATGTTCGACCGAGATTTAAAGGCAATTCAGGCTACGGTAGATGTAGAACTAATGAAAATTCAGTAGGAGGTGCTATATGATATATGTAGGCTCAAGATATGAGGTTATCAGAATGTATAAGCACTTCCAAGAAGTAAAGGGCGGGGAGATTGGTATTAATACCATCCCTCGTCGTGACTTGGAAGTAGAGAAAGACGACCGTGGTATTTCCCACCAATGGAAGCTAGGAGACCGAATCGATATCTTAGCTGCACGATACTATGGGGACGAACAATTGTGGTGGGTTATTATGGATGCGAACCCTAGATACCTTTCTTCTCTTGACATAAAGATAGGCGACGTTTTAGCAATTCCGACGTCAATACCTAAATCAATGCGGGGTGGAACAAATGCGTTTTAATGATAATCCGTGGCACCAAATGCCTTACTTCAGAATCACGATTGGTAACAAAGAGCTACCGGGTTGGATGCATGATTTAATTGAAGAGGTACGATTCGAGGATGTTGCTTCAGGCGCTCGAATCTGTACCGTTACAATCAACGACCCATTACGAAAACTGGTGGATAATAAATTATTTGTTCAGAATGCTCCTTTCAAATTGGTAGGTGGTTACTATGGTTGGAGTGAAGAAAAGATGCGTGGTTTTATATCCACGGTAGACTATCAATTCCCTGATGATGGTACACCACAACTTGTTCTGAACATTCTCGACTACTCACAGATTTTTAACCGAGAAAAAATAACTCGTAACTGGAAGAATATGAGTCGCTTTGATATTGTAAAGAAAATTTGTCAGGAATACGGGATGGTATACAAAGGGCAATGGACGGAATGGTCAGGTAAGGTTGAGGAAGACATCACTCAATCTGAACAAACAGATATGCAATTCATTCAGCAACTTGCGGAAGACATCAACTTCCTTATCTCTGTATCTCATGACATGCTCTGGTTTATTGAACGTGCATATGAAACGTTACCTTATGTGAACTACGTTTACCGAGGTCGTAACCCTGTACAACCTATCTACGGATTCGATATCTTGAGTGCTGATATCCGTGTGGTTGTGAAAGAAAAAGTAAAGGCACCTTGGGAAAATGAGGAAGAAAAAGAAGCCGAAAAAGCAGCGAAAAAAGAAGAGAAAGCAAAGAGTAAAAAGTAGGTAGGAGGGATTACCATGAGTGGAGCCTATAAACAATATGATGCCCGAGGTAATGAAATTGTCCACTATGAATCTCCTGCTAAAGGGTCAGGAAGTCGTCGTGCTTTAGCAGAATTGGAAGAGAGATTACCTGCCGTTGCTGAAGCAGGTCAATTTGCTTCTGTTAATAGAAGTAGTGAGGTAAAGAAGATTGAAGAGGAATTCATGCTTGAAGGTACAATAGATGTGATTGGCTCTCCAATTCTGCGAGCTAATAAGATGGTTGGTATCTATGGGTTAGGCGCTCAATTATCGACTATGTATTATATGGAAAAGGTTACACACACATGGAGTAAATCGAGTGGGTACACATTGCAAATCGAAGTGAAAACAGATAAGTTTGGGTTGCAAACGTACCAACCTTCACCTGCTTCAGGGAATGGGAAGATGCCTGTTGAAACACCTAATACAGGAAAAGAATATGTCATTAAGCAAGGTGATACGCTCTGGGATATTTCCCGTGCATATTATGGAGCAGGTTCTAAATGGCGGAGAATCTGGGATGCGAATAGGGACATTCTGATGAATCGTGATAAACGAAATAGTGGGGATGAAGGACACTGGATACACGGAGGCACTAAGATAATAATACCGTAAGGAGTGAGGACGATGAGAGGGACTTTCATGATGCAAGCCAAGCCGAATATTCATTCCAAACAATACTTCGGCAAGTACAAAGGGTCTGTCGTGAAAACACAAGGTATGCAGGTTCAAGTAACGTGTAAAGAAATCTATGGAGAATATGATAGCCCGTGGTGTGAAGCATGTGTGCCTTACATCGAGCAGCATGAACAATTTATTAAGGTACCTCCGGTGGGTACAATGGTCTGGATTGAATTCCAACAAGGAGACCCAACAAAGCCTATCTGGTGCGGGGTTGTGAAGTAGGAAGGCTTCCATAAATGCCTTCCTTTACTATATTTTTCATAGTATAATAAGTATAGTTAAAATCTTTAGAAAATAGTCTTGACAAGGGGGATTAGAGCGATGACACAAGGATTCACTGGGGTCTCTTTCCCATTTCGGATTGGGTCAAAAGGCGGTGTTGTAATGTCTACAACTTCTGATACTGACTATTCCCACATTAATGAATCAATTCGACAAATTATCCTCACCCGAAAAGGTGAACGGGTAAACCTTGTAAACTTCGGGTGCAACTTACAAGATGCTCTCTTCGAGAACTTGGACCCGGGAATTGCAAATATGATTAAGTATACAATTACTGAAGCCCTGAAAATATATGAGCCTAGAATCAAGGTTGATGATGTAAGGGTTGTTACAGATGAAAGTACGGCGTATGTGACCGTGGATTACACGGTAATTAGTACGAAAGTGGAATCAAGCGCCACTGTAAGAGTAGGAGGTTCATAAAATGATGAAAAAACCACAGATTGATTACACATCTAAAGACTATGAGGGCTTTAGAAATGACATGATTAACTTGATACCTCAAATCCTGCCTACATACACAGATTACTCAGAATCAGATGCAGGTATTATGATGATTGAAGCGTTCGCATACATGGGGGACATTCTATCTTACTACCAAGACAGACGAGCAAATGAAGTATACTTACCAACTGCCACACAACTTAAATCAGTATTAGATATTAGTAAGATGCTAGGTTACCAGTTGAAGACTGCTACCGCATCCCGTACAAAGGTGTACTTCACACTAGCAACTCCTGCCCCTGCCGGAGGTTTTGTTGTACCTAAGGGATTCGCTATCGGGACAAAACCAACTGACTATGAACCTAGCATTCAGTTTGAAACGGTACAAGATTTGTTCATCCCACAAGGAGCCAAGGGTAATGAGAAAGATGCACAAGGGAATTATCTATACTTGGTTGATGTCATCCAAGGTATCACAATTCCTCGTGACATTATCGGTGCTTCTTCTGCTCAACCGAATATGCGCTTTGCTCTAAAATATGCTGATGTTCTTACGGACAGTGTTCGTGTTTATGTCAACGAAGGTACAGGAGATGAATTGTGGGCTGACATGACAGATGACCCAATTGGTACAACTCTTGACGGTAAATTCTATCAGCGTGAATTAGATGAAAATGGTTTCACATGGATTGTTTTCGGGGATGGTCTTCGAGGTAAAATTCCTACTGTAGGTTTCAGTAATATTGCTGCATCATATCGTGTAGGTGGTGGTCGAGACAAAAACGTTGGTGCGAATACGATTAATACCCTTCTAGATGCAAAGGCAGGAATCGTAGAAGTAAATAACCCGACTCCTTCAATCGATGGTACAGACATGGAAACAATTGAGCAGGCTAAGGTAAATGCTCCGAAGCTATTCAAAACACAAAACCGTGCCGTAACAATGGAGGATTATGAAAACATTTCCCGTTCTGTTATCGGGGTAGCTAAGGCGAGAGCGGTTGCTGACGAAAAGCAAACGAATGCCGTTAAATTGACGGTCGCTCCTATCGGTGGTGGACAACCCTCACCCGCTCTTATCAACTTAGTGTTCCAAACGATAGATGCCGTGAAAGTATTAACGACGAAGGTTATTTTAGAGGCTCCAAAATATATCGGTGCTTTAATGACCCTAGAGGTTGAAGCGTATGAGTCTGCAAATAACATGGAGACTAAAACGTTTGTTACACAGGCGCTTCGAGATTTGTTCGACTTTGACACAATCAGCTTTGGTGAAGGGGTTCCAATTTCTCGTATCTACCGTGAATTAATGAACATTGACTCCGTTTATTCTGTTAATGTTCGGAGATTAACTACTGTACCATTAGTAGAGGGTACGATTGTTAGTGGTAATCCAACATTCGGTCCGGTTGAAATTAAAACAACTGCTACGTATGAAGGAAAATGGAAAGTTGTAATGACATCTCCAACTGCTTTTACGGTTAACCAATTGTCATACGATTCGTCTGGTAAAGAGGTATTGGTGCCAAAAGGTACTGGAACAATGGGGACTAAGTTTACGGATACAGGCAATATGATTTCCTTTACAATTACTGCGGGTACTGTACCATGTGCTCCGGGAGACAACTGGAAATTCAAAACGTTCCCATATCTATCGAACATTGCAATTGAGCCTCATGAATTACTGGTTCTGGCGGAGGATGACTTACAGATTACTGTTACAGGAGGTCGTGGCTAATGGAGACAAGCCGTTTGTTCGCTACCTCGGTAGAGTCACATATGGATTTACTTCCGGGAGTCATCCGCCTGAACTGGCGGAATTCAAGTGAGAAAACCTTTGACCATGTGGCGGTATACAGAAAGATAAATGACTTCTGTACAAATCCTTTAGATTCGTACTCCCAATTGGTCTACTCAGGAACGGCAGAACAAATATATGATTACTCATTATCGAAACCTGCTACTGAAGATTATAAGGTTGTACGACAAGCAATCATTGGTGACTGGGTGCAATACGAAAGTAGATTCGTAGGTAAGATACCGGACCCATTGGATGCAGAGACATTATATTACTATACTATATTCTCTGTAGATAAAGATGGGAAACATCACTTCTCTAATGCAACACGAATTTCTGGGATGCCGTCTCGTAATCATGGATTAGGTGATGTCCTGTACCAACAATATTTCCCGGACGTATATCGTCGAGAAGATACAAAACAGAGCTATGAATTAAAGCGTTATATACAGGTCATTGGGCATTCTCTAGACTACCTCATGACGAAGGCGCAGAATATGTCTCTACTAATGGACATCGATAAATGTCCTCCTGAGTATCTACCTTACATCGCTAAAGAATTGGACTGGGAACTGGATAGTACATTACCAATCTCGTCTCAGCGACAGGCACTTAAAAATGCCATCAACGTTTACCGTATGGCGGGTACGAAGATTGGGTTAGATATTCTGGTTAAGACGAACTCAGGATTCCCGAATAGTTCAGGGGTAACAGAGAGTCGTGGTCTTGTATTGAACTCCACATACTTCGGTTATTATGACTTTGAATTACTGAGGGACCATGAGACAGGAACGCCTGATTTTAGACCTGTAAACCAAGGTGGAGATGACTTGTCATTAATAGGTCAAGCAGGAGACCCATTGAAATACACATTCGACTTTGCTGCTGATTCACGTCAGAGTGAGGAGCGATTTGTAGCATACGTTCGAAAAACTCATCCGATTACCGAAGAAGAGGAAGAACAAATGAAATACCGATTAACAAAACTATTGAAGCGATTCTCTCCGGCAGGGTCGAAATTCGATATTGATGTTTACTAAGAGGAGGTTTTACCGTGGCGAATATTTCACGAAATAGTTTTAACGAATCAAAACAATATGACAAGGTTATCTTGCAGCAAGGTGTGCCAGTTACGGATTACGACTTCAATGAGATGCAGGACATTCAACGATTAAAGTTACGACGTATTATTAAGGAGCTTATGGGTGATGGTGCGATTGGAGATGCATTCCGTTGTACACAGGCTGCTACTCCGAATAATACAATCTTGGTTTCTAAAGGTGCCCTATATATTTCTGGTTATCGTGTATACGTTGGGCAGGATGTAACTGTTACATTACCTGCGGCTCCAACAAGCGGGACTCGTGTTGATATGGTATACATCGAGGTAACAGAGCAAGAGATTGACAGTGTAAAAGACCCAGAGATTAAACATCCACGTCTGACATTGGAACCGACTCGTCGTATACAAATATCTAGTGCCGTGAAAGTAGGAGCAACTGTCCCTTTAGATACGGCAACTGCAACGTACTACAAGATTGCTGAGGTTAATCGTACGGCAAACAACAATGCGATTACAAATGCAAACATTGTAGACAAACGTTCTGTAAAGGCGACCTTCGAAGGTGATGGATTCGATGTAAAAGGTTCTGTAACACTTGGGGATGACGAATCAGATATTATTGCGGTTCGTGGTCGAGTGAAGAATCCCGGAACTACTTTCGGTGGTCGTATCTACTTAGATGATGATGTGGAAATTACAGGTGGTCTTTATCTAACTGGTGGTCTTACTCAGAAGGGTAAATTGATGGAGGTTGGGAGAATGCCAATCTTCGGTATTGCAGGAGACTTACAATACCAATCGGATGCTAAGGCTTGGGAAGATGTAACTGCAAATTTATACAGTCTATTTTCAACAACTTACGCATTGCCGTCTGTTCCATCTGGTGCAACTCGTAAATATAAATTGCAGATTGCATTCAGTGATTCAGGTGTTGCAGCAGGTGCCAATGGATATGTCCGTCTGTATAATAAAACGAAATCGTCAGAGCTTACAAAGTTCTCTCTAGGATACGTTCAAGGAGCAAATGATAGTAGCAGACGTTTCGCAGTGTCTCCTGAATTTACTGCTGCGGACAACTTAGACCATTATGTCTTACAAGCGCAAATTCAGAATGCAGCAGGCAACTACGCAGGTGCGGGGGAAATAACAATTATGTATGTGGAACTAATCGCTTACGACGTTTATTAAGGAGGTGAGGGTCAATGGCTAAAAAGTTTCAAATTGATACGATAGCCCAAATTGGCGGGCTTTTAGAAGCATTAAGTGGAGCCAAGATTTCAGGAGCCTTTGAAGCCCTTGGAACTGCTAAGGTAAATGGGACACTTACCGTTGATGGATTATCAACATTAGCAAACCTAACAATGAAACCTCAAGATGCGACCAACGAAGGTGGAGAAGTCGTTCTTGAAGGTGCAGGAGCTTTCGCAGCAAATAAGGGGCATCTTGATAGATACCAAGACTCAATTCGTTTATGGATTGATGGTGGAGGTAACTTCATTATTCCGAAAACAGGGGATGTGACATGGAATGGCGATAAGGTCTGGACATCTGGTAACGATGGTGTTGGCTCAGGTCTTGATGCTGATTTACTAGATGGTTTCCAAGAATCAGTATTTATGAGACGTACGGCAACATCTGATTTAACATTCGGAATTCCGGGTACAGTCGGCGCAGCAGGTAATGGTATTGTTTTTACTGGTGTAACAGACAACCACAAAATCTATTCTGAGCAATATGCAGCGAATAGTACACGTCTTGTTATTCACACGGCTGATGATGGAGACCCTGATTACTTTGTTATCCGTGCTACTTATTCTAGTACAACAAAAGATACTTTCGAAGCAAAATTCTCGGAAATTAATTCACTTATTATCTTCCGGGCTAAAGCGGGCTTAGAAGTTACAGGTGCAACTACATTGAAGAATGGGGCATCGGTAACAGGTGACATCTCAGTTACGGGTAACGTGGATGGCGTAAAGATTTCTACATTCAAGAATTCTTTCGATACCCACAACCATGACAGTTCCTATGTGAAAAAACTCGGAGACACGATGACAGGTCCACTAAGCATCAAGTTATCGTCTACGACAGAACCACCACTTATCGCTGAGAATGGTAACGGTAAAATTAGATTCCTCCCATTCACAAATGATAAGAACTACATTCAAAGTGGAACTTCTGACGATAAGACGAGAGATTTAGTGCTTAGTGGTTACAACGGAGTGTTACTTGCTAACTTGGATTTATATGCAACAAAGGTAAATGTTCAGGGAGAACTCTCCGAAGGTGGTACAACACTTGCGAACAAGTACGCTAGTAAGGCAGTAAACATTAATGCGGGTAACGGTTTAACTGGTGGAGGGACTCTTGGCGCAGATAGAACGTTAAGTGTAGACTTTACGAAAGTGGCAGCATTCGTCCATAACCATGATTCTGCTTACGCATACCGAGGAACACAGAATTATAGTGTAGCCGCAGCAGATAAAAGAACTGTAACACCGAAAGAACTGTCTACTACTACTCGTGAAGTGCAATTTATGTTTACTACGATAGCGAATGTAAGTACAGGAAATGATTACGCAGACGGTTTAATGCTTAGTACGTATTCAGATAGCGGTGGTGGTAAAATTAATGCTATCTTAGCGGCAAAGACAGAAGAACGACTTTACCTACGACAAGGAGCACACAATTCTGATACTTGGGCGGCGGCTCGAAAGATTGCCTTTTTAGATGAGATTACATGGGCAAACGTAGCAAACAAACCAACTACATTCGCACCCTCGGTGCACAATCATGACACTGATTATTATACGAAAACATTGAGTGACCAACGTTACTTAAAGGTAGGAGATTCTAACGCATCTACCTCAGGTAACCTCGACGTTGGTGGTAACATTCGCACAAAAGGATATTTACACTCAAATAAATCTACGGCTCAAGTGTCATTTGCTCCGGGAGAGACTAGAAAAACGATTACTCATAATATCGGTAGCGTTCAATATCAGGCAGCTCTTGGTGCAAACTCAGTTGCTCGACATGTGGCATGGGAGAATAAGACGAACAATACACTTGATATCGTACTTGATTCTCCGTATATGGGTGGAACAATCCTTGTCGATGTCTTGATGGTTGGCTCTTGGACGTACTAAAAGGAGTGCATAAAAAATGAATAAATCACATTATGGTTCACCCTTAGGAATGGCGGGAGATATTATTCTCCCTGTCAATTCCGAAGACGTTTTATTCCCGTTTTATTGGCACACTTCTTCGGCAAGAGGAATCCATCCAGATGTGAATACGGCACTAATGGTTCCGGACCCAAGATTCGGAAAGGTCGTAGCAATCGAGGAGCAAACAACAAACATGCTCCCTGAAAATCATCTACTTTCTGTTTATGGGTACTACCCAAATAAAGACCAATCTAATGCTGAGGACCTTGGAATGGTGGACGGTTTTAGAACGGTTCGTATCCCAATGATAACTGCTGATGGAACGGTTCGAACTGAGTATACAGTTGCTAAAGCATTTCCAGTTGTTGCAGGAAAAACGTATACAGAGAGTGTCGAATTTCGTACTGATGGTGACCAACCCGGAAAGATGAATATTTCTTTCTTCCTAACAAACATTGGGCATAACATTCTTGATGCAAAGGTTGTTCCTTTACAGGACGGATGGTATCGAGCATCAGCAACATTCACCATGCCTGAAGGTGTTACGACGGTACGTGCGTTAGACCTAATGATTCCGGGTGATGAGTCGTTAAAGCTGAAGAATGTGTCTTACATGTACTTACGTAAAGCAAAACTTGAAGAAGGTACATTAACGGAATTCACAGAAACTACTCAAAAAACAGGGCATGTTAAGTATCCGAAAGAGCTACTTCCCCCGAAAGATTTCACGATTAACTTTTGGATTTCCTTTAATGAGAATGTACTTGGACAGAATTCTTACTCTCGAATCATTAGCTTCGGGGAAGATACAGGTACGGCGATGTTGAAGTTATGGAGATACAATCCAACAACTGATGACGTATCGAACAGAAGATTAATTGCTGACTTTGGGAGTAATGCTTCTGGCTCCCGCCAATATACGGACTTGATTTCGACAAAGAAATTTGTTCCGGGCGAGTGGGAAATGTTAACGATTACGTTCTCAGCTGCGGAGAATGCTTTCCGATTCTATCGAAATGGTGTCTTCTGGACAGGTAACATTATCACGAAACTTGGAATAGTAGAGTTCGTTGAGCTAAAAGATAGTAGGGCGAAATATGCCGACCTATTAATTTGTCCGAGAGTTGTACCAGATTACGAGATTTCAACGTGGTTTGCCTATGGAAAACGCATGTATGACCCATACGATTATTCCATCATATATGGATAATTCTGGTTATATCAGGTAAAGATTCTTTACTTCTATGAGGTAAAGAATCTTAACTAACAATATAAAGAGAAATAAACTAAAGATTGCAATGCACTTTTTAGTAACTTTTAAGGTAGGTGATTTTAGTATGGTAATGGCTCATGATGGTTCATTTTTGCAACTGCAAAAACATGCTCCAAATCTACCAACTGGAATGTTCTTATTTCCATTAGCAGGAACATTGCGAGATACGACAGATACAATTCCTATTCTTTCGACGGGACCTGAGGTATATCGAAAGGATGAAAAGAAATTCCGTGAATCTCTAGCAATCGATAGAAGTACCGTAAACCTAATTCCCTTTCCTGAGGACTTAACGAAATGGACAGGTATGGCGGTATCGACAGTAACAAAAGGTCATCTAGACCCTGAAGGTGGGCAAACCGCTTTTAAGATTAGTCCAACCGCTATTAGTCAGGATTTATATACGGACTATGCAACAACTGCTATAGCGAATCGACCTTTTACACTATCTGTATGGTTACGTTCGGATGTACCCTCTAAGGTGACTGTTAAGGTTCAAGATACCAATAACGTAGAAGCAACCTCGACAACCTTCGATGTGTCAGTAGAGTGGAAACGTTATGATGTAACGTGTATCTTCACTGCTACAAATACTCGGACGGCGGTACGGGCTATTATGTGGGCAGGTGGTTTCGCAGGGACTACTACACCTTGTTATGTATGGCACCCACAGTTAGAAGAGCTGAAATTTAGTACGTCTTACGTAAAAGATAATCGACCGACTCTTAGTGCGACTTGGGATGTTTCCCAATTAAACATGAAAGACAGAGGTTGTGCATCATTCTGGATGTATCTGACTGATTCGTTCTTCAATGCAAAATCAGGTAACAATGTGTACACCGTAAAATTCGGGACAAACAGACCTGATAATAGTGGAGCAATTTATGGAGATACAATCAACTTCATGATGAATGGTGCTAGGCGACTTAACTTCTGGACACGAAAGACAAATGCTGATAAAACATTTACAAATCATGACTTACAATTCCCTCAGATTATCAGCACTTACGCAAATGTTGGTAACTGGTGTCACGTTGTTATTCAGTGGGATAAACAAGGGATGGCGAATGGAAATAACAAAGAGGTCTATTTCAATGGAACGCTAATTGCAGCTGCCAAAACAGATATCCTTTCTGACTACACAATGAAGTATATGCGAATTGGATGGGACGATACCGGGTTAACTCCAAATACATTATTTGAACACTTGGCGATACATCCATCTAAAACATTCTCGGCGGAAGAGATTCAATTATGGTACGAATCAAACGCTCCATTCTTTGACGGTCGAGACCAATTTAACTATTACTAGGAGGTGGAATCATGGGAATTGCACACTCAGGAATGATACTACCCATTAAAACGTGTTTTCCGGCTGATGACAAGACGATATTCCTTGCTCACTACGATGTGACTCAGGACGAGTCTCTAAGCGGTATAACGCCAATCTCGGGCGTCTCAACGCTACGTCGCTTTGAAGGGAAGTTCGGAGGAGGTCTTGCGGTCGAAGCAGGAACCGAAAACCTTTTAGATACTCAGGGTAATAACGTATCACAAGATTGGTCGAAATGGTCTCATTACAATAATGCAACTTATTGGAAGCAAGCAACCCGAACACAGTACGATGACCCTATTATGGGCAAGGTGTTTCGTGGGCAGAACGCAACAGACTTGGCAACGGCTTTTCTCTTTTTGTATTACCCATTATCATTTACGAAGGACTCTTCTTACGCTCGGTCTATCTATTTAAAATCAGATATTCCTCTAGATGATGTACGGGTTGAATTATATTTGAACTCGAATGCCGGAGGTCAACACCAAGTAACAGACCAAACGGGTGTGACTACACAAGGTATTTCAACAGATTGGAAACGTTTCGAGTCAGTAAATCCATCTAAAGAGACAATATCCGGTACAGGTGGTTTTGGTGTAGCGATTCGAAATCTCCCTGCGGCGGCTACTATCCATGCAGCGATGCCACAGGTAGAGGAAAAAACATACCCTACGTCCTTTACCCAAGGAATAAGAGGTATTGCAAACGTAGAATATCCACTCCTTATCGAGGGAGATTTTACTGCATTTTTATACATTAAAGGGTATAAAGTAACGAATACAATCCGTAGATTCCTAACATTCAAGAGACCGGGAAAACCGAACCTTAGTGTATTTAATGGTTGGACAGATGACTGGGGATTTATGTTGGATAGCACCATTCAATACTCTTATGGAGGTGTTCCAACTCCGTCAGAAGCCTATAGTGAATACGCTCTTGCTTTACGAAGACAAGGTAATAAGATGACTGTTACTATCTTCCATGAAGGTCGTAAATACGATATATCTAATACGAATGATAATTACCTTGGAGCGATAACGAGCTTCTTCTTATCACCATTCACTAATATGATTTACGATGAACTTCGTATTGATAAAGTGGCTCGAACAGATGAAGAGCTTATCGCTTGGTACGGCTCACAATCACCGTTTTATCCACGAGGAATCCATAGGGTATACTCGTAAAATATAGTATAATTAAGGAAACAAAGGGAGGTTATTCATATGCCAAAACGTGGCGACATTTATCGTGCCTCTGACATAGCTTTTACCGATGGTTCAAATCCATTCACTGGACCCGTCTTATTTACAACGGCGGGTTCCGGATTCAATGCTTCAACCATCACAGTAGGTATCGGAGATTCTGATACTGGTTTCAACTGGATTAAAGATGGTGAATTTGATGTACTGGCAAATAATAAAGTCGTTGCTAAATTTACATCATCAAAAATAACAATAACGGCGGCACTAGACTTATCAGGTAACGTAATCGACAATGTTCTAGAAATGAAGGGTACGAAAGGGAGTGTCATTAATACAAATGATGCATGGCTACGTATTAATGGTGCAGGTACAACACCAACTCACTCTTCTGGTGTTTACTTTGGGAATTCCCTTGTGAGAACAGATGGTGATTTCCATATCGGTAATGCCGGAGCAACACTACTCGTAAATGCTACAACGTTTACTTACAGAGGATGGACTGTTTATCATTCAGGTAACTTCAATCCATCTACAAAAGCGGATACTGCTCGTAAAGTAAATCCGGGGGCAGGTCTTACAGGCGGTGGAGACTTAACGGCGGATAGAACGTTAACCGTGAACTTTTTAGGTACAGGTTCCGCAACAACAGTAGCCCGTTCTGACCATAACCATGATAATACGTATGTGAAGAATTCTGGGGATACAATGACTGGTCCACTTACTAGCACGAACACACAACCACTTATTAGTAAATTGGCAGGTAAGAAATCGTGGGTACTTGCAAATACAACTACGGATGCAGACTTCGTTATTGCTCCTTCAACTGCTATTGATGGGACAACGTGGGACTGGACAAAAATGGTTCGATTCAAGGACGATGGTTCTCTTGTAGCAGGTAGTTTCTATGAAACTGGAAGTAATGTTCCTTTCAAACAGAAGCACAAAGTAACGGATGATAATGGACGAAGTAACTTGTTAACTCCGGGTACGAACCTAAATGACGTTATCTTAACAGGTTTCTACCGAGTGAATAATCCAGTAAACGGACCTACGAATGATTCATGGTTCTATGTGATTGTGAATGCTCACGATGATAATGCTTTTGCTTGTATGCAAATCGCTTACTGTTTAAATACGGCATTAACTCCGCATATGTATACTCGTAAAAGAGCCGGGGCGGTATGGACTCCTTGGGAACGTCATGCACTCCTATCCGATTTCGGGCAATGGGGATTTGGTACTCGTGACTTTTTAGTACACAACAAACGAGCTATGGTTGGTTACGCAACTGCGGATGGAGATAAACTTGTACTTAACTTCACTAAAGACTTCTCGAATGGAATTGAGATGACAGGAGTTACAAAATTCATTAATGGAGCCGTAGACTTAGATATAGCAGGACAAACAGAATACCAGATTAAAGGACGTTCGACGGTCAACCACTCAGGCTTCTACTTCAAAAAAGATTTCTTAGGGGCATATGACTGGGAGAAAAGTAGACAAATCTGGGCATATTCACGAGATGCAAATGAGGTCAACTTTACTACATCTGGATTGAAGCATAATGGAAATGATGTTCTAAATGCTACACATCTTGCTGACATCTTTAATCGTCAAACAACGATGGTTACGGCAACAACTGATTGGAATACGTTACTAACGACTGGATTCTATCAAGTTAACGATGGGGTAAAAGGTGCAAATGGTCCAACACCTCACGCTTACGCATTCGGCGTACTCGAAACAGTAAACACTCCGGGTACAGGTGTATTCCAACGTTATACAACACATAGCAAAGGTGATGTATACGTTCGAGGTGGTTACAATCAGAATGCAGGTTGGAACCAATGGCGCAAACTGACTGATACGGAGGACAACCTTTCAGGTACGTACAACGTATACCGTGCAAACAAAGATGCGAATGGTATCTTCACAGTAGTTGAGTGGAAAGAGAAGAGTGGAACAATTCGTAAACGTTCTACACTTTCTGTACCTGATGCAAATGGTAACTATACAAAACAGACAATCCAGATTTACACTATTGCGGGTGCACTATCAAAAACAGAAAATTATACGCTTTCGTACGATGCGGACGGAGCCTTAGTAAACGAGGTGCTTTCATAATGCCATTCATAGAAAAACATCTAGGAATTATCAGCGATGGTACAAACCCTATCTCTCACGGGATAGGGTCTCTTGATAATTTATACAAGATTAAGAATAAAGATAAGCTAGATTTCTATAGCAACTTTAACAGTAACATTTACTTCCTTGACCCATTACTGAAATTGTTTCGTCAGGACTCTTATCAGATTCACCGAGACAGAATACGTTCAACAACATGCCCGACTCAAGGGTATATGTTAACCGTTACAAGAGAAACAACTTCACGACAGATTGTTATGAAACATGATGTAATGAAGAACACCTTCTGGGAGAAATCATATCAGGTTGATTACAATGACCTTCATGTTGATACGTTCACGAATGGAGATTTTGTTGTCTTGAACCAAGCCGCACCTTCTTTAGAACTGTTCGATAAAAACGGTGTCCTGAAGAAATCAAATACAACAAATATACGCCAGACTCCTAATGGTGGTTCAGGGGACGTCATTGTTAGTAGTAAGCGAAATACAATTGCGGTGTTTGAACGTAAAGAAGGAGTCATTCAACTTTATGACCGACAACTGGTGCTCAAATCAACTTATACCCTTGGGAGTGATGGTCAATTCGCCGACTTCTTACCTAATGGTGACTTACTTGTATACATTGGGGATATAAGAATCGCAACACCATTCTTAAAGAGCCTTCAAATCAATTATGCAACAAGAACGGTTACTGGAACGAAATCTTCTCCTGAGGTAGCAAGCAACGTTTGGCGCCGATACGTAGGACACTATCGAGATGAAATTTATTATGTTTTATTCCCTTCGAGTGGTACGCAAAAAACACTGGTGAAAGTAAATGCAAACCTACAACAGACGGACTCAAAGGAAGTATGGGATACATCGGTCAGTCTTGTGGACGTAGACGACTCATTCTTCTATGCACTTGAAGCCGTAGATACAGAGGCGGTTAGACTTATGAAATATAGTAAGTCAGATGTTAACTTCCCTGTACTTGTATATCCACCTACAACGGGAATGATATCAGGTCTCGACCGTGGGCATCGTGGAACTTTTAGAAAGTGGAAGGGACCGTATGAAAGCTACGGAAGATACTGGTAAGATGTGTAAGAAAGATGGTATAATATTACAGACAACAGAAACAGAGTAACAGACAACTAGGAAACACAACTATGAACGATTACTCGTTTCCAATTAGTAAAATTATTACTAAAGGGGATGGGAACGATGCTAAATCACGAAGAAAACAGAACAACAATTGCGGGGCATCTTGGAAGCGAGGTGCCTCAATAATGCCATCATTAGAAGAACATGGAATTGGAATGAGCAATAAAAAGGCAATGGAGAATATATCATTTGAGTTTGTTTTCGAGAAGACCTACACAATGTCTCCTGCGATAGACTTTGCTTGTGTTGGTGACGGTCACTTATATATCTTATTCAGTGACCAAGACAAACCATTTGTTTTAAAGAAATTCACTTTGCCTTCCTATACAGAGGTAGCATCCTATACGTTCGTAGAAAAGTATACGAATGCAAATGGCGCAACCTCGATGCAATATAAAAAAGGTAAACTGTTCCTTACGTTTACGTATGACGTTGGGTACATCTTTGATACTTCTAATCTATCGGTTATTAAAAAACATACACTCCCACCGAATACTACATCATACTGCTACACGTATAGTTACGATAAAGTTACAGATAAGTATTATCTTATTTATTATAGTCATATTAAAGAGTTGAATTCCTCCTTTGATATTGTACGAGAAATTAATATGACAGTTACTGATTTCCCTACCAATTACAGTTATCGGTGCGGTAGAGATAGACAAAATTATGTGATACACAATAATAAGATATACGTCCCTTCGTACTCCGACGTGGTTAATGAATACGATTTAGCCACTGGAACTAAAACTAGAGGGTTTGTTTACGCAGCGGAACAGTTAGCGAGAGTTATTAGTGTGTCATTAATTCAGGATAGATATCTCTTTGCATACACTGAGAGGAATGATGGTGAAAACGAGGGATTACGTACTTTACGTCTAGGATGTTATGATTTAACAACTGGCAGTCGAGTTAACCTCGACCCATATTATACTGATGGTTATTTAAGAGATAAACAATTAGAAGGTGGAGTTAAGACTGCGGTACTTCAAAATACGCTTACACCAACAAATGTCCTAACTGTATTCCCGTATAACTATTATACCTTCCTTTATAAAGACATGTCAGGATTCCAACCGGGTAAGGTAATGACATTTAATGAGATTGTTTCACCTAAACTTTATGATTTCACAGACAATCGGTATATGATGGATGACAAATACTTTCTCCTGTATACCCCACGACCTGCTTACTTTGGTGGTGAAGCAAGTCTGAGATTATACAAAATAAACTAAGAGGTGAAATGAAATGCCAAACTTACCGATACATGGATTAGGTGGAAATTCAAGATTGGGTATTACACAAGGGACACTTGTAAAGAAAGTAGAACGAGGGATACTAGCAGGAACTAGCTCGGGGGTAAGAGAAGTATGTATGACATCTGATGCCATTTATATGTTATGGAATCAGCAAGGTTCGTCAGGTAATATGGAATCCTACCTTGTTAAGCTGCATCGGACGACCCTAACAGAGATAAAGAGAGTTAAGGTACCTCGTTATGCAGGACGTTGCCTCTCAGTATATAAAGATAAGGTACTTGTAACGGTTAAAGATGAAATCGATTGTTATGTATATAATGAGTCTGACTTATCTTTATTTAAGACACTTAACGCTTCATCACACCCGAGTTTCACTTATGTCTATGCGTTCTCTTTAGATGCAGCAACGGATACATTATATGTGGTTTTGAAAAATGGAATAGCGAAATTAGATAGTAACTTTAATGTTACTTCTTATAAATTTCTAGAAACCACTATACAGGATTATCCATTAGAATCTAATTCTCATACAAGTAATAATTTCCCTATTTATAACGGATTCTTATATGGACTGAAGACGTATGATTTGAATACAGGTACAAGCGTTCTAACAGGTGGTTCTCAACTAGGTGGTACAGATAGGAGACTCTATAGAAATAAGTATCTTATTATAACCCGAGAAAAAACTGAATTTAATAGCCAGAATAGTTGGGAATTAGGGGTTCAAATCGTAGATATCACAACTAACACACTACTTAAACTAGACCAAATAACCGTACCACCAACAAGTGAAGTAAAATTGTATCGTGACCGTGTTGTAAAGTATGCCTATGAAAGTGTTATTCAACCGGGTGCATTATACCATTGCTTAGATTATCAAGGGTATTCACTCATCTTTAATGACATGAGAAAATTTAAAGACGGGAACCATTTCTCCGTGACACGAATGGAATCAGCCATTTTAGATAATGTATCTGCTTATTCATGGAATGGTAATGAAGTATTCGTTGCAGCTAAATCTGGTTATAGAATACTAGAGCTAAAATAAGTAGGGTAAACTTTGCTAAGTTATAGAAAATTTACCTATTTTAAAGTATCATTAGAGTGTAACCCCTTTCGTTTCAGGAAGGGGTTCTCATACAAATAGACAACCGATTGAAAGCGGTCTTAACGTACAACCAACGAGAGAAACATACGGGATAGAATTCAGGAGGTGATTATAAGGGGGTATTAACATGCAGGAACCGCATGTATTTACAGATAGGGATTTTGAAAACGTTGTTGAACGATTGAACAAAGTTGAGGGGTCCGTAGAAGAGATTCGAGTGGAACTGAAAGAAAAGTCTGTTCAGGATGCCAAAATGGAGAAGATGATGGAGACTGTACAGAGTACAATATTACTAGTGCAATCGGACACGAAGGAGATTCGTAATGAAATGATGAAATTAGTCATGACTGCATTGGACAAGTCTACTGAAGATGGGAATGCAGAAAAAATCTTCTATCGTAAACTCATCATTGGCTCCGTTACAATCCTCGGAACAATTGTACTCGCTGCTTTCGGTATCACGAAAATCGTACCGTTTTTCCAATAATATTTTGAGAGGTGGAATTTAAAATGGGTGACGAAATTATTGATGTTTCCAAATGGAATGGTAATCCAAACTGGGATAAGGTCGCTCCTCAGGTCGGTCTTGTAATTTGTCGTGTGCAATATGGCTCTAACAAAATCGACGAGAAGTACAAAGAATACGTTGCAGCTTTAGAAGCTCGTAATGTACCTCATGCTGCTTACGCTTACGGATGTTATGTATCTGTTAAAGATGCAATCATTGAAGCAGATGATTTCATGGCTAGAACGAATCCTCATGCTAAGTTCTTAGTGTTAGATGTTGAGGATGACACATTAGCATCTTGTGGAGCTACTAATCTAGCTGCTGCATCTCAGGCATTCATTGACCGTTGTAAATCTAAAGGTTGGAAAGTCGGCGTGTACATTTCTCACCATATGTATCCGAAGTATGGTTTGAATAACTTGAAGGCTGACTTCTTATGGATTCCACGTTACGGCGGACCAAAACCTGCCTACCCTTGTGACATCTGGCAATGTGCTGATGGCGAAACAGGCGGTTGGATGGATGGTATCGGCAAAGTGGACCGTAATAAATTAGTAGGTGACAAAGACCTTGCTTGGTTCCTTGGTCAGGATGCAAAGCCTAAGTATTTCGAAACAGGTGGATTCAATGATGCTGAAGCGATTGCTAAGGTTTCTAAATACATGCTTGACCGTAAATGGTGGGCACGAGCTGAATTCACTGGTCGTGGAGACATGTTCTTCGTTACTGGCGGACTGTCTGAACCTGCAATTTCTGAATTCAAGAAATTCATGGATGACAACGGTTGGTACTGCCAAATCAAAGAGTAATATTGAAAGGAGGTGGGAATTATGGACAAGGCTTCAATCTCACGCTACATCCTTTTAGTTATTGCAGTAATTAACTCCGTTCTTAACTTAGTAGGTTATCAAACTATCGACGAAGGTTTAGCGAACAATATTGTTGCGGTTGTATCTGGTGTGTACATCCTTTATTGTGGGTGGAAGAATACGTACCTAACTTCGAAGGGCATTGCTCAAAAAGAAGTATTAAAAGATAACAACTTGCTATAAAAAGAGGATGCTCACTGAGCATCCTTTTCTCTTCTATAACAGGAACGAGGTCTCCTATTTCTTTGTTGTTCCTGTATGGTAATGAGACGACAATTATCAGGTTCATAATTACCATTATTATCTTTACGGTCTACGGTTAATGAAAGGTCATCTGTTTTACTCAAATACCAATCAAAGAACGCTTGTGGGTTCGACCTCCATTCTTCACACATCTCGATACCTCTTGCTCCATAGAATATGTACTTATCTGAATTAGGATTGTGACATCGATTACGAATTTGCTTCCATCGAGCGTATAACGGATGTTTAGAAAGACCATGTGACTTATTTCTTGCCACTAATTTGTTATGTCGAATACAACCACATGATGTTTTTCTGTCTGGGAATATCTGTCCTTTGTGAATTAACTCTTCTTTTCCACATACACATCTTGCTCTAAAAAGATAATACCCTCTTTTCTTTTCATTTGTTTTTTCTAAGATAGTAAAATAAAATACTTGGTCACCAATATTCCATGAAGCCAACTTGTGTTCCTCCATCCTACATATTTTATTTCATTATAGCGGTTGGAAGAACCGTTGTCTATAGGGATTGTACAGGCAGGAAATATGTGGTACAATTAGTTTGTAATTACAACGACCCCATGCGGCGATAATTGCATGAGTTAGAGGGTACTGAACCCTCTTTACTCATCTCTATGAAACCTCTTAACGCAACTAGGAGGTTTGGATACGCAGGATAACGTATTTCTCCACGGTGGAGCTAAGAACCGTACCGCATCTTTGGTTTATAGATTAGCATAGACCTTTATCCTTCGTCGCACGTCGATGTGTTACACCCAAAAAACCAAAAAATCAAAAGCCTAAAGGCGATACACAATTAAGTTAAAAGAGGAATCTATCATTATATGTGGTAGGTTTCTTTTTTATGTCTTGTAATATTTGCTAATACATCTTATAATAGGTATTAGGACGAGAGGTGGTGAGAAGAAAATGGCTTGGATTCTATTTATAATCATTTCTGCGATTTGTTTGTGGTGGGTATTATCCAAATTTTTCGGCGAGGTTGTAGGAGAAAAGACTAAGAATCTTCTAACCCCTCGAATCTCAAAAGAGGACGAGGAGGAAAAGAAGGATGAATCCATTTAAAACTTGGAAAAGAGGCGCTGCCGTAATCGGTGGCACAATTGCATTGGCGGTCGGAGGATTCGCTGCTTGCTCAGTACAAATTACCCCGGGGTATGCAGGTGTTGTATACAATAAGATGGGTGGACTCGAAGAAGAAACACTCGGACAAGGTTTGAAACCTGTTCTACCGTGGAAGTCAGTAACGGCTTATCCGGTATCGACTGAAACTGTATACCTAAAGAAGACGAAAGATGAAGACCATTCATTAAACGTATCCACTTCTGAAGGTAAGCCAGTGAACTTGGATGTGATGTATTCGTACAATATGGAGGCTTCAAAGCTGCCACACATCTTCACGAAGTTCAAACGTCAAACCTCAGAACAGATTGAAGCAACATATATCAAATCTCAACTTCAGGATGCAATACAATTAGTAACGTCTAAATATGGCATTTTAGAAGTATATGGTGAAAAACGTGGTGAGATTCAAACACAGGTACAGGACAACCTAGCAAAACGATTAAAGGTAGATGGTATCAACCTTGAGAAATTTACACTTGGTGAAATCCGACCTGACGAAGGTGCTATGAAAGCAATCAATACGAAAGTAGATGCTCAACAGGCACAAGAAACTATGAAGGTAGCATTAGAAACTGCTAAGGTTGAAGCCGATAAGAAACGTGCAGAGGCTCAAGGTGAGGCAGATAAAAAGGTTATCGCTGCTCAAGGTGAAGCGAAAGCCAATAAAGAGTTACAACAATCATTATCTCCTGACATCATCAACTATGAAATCGCTAAGAAATGGGATGGTAAGCAACCGCTTGTAAGTGGTGGAAGCTCAATCATTAACATGCCAAGCGAATTATTGAAAGGTGAGGTGAAGAAGTAATGGCTGAAGAGAAAAAAGAAATTATCGGCATGGATTTAGGTAACGGTCCTGACACTTCTGTAGAAACTCTTGCGGTTATTAGTAAGGGTGAACTAAAGGAAATTATCGCTATTAATTACAGACGTAAAGCGAACAACGATATGCTGAAGCAGATTGAAGACCAACGTGCTGAACTTATGAAAGAGGATGAAGCATGGTGGAATGAGATTCGTGCGAAGTATAATATTCCGATTGCGAAGGAACCGAACTTGAGCTTACGTCATGATACAAGAGAGATTACCAAACTACAAAAGTAAAGCAGACTTAATTGTCTGCTTTTTCTATAGGAGGAGAAAGAGGATGAAAAGACGAGATGACCTGAAAGCAGTTGAGAAAATTGAGACCCTAACGGCGTATAGAGATGTAAGCCGAGAAGCATTAGCATTACATGGAGACGACCCACGATTCATAGATAGTATAAAACACGCATTGAAGCATGAACTTATGATAGCATTCACGGATTTTAGAACGGATGGCAGGAGACGTACCCACCTTAACTTATTCCTTGGTGATTTCATGTATAAGAAACATGCCCCTGAAGATGATGTACCGGAATTCGTTTCAAGCGAACTACGCTACGAATCACTACTCCCTATTCGCTTTATGTTATGCGCTACGGTGTATACAGATAATGAACCACGAAAGGAAGATGACTTTTGAGAGATGAATTCATAGGTAGCAGCGCAATGTTATCGACCAGATGGGGATGCACTGAGGCACCGACGGATGACCAGATACATCTAGAAACAAATCGGATGCAACATGCCATTACGGGATACTTCGAAGATAAAGGTGTCCCTCTTGATAACTATTCAATCAAATGGACTCTGCGTACTAAATGCATACCGAATCCGCTTGCGACACCTGAATATTATTTCTTGATTCAACCGACTATCTGGGAAATAACGATGACAGGTGAGATACACAAAAAGAGTGAATGAGGTAAAGATTCTTTACCACATGAGGTTAAGAATTTTAACTAACAATATAAAGCTATAAATAAACTAAAGATTGCGGTGTTAAATCCTACCCTTCTGACTATACTGTAGAAAGGTGGGATTTTTATGTTGTATCAAACTCATATGCTTACATCGGTTACCTTGGCGCAAGGAGTAATGAGAGTAGCAAATGCCCCATTCTCGATTGGGTTTTACGGCGGAGTGATTTTAGGTTCAACATTACCTGACATTGACCATCCTAATTCTTATATAGGAAGAAGATTAAAACCGATATCCAAATTGGTTAATAAATTATGTGGTCATCGAGGATTCACTCATTCCATTCCGTGTACATTAATCGTAGGAGCATTAGCATTAATCCCCGCAATTGTATTACCATTATCCTTTTCGGCGGGATTAATATTCGGATACGCCTCTCATATACTAGGGGATTACTTCTCCAAATCAGGGGTACCCTTACTTGCACCATTTAGTAAAAAGAAATACAAAGCACCTATCACATATAGAACAGGGAAAATATCTGAGGCTGTCATCTTTGTCCTTACAGGAGTCGTATTCACCTACTTACTAGTCACGTCATAGGTATATAGAAAGCATACATTCCGCTCCCTTCGCCTTGGGGCGAGACTCGGCGGAATGTATGGTACAAGAAGGTTGTCCATCCATTACAAAACGAAAGGATGAATAAACTTGTCTACTAACTCATATACTGTAAAACAAAACACTGAGGGGGAATACGAATTGCCAGATAAGTATTTTCAAAGAATGATTGAACAGGTAAAGGAAGAGGAGCGAAAATTCGTAAGGCTCATACAAGAAAATGTTGGCAATAAAACGAATTCATAGTATAATATTCCTAAGGGTAACTCTTTTCTATGGGATTTCTTCCAATGGGGTATAATGCAGCTTCATCCTAAACTTGAATCATGACATACAGGTGCCTACTCACCACTTGTATATCTGACTGCTTATGGATTCCGTTTCATAAGTCGTCCTCTTTCTAAATAAGTTCATCTTAAAAAGACACTTTGCGATAGGGTGTCTTTTTTCGTTGTGCAGAAAATTAAATAGTTCAGGTCCGGACAGACATTAAATAACACATATAACATATATTAGACTAAGAAACAAAACACACCAGAATGATAGGGGAGATTGACGATGAATAAACCAACGAAAATTACAATCCTTGATGACCTAATGAAGGTGGCGGAATTCAGGGTCATGTTCGAAGCAGGAAAGGTAACGCAGGTATGGGTCAATCGGAGAGCAATTGCTACCGTTAAAAAGACTAATAAATAACTAGGATGAAAGGCGGAGATTTTAGAATGCATACTTCATATACTGATAAAGATTTAAAATGGTTTCAAGCGTACGATAAGAACATCGATACGGCACTGAAGACAATCAAGAAATTGAAGGAGGATTTAGCAACAAAACCAGAACTCATGCCAACAACTTCCGATAAATACCGATTATATGTAAGCCTGTTAATTAATGAAGCAGTTGAGCTGCAAGAAATGTACATGGAAATGGAGGGGCACTTTCAAGGTGAAGCCCATTCTGATGAGGAACCTGTCCCTTACGTAACACAGGCAACCTCATAGCATATACTCTAGGTAACGGATTTTTCCTAACGAAAAATCGCCGGAGGCTACCTAGAGTATATGGGTATAACAAACTTGTCCATAAGGAGAGGATAGACATGGTTGAGACAATATCGATTATCGTAGCAAAAGGTTCTGGGGCAATATTCGGAGGATGGCTTGGTGAGAAATTTGCTATCACCCAGAATAAGACTAAACTTGTCAAATGGATTCGGGTTGGTACCATTACGATTCTTTGGTACATTCTAGCCAAAGAGGTTGCCTTCATGTTACCTGTATTAAACTTATTCTTGTGAGGTGGGACTGATGAGTATTCTTACTCCGGCGGTATTGGGAACCGCTATGAAAATTGTTGGTGCAAATGTATTTAAGGTTGGTGGCATTGCTTTAACATCTTATGCGGGGTTTAAAATTTATCAGACCCACCGCTTCAAATCACCGTTAACTTATCGCTTGGCTAACAACTGGGAGTCATTCGGATTATACAAGGAACACAAACCGCTTTTAGGTGAGACCAAAAGATACACGCCTTCTTATATAAAAGAGGAGAGAAAGGAGGACTATTTATACAAAGCCTATTTTAAACTTCCCGCAGGTATGTCTATCGATGATATTAACCGTAAACTTCCGGCTATTGAACTAAACCTCAATGCCGAGATTGGAACGTATCAGGAGGATGAGTATTGCGTAATGGAAATTTCAACTGGTCATTTAAAACATCAAGAAACTTTCAGCACGAGACGATTTGATGGAGCCGAAGGAATGGAACTTCCTATCATTATAGGAGAGAGCAAGAAAGGTTTACAGATTGTTGACTTAGGTAAACGTCCACACATCTTGGTCGGTGGGGAAACTGGTGGAGGTAAATCCGTATTCGTACGGCAGGCTCTTACATCACTCATGTCACTGAAGACACCGACCGACTTAGAAATTTATATGATTGATTTAAAGGGAGGTCTTGAATTTCAATTATTTAAAAATGCTCCACATGTCAGGGAAATCTCAAAGGAAGCCTTCTCAGCATTTGAAGTGCTACGAACGGTGGAAGCCGAAATGGATAAACGTCAGGCTGACTTCTACAATGCAGGGGTCACAAACATTCGAGAGTATCGTGAAGCAGTCGGGCACCTACCATACATTTTGTTGGTTATCGATGAACTGGCGGAACTCTCACCAGAAAGCGTAGGGAAGAGTGAGCTATGGAACATCCCGGAACACTTGCAGGATTATATCTATGGATTGAACATTGTACCTACTAAAGGTAATTCGGCTCCACCTAAGGGAATGATGAAAGCCAAAGACCTTTTAGAATACACCCATTCCATGATTAACAGGCTGCTACGATTAGCAAGAGCATTAGGGATACATTTATTCGTGGCAACTCAACGTCCGGATGCAAAGGTACTTCCGGGTGATAGTAAAGCCAATATCCCGATAACGGTTGCATTCAGGGTACGGAATGAATTGAACTCTCGAATCTTACTAGGTGAACAAGAGGATGGAGCTGCTAAATTGAATCCGAATATTCCCGGGCGGGCTATCCTGCAATCTGGTCATCTAACAACGGAGGTTCAGGTACCATTTTTATCTACGAAGAAGGCACATGAATATATGGAGGAAATGCGGGTACAATATGACAGAGAGGTGTTCGAATCTTCTCTTCCTCCAATCGACACACCTCCGATTGAATTTCCAGAAGACTTGGGCGACTCAACCTTTCACATTCTCAGAGCTGAAGACTTGAACGAAAAAGAAGACCACTCCGAATAGGGGTGGTCTTTACCGTGTTGATAAAAAGGAAAAAGGTTAGCGTGATTTACTCGCCTGCCTAGTATACATCAAACCAAGAAAAAGGTCTACCCCAACCGAGGGTAGACTTTATAAGATATGGGTCTTAACGACGAACCAGAGATTCAATCCTTAATCTATATTATGCGACTCGACACATAATATGATACAAACTTACCATATATTTTTTGCTTTTGTCACTGTTGATTTTTGGTAAACAAAAAGCAAACCAATAGTTTCGGTAAACCTCTTTACATCTTCCCCAATATGGGTTAACATAAGGGTACATCGAACGACATACCTATTATAACAGGTATTACTTCACACATATAAAACTATTGGAGGGCTTAAAATGACAACTGATAAATTAGAGATTTGTAACGAAATTATTCCAACGGGACTAACAGAAAACTATGTGAGCTACTGGGGCGCAATGGAAGGACTTCGAGAAGCAGCACAAAACATCGCATATGGAACTGTTAAATCTGGTAAGAAGGCTACACTGTTCTATGACAATGAAAGAGGCGTAGGCGTACTGAAAGACCAACACACAGGATTCGATAAACGATATCTATACATTGGAGAATCTGAACAACGAGATGACGAAGACGGATTAGGTAACTTCGGTGAAGGGTGGAAATTATTTCTTTTAGCAATGGCGAGAAATAATATCGAACACAAAGTCGAAACGGTAGGCTACACATTCAAAGGCGTAATGGTGCAAACAGAGCACAACACAAACGTCTTGACTATTGAAGTCGAACCGAATGACCGAGGGGTTGGAACACTGGTTGAAGCGAAGGTATCTGAAGAAGAATTCTTACATGCCGTTAAAGGGTTTGCTCCATTTGAAGATATTGACCAAGATGATGTGGTTCGTAATTCCGTACTACCGGGTCGCTATCATGAGTTATGGATTCGTGGGGTTCTTATTGGAGAAATCAAGAAGGAAGAATTCTTTGGCTTCGAAAGCCCACTGGAAATTAAATATGCATACAATCTGACAGACCGCTCTCTGATGAACCGAGATAGAACGAAAGTAAACATCTCAGATGCATTAATGAAAATCGGAAGAGTTGTATTTAAAGAAATGGAATATGATACGCAATTTATCGAGAACTTCATTTACGGTGCGATGGATAAAGAGAAGGCTTCTAAATATGCTGACCTTCGTGAAGGACCAATGGTTGCCTATGATTGCGATACAGACTTGGATACAATGCGCTCTCTATGGAAGCAGGCGGTAGCAGAATGTCATTCAGTAGACGTAGAGAAGCTAATGCTTTCCTCTCTGGAAAACAATGATAAGAATAAGGAAGCTGAAAATATGGGTTACCACTTAATCGAACTTCCTACTGCATGGAGATACTTCTTAGGTAGCATTGGATTCCCGAAAGTAGATGATGTGATTAAGAACACGTCTAAAGTTAAACAATCTACAACTGCTGCAACGTCTGCTCCTGTCCTAGACTTAGAGGTAGCAGAAGAAAAAGCAGCAAAGGTATTAGGCTTGGAACGAAAAGATGATTTACCCCCTGTTAGATTCGCTTCAGAATTAGAAAGCAATGGTATCGCCGTAAAAGGTCTATATCACTTTGGGGATGATGTTATCTATATTGATGAGACTTTAAGTGAAGACCTATATGAAATGACAAAGGTATTAATCCATGAAGGACTACGTTGGAAAACAAAGGAGAACGGGGAGCCACAGAAACTTATCACGGGCTACTCTGATATGATTATGAATTTATTAGACATCAAAAAACGTTAATACCCTCGTTTCGGTGCATTGCCTATACTGTAAACATAAGGAGGAATCACACATGAACAAGATGATATTGAAGGCGCATTTCAAACAACTAAAGTCAGACGGGATTATCAGTAACATCTTAGAAGAAATGAGAAGAAAAGGTTTGGAGGACCCTCAACGATTTGCTCCGGGGGAATTCGATGACCAAGACTGGGTGAAGATGCTTGATGACATTTTAGATAATATGTATCAATCAGAAGACGACATCCACCTGAAGAACTTACCGACAGGAATGTACGAATGGATTCACGATTATATGTACATTAACAAATGGAAAGAAATGCGAAGTATTGTACATGACATCATAGACCTTCGCCGTGAACAGGAAGCGGATGCAAAGGATGTTATGAATGGTATGAGACAGAGTGACTTTATATAGGAGGGGCGAAAGCCCCTTACCTTACTAGGAGGAAGAGGGAAATGAAAAAAGAAATAATATCGAGTTGTTGTGCATTTGGGACAGATGGCACAGAAGATGTACATGTGTTAGTAGAGGATTGCCCGATTAAACGAAAAGATACACAACGTACACGTAATAAATATCTATCCGTTCCAGAAGGTAGAGAAAATCCTGTACTGCATGAGTGCCAATGTATTTATCGTAGCGGTTATCATGGTGGGGTGCATATGATTCCAACTTGTGAGCATTACCAAGGTACAAAGAAAGTAAAAAGAGAAGGGAGAACTCGTTACAAAGTAATGTGTGCGGCATTAGAAAAACAGAAAGACGAGAACGAACTAACATTAAGAGACTTGGACGGTATGAAAACAGGAACGGTACTACAAAAGGGAAAACGAAAACGGACATTCCTTGGTATTGATGCGATGTTTGTTTATTATAGAAAGCCTTCTTCTAAGGATGTTGTAGGTGAGAGTACACCTATCTTCCTAAAGTGGCTCAAGGGTGCAACAGTAATAAAGGAGGACTGAACATGGAACCATTATATAAACCTGTAATCCCTCAATGGGTTGCGGACATTTTAGTAAAGAAAAGAGAAGGTAACCCCCATGCAGTAACGGGTCATCGAAAAGAGTGGGATGAATGGAAATACCGATACTCAAGAAAGTATAAATATGCACTGCGAAACGGATGGATTGTAGAAGGGAGCACAGAAGATGTGGGGTCCTAAGAGCTTCAAAGATATGATGGAATTTATCTGGTACTACAAATGGGAGATGCTAAAAGCGTTACTTCCGGTAGGAATTCCAATATTCCTACTAGGATTACTGATGGGGTGGATTTTATGGGCGTAGAACTAAAGAAACGTGGGTTTAATAAGGAGGAAGAAGAGTGAAATTTTGGGCGATTGCTTATAAGTATGAAGAAGATGCATTCTATGATGTTGCAGCAGGTGAAGATACAATGTCGATAACTGAAACATGTTTCCTACCAACAAAGGAACTGGCGGAACAGGTTATTGAAAATGAATTATCCGTTAATTATGTTCCAGTAGAAATTACGTTACTACGATTAGAGAAAAATGGGATTTGGGAACACACAAGAGGTCGTGTAAAAGAATGGGATAGTTACCACGAGGAGGATGAGGAATAATGAAAAACTTATTTGAAGACGGAGAAACAGTTCGCATTAAAGCGACGGGTGAGATTGTTACGATTGACTCTTGGTGGTATGCATTGAATTGTCCGCCATTCGGATATCAGTATAACATTGTAGAAAAACCGGAAACTTGGTTAATGGAACATGAATTAGTAAAGGAGGATGCGAAATGAAGGGACTTGATTTAAGTTTATTTTTCGAGGCGCTGAAGAAGGAATTGAATGGTAGGCAGATGGAAGTGGGAGATGACTTCATATATACATGTAACAATGCAGCAGTAATATTCTCTATGAAACTGAATGAAAAAGGCGAGAAGGATTTAGGTATTAATGTAATCGGAGGGAAACCTGTACATATCGATACAGAGCTTCCTATATTCATAACTGAGGAGGAAGAATAAGATGCCAAAATTTGAATTTGATGTATAAAGAAAAGGTTTAATCAGTGATGGGTACCACACATTTGATGAACTATATTATCAACGTCTGATATTATTTGCAGTCGTATGTAAGGCACATAAAGAACATGCATGGAAATCATGGCTCCATGACGACGGCACAATGTTTGACGATTACTTCATTGTTGGGATTGAAACACCAGAGGGTCAATTTACTTACCATTATCACAAGGACGACTGGGAGAAATTCGAGGTAGATGAATTACCTACTGCACCTGCTTGGGACGGACATACGAGCGAAGACGTTATCCGATTATTAGATTTATAGGAGGGGTTCAGATGTTTTATAGAGAAGCAACAGACTTAGACTTTGATGTGGTGAAGAGGGAGATTGACCTCCCTTGGCACCTCAAAGAATCAATTGAAGAGAACAAGAAAATTAATCATACAATTGTAAGATGTCATCGAGACTTAGTAGGTGGTAACTTACGGGATATTAATGACGAATGTAGGAAATTTCTAAAGGTTGTTTTGGCGCATGAAGATTTCAAACAAGGGAAGAAAGTATATACACCATACTAGGAGGATGACTATGGATAGGGATTTCGAAATTAGTGTAAGAATTGAAGAAGGGCTATTCGGGTCCTTATCAACATCTGACTGTCATAAAGTTGGAATATGGGGTGGTTGTGGTCCTCAATGTTGGGTTTACCAAGAGGGAAGATGTGAAGTAGCAGATGAAATAGAGGAGTTAGATGGCGATGAATAACTGCAAACATACAGACATTGCTCCGATAGGAGGTACAGATGGTATAGTTTACTACTATTGCGTAAACTGTGAGAAGGATATGACAGAAGAACCTATTGAGGAGGAAGAAGAATGAACATTTTAGAACACTACATTAAAGAAGTAATTTCCGTGGAGCCTTATACGGAGGATTGGACAAAGAAATGGGATAAAGAATTTGTTGAGGTAAAGGTACTCGCAAATTGTTATGGCGGTATTCAAGAATACACGAATGTTTGGGATAAAGCGCAATGGGAGCAAATCAAGAAGCAAGGATACTTTATGGCATAGGAGGAAACAATCATGGGCTTAGAAGTAAGAGCGCACATTAAAAAGGTTATCAGTGTACTGCCGATGGATTCTATAAAACTTCTCCCCCAAGGTCTACCGTGGAAAGAGGAGAACCTGATTGAAAAAGAGCGTGTGAGAGTAGTGGTCCTTTTAGAATGTTACGGACAGGAGCAAGAGAGACGAATGACAATCCTGAGAGAAGAATGGGAAGACTTCGAGAAAAGAGGGTGGATGTGGTGGTAATGAAATACTTCGTTGTTTTTCATGATAATCATGTAGGTGAGATTATGTCATTGGTGAATAAATATCCTTTCCCGGATATGGAGAAGCAAAGCCGTATTGATATCAAAGGAAACACTTACGTTATTACAGGTAAATCATTCAGTGTTTCACTAAATGATGTAACGGTTAATTACTGGGTGCAACGATTGGGGGAATCCTGATGAATGGCGAAAAATATGAATTCATGAAAAGGAGATTCAAGGAGCAGTACGAGAAAGGTGAAATTACGTGGGAAGTTTATTCACGGTGTATGGAACTATTAGAAAAAGAAAATCAGAGGGGGTATTAAGATGAAAACAATTGGTTACTGCGGCGATATTGTATTCATACAAGAAACAGAAGAAGAGATGGAAGTACAATTACTAACACAAGGTCACGCTGACATTTTGGCGAAGACGAAACAGACGGCAATTGATATCTTGCATCGTAATGGATTTGGTTATGAATACTTCTATTTCAATGACGGTCATTACGCCCACATCATGAAGAGACCAGAGGGAATGGCACTTAAAGAGGAGGAATATTGATGGACGTAAAAACAGTGCGAAAAGTGATACTGGAATTAACCTATGAAGAAGCAGAGGCTTTACGTAATGGTCTTCTTCATGGAAGAGGTAACTTGGATGTAAATTCTAGAGCTTACGAGATAGTAGAAAAGATTGACGATGGTATCGAACAAATTATGAGCGACTGGGACGAATAAGGAGGGATATTATGCAGCCGCCAACAATATGTACGTTTTGTGGGCACGAAGTTGTATTTACATCAAACAAAGAAATATACGGAAAAGAATACGGGAATGGGAAGTGTTACCTTTGTCGGAACTGCATGGCGAGTGTTGGTGTGCATAATGGAACAAAGAACCCTCTTGGCGTTTTAGCTACAAGAGAAATGCGGGTACTAAAGAAAGCGTGTCATGAATTATTCGACGACGTGTGGAAGAGTAACCAGTTAAGTCGAAGTGAAGCCTATAGGAGGTTGGCATGGATAATGCAGATACCTCAATCGGAATGTCATTTCGGACACTTCTACACGGACCGCCTGATGCAGGCACTAACAATATTAACGAATCCAAACTGGTACTGGATTCAATAGGAGGAAATCAAATGTATCCTACATTACTACCTGAACATATGCCTGTCATTGAATGGGCGAAACAGATGAAAGAAAAGAACTATCCTACATCCCGTATACTAGGTTTGTTATTGGCTGACAAACCAGATAAACATTTTAAGAAGGATGAAGATTATCTGAATGCTAGAGAAATCTACAACAAATATGGACCTACTAGGGATAACGTGCTTACTGCTATTGCCATTGATAACTTCAGATTAAGTACCGACCCAAGGGATGGGCAACTGGTGACTAATGGTGACATGATTGGCTACGCCTATAACGTGTGCTCTAAGCGAAGAGTGTTCGACTTATTTGTAAATAAGAAATGTGACCGCTATGTTGGATGTTTCTCGTTAGCTGAATTCTGGTATGCAGGAAGACTTGTATAATAAAAGGACTTTGGGTATTCTTGGAGAATTAAATACTAATTTACCAGTTTCCAAGGATAGAATAATATAAACATATACCGAGAAGGGGAGGAGAGGCTATCATGGGAAACACTGAGAAAAAGAAATTTTTAACGGATGTATTAAAGAAATATCCGCCTGCATTACAAACAGGTGGCGATGTGATTCGATACTTCTTAGGTTCTGAAACATTACTTAAAAGAGTAAAAGTCGTGAGAAATATTCCACAACAAGGCGTATGCATCCAGATAATTTCTCGTGGCTTATCTTCTTCGGAAAGGAATAAATACCCGGGTCCTGTTGCTTGGTATCAAAATGGGAAAGTACAGAGTAACAATGCAGAAATAATTTTTCAAACATTACGTAGCAAAGGACAGGAATATAAGGACTTATCTATCTCGATTGTATATGAAGATATGGGGAGAGACCCAAACCTTGCACTCATCGAAGAACTACCAGACACAGAATCAATGCTCCGCACGGAACTATTGGACATCGACCATAAGCAACTGAATCGATTCCTTCGTCATATGGAACGTTCCAATGTTAAAGCGGCTATTGATATGGCACTAGATGAAAACAACTTAGAACTAGCTAAAACATTAACCACTCAATTAAAGGAGATGCAAGCATGAGAACAAAGGAAGAGGCGCTAGATGTAATCAGGAATCTTTTAGATAAGATTAAATCTTTCAGTTATGGGGAAAAGGTAACACTCATCATGAGGAAAGGGGATGATACAACTTATAGGCAGCGCACAAGAATCTATGGTGATGCCCGAAAGAATGGATACATTGGGTTGCAGGATGGTAAGTGGATATTATATGCTACCCCTGACGATGACTATGCTCTTCCATTGTATGACCTTTCAGTAAAGAATCAAGGTCGAGGACAATCAAAAGTGAAACTAGGGTTCATGGTCGTCGATATTGTAAGAGGGTGGTAAATCATGAGAGAACTATTTGATGAATCGGATTTTATTATACTAACAGACGGATTACGTGGAGACGTGTCAGTAAACGTTGCCTCGATACTGAATAACAACGTAGAGGTAATCGATATCAGCACTACGAAGGAAATGATTTTGTTCGATGTAAAAACACTATTGGAAAATGAGTTTTTATTCCAACCGATGATGCCTCATGTGAAGGCAGAGATTAAATACACACTAGCCTCAATGTTTAATACATTAATATGCCAAGGATACATTAGGAGGGTATAATATGAAACTATGTAACTATTGTGATGAATTAAGACCAGAAGTAAGACCATCTCCATTTATGGCGGACGGTGCAGCGAGCATGTGTAAAGATTGTTGGGATGTAACACGAGAGAGTTACAAGGACACGGAAATGGATATTGGTGACTTCAAAGATTATCCACATGAGATGTACAACAAATTCCTTGTACTAAAATGGGATGAAATCAATCGTGTTTTAGAAGGCTCTGATGAATTTGACCAACTAGAAGAAATCATTCGCCGTGTAATGGAACTGCGAAAATTCGGTGGTCGAGACCCGGAACCATCTTATTATGTAGTAAACAAAGATGAACCATATGCCGATAAGGTACTTGAACTTATTCAGAAAGAGGAAGAGAAAAAGAAGTAACAATTCTGACAGATTTTGTCGCAATTAGTACCACTTCCCATTAGTAATTTGATATAATAGGATAAGGAGGTGTTAATAATGAATTTATTAGAAATCTTGGTAAAAATGAAGGCAGGTCAAGGTGCAACATCAAACGATGGTGTGAACATCAAACGTGATAAAGTAGGTGTGGTGTTTACTAGTACGGGTAACGTGCTACCATTAATGGAAGAGTACATTCAAAAAACGTGGACTCTGGACCCATTGTATGTACCTGTTTCTGAAGTGTTAACTCGATTATCTACTGAAGAAAATGTTGTCTTTGTTGCTGAACGCATGGAAGGTGGAGTAAAGATTTTAACGCAATACCGTAAGGCTCCGGGAACGATTGGTGACCTTCAATCATTTGATGAAATCAAACAGAATTGGACATTAACTGGTCAAAACTTCTCGAAAGACTTAATGCTTGCGAAATGGTATGAATATTCTTACCAGTAATCTCATAATAGGACTGTCCCAAGGACAAATTATTATGATACACTAGACCATGACATTATATTCATGGGGGATGAAACGTATGGAAGAGGGAAACAAATTTAACGGATTTAAACCACGGTTGGACATGAAAGGGTTTACTTCAATACCCAACGAGTTTTTCGATGAAGCATTACCCAACATTAAAAGTTTATCTGAATTAAAGGTCTTGTTGGCATTGTTCCGTAAAACTTACGGGTGGGTAAGCCATATTGACCAAGATACAGGGGCGCCCGTCTACAAGGAAGAAGATGCGGTGTCCCTGTCGCAATTTGAAAAGCTAACTGGTTTATCAAGACCTGCATGTAGTGATGGGGTCAAACGAGCAATGGATGATGGTTATGTGGTCTGTACCAAGAAGGGTTCATTTGGTGGTTACACCAGAGAGAATCACACCTCTGTTTACATGGTCGCACAGGAAGGTATGACACCACCGCCACCTCCGGAGCCGAAGCAAAAGCCGAATCAAGAACCTATACCTGAACCGCCACAGGAAAAAAAGACAGAGGCGGAACCTGATATGAGTTTTACCGATGACACAGAACGACTAAAGAACATTAAAGTGGTTATGCCTTCCGACAAACCAAACGAGGTAGCGGAAGAAGATATCCCGAACGTTTTAGATGAACTATATGCACCAGAAGAAAAACCGACGAAGAAGGACAAACGAGGTAAAGGATTCCAAGACCTCCCACGGAGCAAATGGAATGCGAATCATCTAGTTGCCTACTTCCGACATATGTATAAATTGGAACTGGGGATTACATCTCCGGCTTCAACGAACAAGGACAGAGGACAATGCAAGAACTTGCTGACGGCATATGAGCCAGAACAGGTTGCTGATGCGATTGACTTCTATCTACAAAACTACAAACAACTCACGTATTTGCCAGAGGGTTACCCTAACTTCGGTGTTTTCTTTGCTTATAGAAACACGATAATCCCTCAAATGCTGAATCCTTCAGCGGCAAAACAAAAGAAATCGAGTGCGAGAGAGTACAAACCAGAGGTGAAAAAGAATGATGGCAATGACGGAACTGGAAACTTTAATTGGGAGTGACGTCTTCGGTCCTTTGGAACCTAAAACACAAAGAAGACATGGCATATTAGAAAAATACTATCCCGCCGATTTTCGAACTTTCCCTATACGAGATAATAGTGGAGTAATCATTCCCAAACGTTTTGAAACGGCACAAACTCTGGTCGATTATGCGGCTAGAATCCGTACCCATCGTAAAGAAGGTACTGGAATATTTTTATACGGTATGAACGGGGTGGGCAAAACCCACCTTGCCGTATCGGTCCAAAAGGCTGCTATCAGGCAGGGATTCCGAACGCAATTCGCAAACCTTGCAGGAATCATTAATCTCTATGCAGGAGCATGGTATGATTCCGGCAAAGCAGACCTGTACGATAAACGAGTGAAGAATAGCGATTTTTTAGTTGTCGATGATGTAGGTAAAGGGTTCCAATCAGAGCGCAGCGAACTAGCTCCATCTGTATTTGATGAACTGATTCGCTACCGTACCAATCGATTACTACCCACAATCTTTACGACAAATGCTTCCCTTACGATGTTATCACAAACGTATGGTGTATCCGTTGCATCTTTAATTGAAGGCAACACGATTAAACTATATTTTGAGGACCAATCCTCATTTCCGGATTGGCGTAAAATACAGGAAGCAAGAAGAATACGAGAACAATATGGAGGGGTTTAAATGCTAGGTGGTGACATAAGCAATGAGCTTGCACCAACCATTGTGATTGACCTTGACAATCTCGTCATCCTTAGCGAATCCAAACTATTTGGGTTCGCTAAATCTTTGCGAGTGAACAAGAAGTCAGTCCCGGTGTTGGATACAATCATGTACCGTGGTATTGGTGTTTACTTGGTCGGGCACGGTTACGATGAAAAGGAACAGGCGGTCATACAAGGTAAACTTGACGACGTTGATTTTCCGTATACCAAGTTGTCCTTTATGAAGGATAATAAGGAGAAAGAAATGTTACTTTCTCGACGACATATACATTTTTACTTTTATAATAATCCATTACATGCTTCCGTAGAAAACAAACGTAAAGAGAAATGGGTGCAGCATGTAGGTGAAATTTATCATTATGGAGAGTGAGCAAGATGATGGAAGAAAGACGGCTGAGTGAAGAGATGGAACTCCTGAAGGAGGCAATCCGAGGTAATGCAATAGGAGAGCTTACGAAGAACAAGATTCTAAAACGTGAGAAGCGACAAGAGGGAGGATACCGATACGTATTCTTCAAGGACGGTTCCGTGGCAGAGCAGATGGCACATTTCCTGTTCGAACATTATGACGAACATAAGAAGACGGCATCTTTAGAAATCATTAACCAATACTTCCCGGGATTCAAATTAACGGACACGGTGGAGCCACTTTCGTATTGGATGAAAGAGGTTCGTCGTAAACGTAAACGTGAGAAACTGACGGATGGTATTATGCAGGCGGTTGAGCTGCTGAAGAAGGAAGATGAGGAAGGAACTGAAAAACTTCTGACTCGTATGATGTCACAAATCCAAACTGAAGTAAACGTGGCAAAAGACCTTCACTGGAATACGGAGGTTGAAGAGCGTAAAGAAGCATATAACAAACGTGCAGATGGTCTTGGTCTTATTGGTATCTCTTATGCAGGTATTGAGCCAATCGATAAAGCAACGGGCGGAATTCAAGATGGGCAATTAATTTCCATTGTTGCCATGCCGAAAACAGGTAAAACGTATCTTGAGGTACTAATTTCGAACTATGCAATCAAGCAAGGGTTCCGTGTCTTATTCATTACCCGAGAGATGGGTAACAATGAAATCGCAACCCGTGCCGATGTTCTGTACTTCATGATGAATGCAACGCATTACAAGGAAGGTATGCTTTCTGATACACACAAGGAAGAATACTTTGCCGGACTGGATGCATTAAAAGATGAAGACATTGGTGACTTCATTATCTCTGGTGATGATTCACATGGATATGGTGTATCAGCGGTACAGGCGAAGATTGAGGAATACAATCCAGACCTTGTTATCGTGGACGGTTCTTACCTTTTAGATGATGAAGAAGGTGGAACGGCAATGTGGGAGAAGATTACAAACATTACTCGTAAACTAAAACGTGTTGCTCGTAAGACTGGTAAACCAATCATTCAATCTTCTCAGCTATCGGCGAAGACTGGTAAGGTTGGTAAAGCGAATGACCAATCGACAATCTCATTCGCACAATCATTTGCACAGGATTCGGATGTGGTTATTGAGCCATTCCGTGATGAAGAGATGAGAGCGATGAACTTAATGGGAATTAACCTGATGCTTGTTCGTGACGGTAATACGCCGAACGTTGTTATTCATTGGGACTTTGAAAATACGAAAAACTTCGGACGACTGGCAGAGGACATTATTATGGATGAGCCGGAGGACGATGACAGTGGGTCAATCATCTTTTCTTAGGAGGATAGAAAGCATGTTCATTAGAAAACGTAAACTAATCAGACACTTCGAAGCAGAAATTGAGGAACTAACGTGTCATGCTGAGATGTGGGAAAACAGGGAAGAACTAGCTCGGGCTGAAGGTGACGACCGGGCTGAAGTATATAAATTGAACAAGGTTAGTTGTGAGGGAGCTATCTCGGAACTGAGCCGACAGATTGCTATTATGAAAGGGATTCACTATATACCATTCAAGAGGTGATTTTATGTGGGGCGGCGGACCGTATAATTGGAAGGAGAAAGTATTCTTATTTCTCCTCTTCCTACCTATGATTATAGGAGACTTCTTTACACATCATTTACCACGACTTTTTAGGAGGAGAAAATAATGAGAGATGACAAACTACGTATACAAATTAGTCAATTAGCACAAGGGGCGGTAGAGGTTGCTACTGAGATTAACCGGGTAGAAGAGGACTTAAAAGAAGTAAAAGACTTAATGAGTGACCATCCTAACTATGTATCTGCTACGGCTGAGGGTGAATCTTTTCGTGATATTTATAGGCACATAAATGATGCACATGTCCGTTTGCATAGACTACTTAAAAAACTCTGATTCACTAGTGTACCTATTACAGGTACACTTTTATTTGTGAAGGACATCATGACAAAAACAAAATGTAAAATACTGGTACACTAGTTTGCCAGACTGAGATAAACTTAATTTATAAGGAAAACAAACACACAAGGAGGAAATAACAATGACAAAGAAGGTTGACGAAGTAACAGTGGTTGAGGAAGTAAAAGGAACGGTGGACTTACTAAAGATTTCGCAGGAAACGGTGAGCGATTTAGTACAAAGTGGATTCATTAAAGAAGAGATGGAAAAGCATATGAAGAAAGGTCTTGCGAGTGTTATTGATGACGTATTCGGTTCTTACAGTACATTCAGTAAGGCGGTTAAGGAAGAGCTGAAGAATCACTTGAATGTGAACTTAGAAGAACTAGGTCTTGGTGCATACAATACGCTTGTTATGAATATGCTGAAAGAAAAATTTGACGAAGTAATCAAACTGAATGGTATCGATAAGTTGAAAAGTTCCGTGGAAGATATGTTGAGTGTAGAGAAGAAAGAATGGAAACTATCCGAAATCATTAACAAAATGAAAGAAGCATATATGAAAAAAGTTCACGATGACGATGGGGAGAGTCTGGATGGTATGGACTGTGCCTTCTACTATAAGAAGTATTCAAACCTTGCATTCATTGACTTTGACGGTAATGAGGATGAATCAAACTATGCTTGCCGCTACCGATTATCCGTTAACAAATCAGGTACAATTAACAATCTAACAATTCGTGGTAAGGAAATTACGAACGAAACAATCATGGCAGGGTTACATGGGTTCGATGACTTCATGTTACAACTGTACATCTCAGGAGCGACGATTATTTTAGACCCAAAAGAAGTTGATAAATATTATGACGATTGTGAAGAAGAGTATTAATCCTCTTCTTCACTAGTTCCTCAAAATGGGGTATACTAAAAATGGTCGAACAAAGACCTATTATAACAGGTACAAATGGAGGAAAATCACATGAAAGTAAACGTACTTTTGACACTTAAAGAAATCACCGCAGACTCAGCACAAGGTCCGGTAGAAGTAATAAGAGTAGAAAACGTTAATGACTTATCAAATCAATTTAATCCATCCAGAGGCAGGGTGCAAGTAACACATACAATAACGGTTGGTGGAGAAACTTATGCAATTGTAATCTTCTTCAATGAACAGACGTACTCTTTCATGAAGGGGTATAACGGAAAGATAACAACTGTTAAACAAGAAACACAACGACAACTAGATGAAATCTTATCGGACTTACTTGATAAGGTTCTTGAAGAAAACGACAAGAAGAAAAGGAGAAAGAAATGAGTAATCCACTTGTAAAAGAATTTACAGATAACCTTATTGTCAATGAAGATAAAAGTCGAACAAGAATTACTACATCTCAGCAGGTAACAGACTTCTTGCAGCAACCCGGAATTGAATACGTTAATCTTTTGGTAAGTAACATCGGTTGGGGGCAATTCGGGAACGGAAATGAAATTGAATTTGAAACAAAACTAATCTTAATTTACAGAGAGGTAGAAGAACAATGACAAAAGAATATCATTGCAGCGATTGTGGTACGCCACTAAGCGGCAGCATATGGCACGTATATCACGAGAGATGTATTAAATGTTTCAATAAGAAATGTTATGAATCGAAAGAAAATAAGGAGGGATAAAAATGGCTGATGGCGGATTCCGTGCCGTACCAATCAAGAACAAAAAGGCATATGACAAATTAAATAGATGGGGTGTTTTCAACGCTTCATATCATGATAACTTCCTTGGTCTTGGCGTAGACATTTTAGCAACATCTCAAGCAGACGGAAGAAACCTTGGGGATGAAGAAGGAAACTTATCTGACTTGCGTACAATATGTAAACTCGGCATGGAATACGGCGAACCATATAAAGACCTTCATCCGATGGTAGCCTACGATAAGATGGGCTTTATGCATGATGATGTAAAGTATGCCTTATCAGGATTACCAGAAGATATTAAACTGTATCAATTTTTATACGAACTAAATGAGGCGTGTAACTGGTCTGAAGAATGTTATCATGAGTTATGGACATAGAAATGTAGGTGATTATAATGGCATTCGATGCATGGAAATTTCTTTCCTACTTCGGTGTAGAGGGAATCAAACAAGCAAGAAATGATAACGTAATGGCGCATTGCCCGGACTTTGAAGGTAAACATGGCAATGGTGACCGTAAACGTTCCTTCGGGATTTTAGAAAAGGCAATATGGGAAAGAAGAAAGTCACAATGGACTCCGGCAGGAACATCCAACTGTTATGTATGTGGCGGGTTTACACTCGAACAACTGACGGCGAAATTCTTATCTCGGAATACAGGTCGAATGGTCAATGACATAGAAGCGTATGCTTGGTTAGAAGAACATGACCTACTTCCTGAGGATGAATCAGAGAGCCACTTAGATGCACTATCCATCGACTTGAAGGTATTAATGGGTGAGATTTCTGATTCCAATACGTATGACATGGCGGTACTGGATGAATATTTAAAAGCGTTACACCCGCAGGCACTTCGAAGAGATGGGCAAATGGTATTATCGGTCGAGATGGTTCGGGACGTATTCCAAATTGGATACTGCGAACGGTCACAACGAACGGTAATCCCAGTGTTCAATGGTAAGAAAGGATTAATGGGTGTTATCTCAAGAGCAACACGAGATGATGACTTTATCCGATATGGTGTAGGTGTTCCGGACGAAATGTTCCCGAATCCGGGATGGAAGATGATGCTCGACTTCCCAAAAGGTGATGTCGTATTCAACGAAGACAAATGGGACCCTTACAATAAGGACACCATTTTAGTAATTGAATCACCAATGGATGTACCATATGCTTACATGCATAACATTCAAGACAAGATAGACATTGGAGCTATTATGGGAGCTAAACCTTCTCGGGAGCACGTCGATAAGATTGCTCAGTATGAAAATGTAATACTCGGTCTCGACAATGATGAGGCGGGAGCAACAGGAACAGAATTCTTACGAGAAGAATTACAACGAAGAAAGAACAAGATATGGACATTTGATTCATATGGTAATAAGGACTTAGGTGGATGCACACCAGAACAGGTAGCACATTTATTACAAAGAGTACGAAAGGATGGGATTTTATAATGGGATGGTTTGATGAAATCGTAGAATTAGATGTTGTATTTATTACGGAGAGTGGTCGTATTTTAAAGCGTGACAAGAAGACGGCAAAGCAGGTTGAGGCTCTGGATGCTGCTCAGGTATTCCGGGTACGAGATGAAGCAGTAGAATATACGGCTTCTCATATTCATAAGAGTGACCACACAATACTGGTTATTCTAAAACAGATTGTCGATGATACAGTCGATGAAACTTACTACCTATAAGAGGTGATGCGATATGTCAATGGCGGGAAGAGAGCACCAACAACGAAGAAAGTTAACCGCCGGAGTAAACGTTACAACTGTTCGTTGCACGATTTGTATGAAGAAATTCGGGCAGCGGGCGGTTGTAAAATACCAAGGACAATTCTATCACAATGAGTGTTTAGAGGATTTGCGCCACGGTAGACATAACGATTACAAAGGCAAGAAGCAGAAAGACAAACGACCTCCGATAAGAGGTGTGTGAGATGAGGGTATCAACGATTCAATGTATTCATTGTATGCGTTGGACCACTCCTTCTATTGCTTATGAGGAAACCTTGGAATTCGGCGACGTCTTTAGATGCCCAAAGTGTAATGAAATCTTTGCTGACTTCGAATGTAAATGGGGGACAAAAGATATGTCTATGGAGACGGTTGAGCTTACGTTTAAAACATATGTTGGACATGAGGAACTGGGTAAGAAGGTATTGGCTTGGAATCAGATTATGAAATTAAAACCGGGTATGAGAATAGTATTCTCGAATGACCCATTTCTATATGAGATAAAACAGATTGCTGCAAACACTGGATATCCTGAGGGTGACATCTATGTGGACCGATTAAAACCGGGAATCGAAATTACATTACAATAGTTTCGAAGGATAACATACAATGAAGATACAATAAAGATACAGGAGGAGATACACATGCAAATCACAATTATTATCGATAGAAGCGAGGATGCAAAATTAGGAGAGGATAGATATTTCTTCAAGAATTTCACAGACCCAAATGATGCCTTAGCATACATCGCCAAGGATATTCCGAAAGGACCTCTAAAGGTTCAGAAAATCATTGGGACTGGTTACGATGGAATTTCCCGAGAACTGAAGGTGGAATTTAAGGACGGTCGATTGGTACTAATTAACCTTGACACTGGTTGGGTGATTGTGAAATGAGAATCGAAGCCAAAGTAAGATACTTTACGAATGAACATGACGGTCTCTGTTTCAGACATGCGGTTCATCAAGCGATGCAAAACATCCATGTACACACAGAAGTATACGCTCATGATGAACCTTATTACTGCGATTTCTGTCTAGAAGAAATGGATGAACGTATAGCAAGACAAGAAGAACAAAATGAAGAACGCATCAAGAAAAATGCAGAAGAATTCGAAAAAACATTGAAAAAACGTAGGCTGATACGTGAGAAGAATCTTAAAGATAGAAAGTTAGAGAAAGACCAAGAAGAAGTAAGAGAAGAAGTAAACCAATTTATTCAAGGACACTTACCAAAGGAGGAAGCATAGTGGAAGACTTAACGAAATTAACGCCGGACGAATTATTTATTCGATATCGACATGCGTTAGATTCAGCAAACATTCCGTCGGCACAGAACATCTTAATGGAATACGGACGACGTGGTGAAAAGGATTTACGAGGGGAGCCATTTGAAAACATCTTCAAAAGGAATCCGATGGTGAAAGAATGGTATGAAAAAGGAGCAGCATTGAGGGAGGAGCAGGAATGACGAACCGCATCGAAGCATCACAACAAGTGAAGACCTTTCTAAAAGATAATGCCTTGTGGTTGAATCATACTGAGCCACCGACGATTCTTCATATAGTGGATAGAATCTTAGAACTTCCCGAAGGCGAATTATTAAATACGGAAGAAACACAAACCGTACTGAAGATGGTTTATGACCATGCGAATAATCCGCAACTTTCAATTGTACAGAATGATGATAACTCCATGACGATTAACGGGTTCATAAAGGATGTTATCATCTACCCACCGACTCACAAAGGTAACGAAATTGTTATCATCGGTGATGAGGAGCAGCGAACGAAATTACGATTGTTCACGAAATTCAACTTAAATGGCAAGACATACATCATTGGATACCTGACGGAGTACAATGACCGAATTATGTATTACGAGCAAGACACGGTGGAGGGTGAAGTATTCAAACTAAATACCGTGAAGGAAGTAAACGAGAAAGATAAACTGATTAAGGTATACCAGATTTTACAGGGGATTTTGAAGGAGGATGGTTATTATGACAGGATTGGTGCGAACACACCGAGTATATAAGGAAGAAGATATTCCGGCTCAGGTGTATGATGCTCTGACCTTACCGAATCCAGACTTCATAAGTGCAATGAAGCGGGGTGCCTCAACCAGAGGCATTCCAACTCATCTTAACATGTGGCACGAAAAAGATGGATTGGTATATGTTCCAAGAAACTTAGACAATGAATTAATGCAACTATTACCCTATTGTACTGACAAAATGGTGGATGGACATAAAGTAGATATTGAATTTCAATCATCTTTACGAGAATACCAATTGCCTGCCGTAGAAGATTTAACGAAGAGCACTGGTGGAATATTGCAAGCCGGATGTGGTACAGGGAAAACAGTAATGTCTTTAGCCTCAATCGCAAACGTAGGACGAACAACACTCATACTTGTACATAAGGAATTTTTACAGAACCAATGGGTGGAACGTATCAAGGAACATCTTGGGTACGATGCAGGTATAGTTCGAGGAGACAAATGGGAATGGGAAGGTAAGAAGATTGTGGTTGGTATGCTACAAACCTTATATTCTCGTAGGGATTCTATTCCTGATGGATTCCTAGAATACTTCGGTCTGGTTATATCGGATGAGGTTCATAGGGTTGCAGCTGATACATGGTCGTATGTAGTAACAATGTTCCCGGCTCGACGACGTTGGGGATTAACGGCAACGGTCGATAGAAGTGATGGATTACAAGAAGTATTCCTTTCACATATCGGTCCTGTTATCCATCGACTAAAAGCGGATGAATTGAAGCCGAATATTGTTCGAGTTGATTATTACGAACAGATGAATCTTGATGAATTTAAGCAATACAATGGTGACGTCCACATATCAAAACTGGTCACAGGTCTTGGTAAATTACCACGCCGGAACCAATTGATATTAAACTTAACGGCTCAGGCGGTGAAGGCAGGTCGGAAGATAATTGTATTCTCCGAACGGGTTGCTCACCTAGAGTTATTGAACAAGGAATTCAATGAACTTGCCAAAAATACCGACTTCACTAGTGGACTATATGTTGGTAAGATGAATCAAGAAGACAGGGATAAGGTTGCTGAAGAATGTAACGTGCTCTTCGCAACTTACCATATAGCTAAAGAGGCTTTAGATATCCCGGAATTAGATACGGCAATCTTTGCTTCACCTGTATCAAATGCAATAACCATACAACAAGGAGTGGGCAGAATCACAAGGTTACACGCAACCAAACGTGAACCACTGGTACTGGATATTGTAGATACAGGCGTAGAGATTTGCATGAATCAATTCTTCAAACGATGTAGAATCTATGGCGACCTTGGTTATCCTGTTCATACTAATTAGTGGGAGGGAAGAAGGTTGAATCGAATTACCCTTGAGTGGCATTGTGAGGAATGTAAAACAAGAAATATAAGCCGCCTACCTGAAGGGTACGTAATTAAAGAGGGGATATTGAACATGAAAGCAAACTGCTTTGATTGTAAGGTAGAAAATGATTTGATGCTCCACTTCTCTGTTACTGTACTACCGTTCTAGGAGGAAGCGATTATGAATAAATTAGGTAAATGGTGTCTGGGGATTGCACTTCTTGCAGCCTCCCCATTCATCGGGTTAAAGGTTGTAGAATATGGAGCCACTTTCGTAATGTGGACTTTCATGGTACTGGGGGTGTAACAATGAAGAAAATATTACTATCACTGTTATTACTTGGCGGTCTGGTCGGATGTTCCGATACAGACTCATGCAGCGAAGAAGATACGAGCTACTATGGTGATTGTCGTCCGGTCAATACAATGACGGATGATGAAAAACGACAGGAGCTAGAAGACATGGTGGAAGACAATCTCGATTAAGAATAGGAGGGACAGGAAATGTACGTAACGATTAATACAAGATACTTCATCGATAACATGGCTAAGGCGGCTAACGTTGGAGCAGGAACAGTAGAAAAACTTCTAGATGAAGCCGGATTAACAGACAAAAAACGTATCACATTTTTAAGCCTAGAAGGAGAACCTCATATCGATGTAGCAGTATTCAAGGTAGAAAAAATGCCAGAAGAGTTATTACATTGTGCTATCCGATGGATGGATGTAACTGATGTGGTTGAAACATACGAAAAAATGACATCCGAAAAGTAGCAGCAATGGAAAAAGAAAACGTTGTATAGTTCGAGAAACATCTGTTATAATATGTATAAGTAATAGATGTTGCAGATATACTTATAATATAGGAGGAGACAAATTATGTTTGAAACAAATGAAAAAGCAATGTTAGAGGTATTGGGTCTAGATACGAACATCACAGAATTATCAGCAGCGGAGGTTTCACGTAATGCTCTGCGAGTAAAATCTCTGGCGGAGGTATTGAAAGCCTACGAAAAACACATACGTCTACGTGCATTTGACTTAGCTGAGGCTGAAGGAAAACAAGATGACAAAGGTTCTTACATGATTAAACTAGAGGATGGGTCATCAATCAAAAAAGAAGCTCGAACTTCTGTCAAAATAAATCAAGAGGAAAGCGTTAAGTTATTCCAGAAACGTCAACTTCATAAGTTGTTGACACCGAAATTCAATAACATCGAACCGAAAGCCATTTTAGATGAGCTACTGCTTTACAATTCTAAACTGGTTGATGATGTAGAATTTGAAGTGTCACCACAGGCACTTGAGCAGGCATACCTTGGAGAGAGAATTTCTGAGGAAGAGTTAAAGAACGTTACAAGAAGTGAAGTAACGTATGCCTTCAAAGTAGCTAAGAAGAAGTAATGATGTCGTTCGGGCAGGGCATGAAAGGAGGAAAGAACATGGGCAAAATCTACACTATAGGTGGTAAAGACATCGAATTGCATACTATCGGAGAACTGGCTAATAAGCTAGAACGTCAAGGGCAAACGATTCGCAAATGGGAAAGACTCGGAATCATCCCTGCTGCAACATATCGAGCGCAATCTGGAAGACGATTATACTCAACTGACCAAATCAAAGCCATTAAACGAACAGTGGATGCTTACGATTTAAAACAAGGGTTACCAATTCCTGATGGTTTTAAAGAAGCGGTGTTCAAGGCTTTTGAAGAGGCAACAGAAAAATTTGAAGAAGCTGAAAATAACGGTTAACTAGTTAGTACACACCGGATATACTATAAATAAGAACAAAGGGAGAGAAGCAAAATGGCGGCAATCGGGTCAAATGAAAATAACTTCGCTTATCATGCACCAACTGGAAATAAGGCACAATCACATGAATTGGTAAGAAATAAATGCCAATTCTTAGCACAGACACTAGATTCACTATGTCCACCCTCAAGAGAGTTATCACTTGCTAAAACGAAACTTGAGGAAGCAATGATGTGGGCAAACGCCGCAATTGCTCGAAACCCGGAATAAACTTATAGGGAGAGGAACAAAATGAAAACGGAGCAGAAGTCGTTTGGGATGGCATTTGTACTATGGCTCTTTCTCGGGGGATTAGGAGCACACAGGATTTACATTACAGAAAAGGTTCACTACTTATTCTGGTACTGGTTACTTTGTATCTGTACCTTCGGAATTATCGTAATCATCGACGTTTTTAGATTAAAGCGAATGATTGAGAACGAATATGTAAGAGAAAAGGTTTTAAAAAGCAATTAGGGTAGTTGCTTACGGTAAGGTAATATAAAGGCAAGGGAAAGAACGGGAACGAAATAATTCCCCTCTTCCTCTCAGAACATCGAGGATAACGAAACGTTTACCAACTGATTCCTTTCGTTATAACCCCCTTTGATAACCTCGGTGTTCTGAGAGGAAGGGAACTAGCCATTCTCTTTCTACCATGATAAAACTCAATAACTCCAAAAGTTGTGTGATGGGTAGGAAAGCATTTTGCTTCCTGCTCAGGGGTACGGAACCTCCAAATGTGTGATTGTGTGATGATATAGAACGTGTGATTCAAATTCCGTACCTCTGAGGGTGAAGCAAACACCCGTAGGAAACTAAGATGATGTAGGAGGAAATGACATGGCAAAAGTCAAATCAGTATCACTTCGAGGCGGATTCACTGTTAACATGGGGAACTATGAATCAGCGAAAATCGAAGCAGAAGTAGAATTAGAGTTACAAGAAGGTGAAGATGTAGCAGAGGCACTTCAACAAGCACGAAAAATTATCGATGCTGAAGTAGGAGAGCAAATGGTTTCACTGAAGAAACTGTCTAACGTGAAAAACGGTCGAGACGGTAAGATTCTGTCGGTAGTAAACGCAGAATAACGAAAATTGCCTGCCGATGGCAGAGCGTACAACTAGAGAGATACTTAGAAAACTAAAAGGGAAAAGCCTGTCGAGTACAGAGCGAACTAAGAGGAGGAAATTTATTATGTCAAATTTATCATGGATGTCTGAAGGTTACGATGCGGTGGAAAAACGCTCTAAGGAGTTAGATGAGCAAAATGGTAATTACATCCCGGATTTCATTTTAGGTGAAAACGAGGAAGCAACGTTGGTATTCTTAACTGATAAACCTGTTAACTACTACCAACATTACCTGAAACCACAGAAACGTTACTTTACATGCTCACAACAACCGGATTGCCCATTATGTGCGACTGGTAATAAACCATCATTTTCAGGTGCTTACTTAGCAATCGACACTCGTTATGAAGAGTGGGTTTCTAGACGTGATAACCAAAAACATACTCGCCAAAATGCGGTGAAGATTGTGAAACTTGGTATCAAGGCACTGAAAGCGCTACAAGCACAACAAAGCAAACGTGGTTTATTGAATCATGCATGGGAAGTAACAAAGACAGGTCGTGACTCACAGACTCAATGGTCATTCATTCCTGTCCCATTAGAGGACGTAACTGCAACTCTTAAACTTCCTACGGTTGAAGAGCTTGAAACGATTCGTCAACAAATGTTTAAGCAAATTGCTCCGAAAGAGCCGGGCTACTTAGCTGACATTTTAGCAGGTCGAAACCCTAATCAACAAAATCAGCAGCAACAAGGTGGTTACCAACAAGGATACGGTCAACCACAAGGTTATGGTGGTCAACCGCAAGGATATGGTCAACAAGGATATCAGCCACAGGGTTACCAACCGCAAGGTTATGGACAACCGCAAGGTCAACCTCAGGGGCAGGGTTATGGGAATCCACAAGGTCAAGGCTACGGTCAAAACCAAGGTGAACCATATTATAATCCGAACCAAGGTTACAATCCAAACCAAGGTCAACAAGGTGGGCAACAACAAAATCCTTTTGATGGACACCCTGCTGATACTGGTGGAGAAACACCAATCCGTTTCATGTAATCTAGCACACTAAAACTTAACACTTATAAGAAAGTACGTCATGGTCGCAACACCTGAACGTACTTTCTTTTCACTTAAAGAGGAGGAAACGGAAATGGGAGCACCAGTATTGGAGAGACCTGTAAGAGAATTACCTGATTACGCTGAGAATATCCTTGTGTATCATATGCAATTAGAAAGGTTATTAGCACGGCTGAAGAAAGCAAAATATATTGTGTACGATTTAGAGACTACTGACCTATCATTCTTAAAAGCAGAAATTTGTGGTATCGGTATTGGTATTATCGACGATGACATTACGAAACTAGAATATGCGGCGTACATTCCAACGATGTACCACCTTGACCAAGAGAAGGTTGTGGGAACGACTGGATACTTAAATCGCAAAATGGTTGTAGAGGCACTGAAGGAATTCTTCTTGGACTTCGACAAGATGATAATTGCCCACAACCTGAAATATGATGCTGATATCTTCTTGAATGTTGGTATTGATTTACGACCGAAATTATGTGTACCGAAATGGGTGGCTCCGGAAACGAAAGAAGCAATGGCGAAACATATTGAAGAGCTACCAAAAAGAGCATCCTGTGCTGATACACAGGTAATGGCATGGCTCGTAAAAGAAGAACGTCAACGTTTCGGTTTGAAGTACGTGGCGAAAGAAGACCTTGGGATGGATATGAATAAGCTCGATAAGATTCTCGGGAAGAAACTTCGGTTCCATGAGGCTTCAGCTACATTAACCTTACCGTACGCACTGATGGATATTGTGGCGACTGCTAAACTGTTCATCAAATACTATCCGTTGTTACAAAAGCAGAAACTTATTGATGTTCTATTCGGAGTGGAGATGCCGTTCGTTGGGGTACTTCAAGGGATAGAACGACGTGGTATGCCTGTTAACCAAGAGGTACTGGAAGCAATCGGTGCCCGCTGCTTAAAAGAAATGGATATCCTTGAGAAACAAATCTTCGCTTTAGCCGGACACGAATTCTCTATTGGAAGTGGACCACAATTAGCAGAGGTACTACATGCCGAGAAGAAACTTCCTATCATTGCGAAGACGGACAAGGGGGCAGTTAAGGTTGATGCTGCTACACTAAAAGAGTTATTGAAAATGGGTCGAGAAGCTGCGGAAGAACGAACACTGGCTGACCTGACAATGGAAGGCTTAGAACTTATCGAATTAATCTTGAAATATCGTAAACTGAAAAAGACTGAATCTACTTACGTAAAAGGAATCATCAAGGCAATCGATATTGATGGTCGGGTACATGGCTCCTTCCATCAAACAGGTACGGTTACAGGTCGTCTATCGTCATCTGGACCGAACCTTCAGAATCTACCGAGTGGCGCCATCTTCAAGGACTTCATTACAATTGAAGAATATGACAAGGTGGTTGACCCATTACGTGAGGAACATAAGGATGACCCGAATGCTTTAGAGGTGGCAATCCAGAAAGCGTTTATGTTTACGGTTGTTCCTGTTAGATACAATGAGAAAGATAAAGAGTTCGAACCATGTGACGAAGGTACTCCGGAACATACTGGTTATGAAATCCAATGGAAGATTCGTGATGCATTCCAAGAGCTTCAGCGTAACTGGTGGATGACTGTAGGAGATTTAACCAACAACTAGGTCTCCTTTATAAACTCCTCTAATTGTCTGGGAAGCCCTAACGTAAAGTCGAGGGTAATCAGCAGCCAAGCAACTATAGTCGTCGAGAGACACCTATACACGAAGGTTCAACGACTAGTCGAGAGACGTAGGGTTCAAGTGAACTCGAAACGGGGAGCAGGTAAAACCTGAAGATATAGTCTGAGCTTATAGGAAACTATAAGAGGGTATACGGAAACGGTATATCCGTAACACAACTGTAGGTCAAATGGAATTACGTATGACGGCTCACTTAGCACAAGAAGAAACAATGATTGCAGGTTTCGTGGCGGGTCACGATATCCATTACTATAATGCTTCCATCGTAACAGGTAAGGAAATCAAGGACATTACGAAGGCAGAACGTCGAGATGCTAAAGCAGTATCATTCGGTCTTGTCTATGGAAAGACGACACGAGGCTTTGCGGTCGATTGGTTTGGTAAGGAGCCTGATTTCTGGCTTGCACGTCCTACACAGAGGGACCCATTCGGTAAAATCAATAAGACGTACATGACTAAGACTCAGAAAATCATCGATAACTTCTTCAATGGTTTCCCGGGTATTGAAAAACGAATCGCTCAAACGCATAAATTCCTTTCTAAGTATGGTTATGTGAAGACGATTACGGGACGTCGCCGCCGAATCACTGAGATTTTTAGTATTGATAACGGTACAAAGAACAGAGCAAAACGACAATCCTTCAATGCCGAGGTACAGGGGTCGTCTGCTGATTACATCAAAATGGCAATGATTAAGATGGAGCGAGAGCAATATCGCATCAATACGCCGGGTGAAGAATATCAGCAAGGTCAAATCGCACAGGTACACGATGAGGTGTTAGCCGTATCTACACCTGAAAATGGTCCTGCGATGATGGAAATAACGAAAGACATTATGGATAACGTAGTGAAATTATCTTGCCCAATCATCTCAGATTTCGAACTAGGATGGAAATATGGGTCTTGTAAGTAACACAAAGGAGGCTAACCGTAAAGGTATAGCCTCTATTTTATAAGAGAGGAACACAAGTTACTTTCTTACAATAATTAGGTTATCAGGTAAAGAATCTTTACCAGTATGAGGTTAAGATTCTTAACTAACAAAAGAAAGAGAAATAAACTAAAGATTGGAGATACCGATATGTTAAAGAAATTGTTTGCTAAAAAGGAACCTGAATTTGACCCAGATGAATTATTACCATTTTGTTTTCGTTGTAGATTCGTCGGGGCTATCGCTGAAGTAGATAGTAACTTTTGTCATATGTGTGGTAGCGGAGGGACTTGCATAAATCTGAAACGGCGGACAGTGGTGGCTTTACGTACTGACCAATCACTACTTGAATACCGCACATACGACCGTTATTTAGATAGTTTATACGAATATTGAAAAAGGGGTTGCAATCTTCCCCGAGATGGGTATAATAAAGGTAGAGGTTATAACACATATAACACATACAAGGAGGAACAAGATATGCCAACTATCACTGTTTATTTACAACAACATGACTTTGCTCGATTCTTGCGAGGAGATACTTGCGTAGGATATTCGCAAGAGGTACCGGGAGGACCACTCACACAGGTTCAGGTACCACCTTCTGCACTTGATGATGTAGATGAAGTAACATTTTCTCATGTACGAGGCAAAAAATTTATGATGATGAGCTTACATGCTCGAAAGGACTGGTAAACATGGCAGAGAAAAAAGATGCAAAATTAACCTTAGCAGCACAAATCAAGGCGATTAACAAGAAATTCGGTAAAGGTACTATGACAGTGGCGAGTAAAGCCGTAGCGATGAACCTTAAACGAATTCCTTCTGGTTCACTTTCTTTGGATTGTGAGATGGGCGGAGGTTATCCTGAAGGACGTATCACACTAATTGCAGGTCCAAGGTCGAGTGGTAAATCTTATCTGGCGTACAAAGGCGTGGCAGAAGCACAAAAGAAATATGCAGACAAAGAAGCGGTATGGATTGACCAAGAGGGTACATTCGATGCTGAATGGGCAGAGAACTTTGGAATTGACCTTGACCGATTACAGGTCGTACGTCCAGAAGTAGCAGAAGATGCACTGGATATTGCTCTAGCAATGATGCAATTACCAGATGTATCGATGGTTGTTGTTGATTCTTTAGCTGCAATGGCTTCAGCAAAAGAACTAGAAAACTCAATGAGTGATACAGAAGCAATGGGTGGTAACGCTAAAATGAACAACAAATTCTTCCGTAAGTCACAGGGGATACTCAATATGGGTTCTATCGAGGAAGAGAAAGAGCAACCTGCAATTATTATCATTAACCAATTACGTGCCGGAATGGATAAATACAATCCTGAAGTATTACCGGGAGGAATGGGGCAAGAGTTCTTCACATCTATTATCATCAAGGTTCGCCGTGGCGATAAGTACATGGAGAAGGATGCAGGTGGTAAAGAGGTTTACGTTGGTCACCAATTGAAATTCAAGACGGAAAAGAACAAAACGTTTGCTCCAATGCGCTCAGGGATATTTGATATCTACGTAATGGAATCAAGAAAAGGATTCAAGGCAGGGGAAATCGACCATCTAAAAGAGATTGCTGCTTACGCTAAATACTACGGCATCATTCAGCAGAACGGTTCGTACTACAAGGTATTAGGTAATGATGACTGGAATTTACAAGGTATCGATAAGGTATTGGACTTCTTAGAACTGAATCCAGAAATTCGCAAAGTGGTGGAGGAGAAAACATTGAAAGCTGCCCTAGAAGGAGCGCCACCTGCGGGCAAGAAGAAAGAGAAAGAAGAATTAACACTGGTTACAGAAAATGGTGAAGAGGTAGACCCTGAAACTGGGGAAATTCTAAGTGAAGGGAACGAAGCATAATGACAAAGATGAAGAGAGTGTTCGCAACTGTAATATTAAGTATCCCGGTGGAAGTAGATGTGCCAAAGGAAAAGTGGGAAGAGATTAAAGATAATCGTGAAGCAGTCGATGAGCTTTTAGAGGAATCATATGATGACCACCTACACAATGCTCATTTATATAACACAATCATATCTTCAGTGGATGACGTGAACGATGAAGATTAAAACGATTAAACCAGAAGAAATTGAAAGGGCTTGGAGAGAATTCTACATCTCCTCTCCAAGCGATTCTTTCAACATTACACCAATGGTTGACATGAGTTACTGGTATGCTGCTTTGTTGGGTAAGCCTGTAACTGAAGCACAATCGTTGATATATGACTTTCTCCGGGCGCCTATAATGATGCCAAGAGACAAATCATGGGCGGATTTACAAAAAGACAGAGAAGAAAACAATAAACAATTACACAAAATGCTGACAAAGAGAGGAAGATAAAGATGGGTATTAGAAGGCATTATTCACTAGCAGTAGCAGAAGTTATTGTAGCAATGTTAGAAGCGGACTATGATTTCCAACAACTTAACTCAAAAGAAACTAATCACGAATTCAGATTAGAATGCTACCAAAATGGGCGAGAACAAGGTTATGGTATCGTACATGAATACTTCGAATCGGAAACTGGAAAGAACTACACTCACGGTTTCTTGTTTGCTCAGTATAGAACTTCAGATAGTATCGTCATATATGAAGGAACATACCTTCCGAATCAGGCGGTTTCTACTGAAATGTGGGAGACAAAAACAATCTTCGGTGAAGGTCAATATAGCGAAGTAGTTGAATATTTAGTAGACAAATTTAAGAATGCGGAGGAACTAGCAGAATGAAACATACAACAGGAATCGTAAGAACACCAGACAGAATCGGACGTATCAACGTACCGCAGGATATGCTAAAATCCATCGGATTTAGTGCTGAGAAACCAGAACCAATGGAAATCACATGTAACGGTGAATCAATCACAATTCGCCCTTATGTAGAGCATTGTATCTTTACTGGTATTAATGAAGGTCAATACATTGAATATAAAGGGCGCCGTATTTCTAAACAGGCGGTTAAAGACATCGTAAACTTAGTAAATGGGGAGTGGAAGGACTTTGAAAAACAAACTGACCTTAACTAATTCTACTACCGTTAAATTATCAGAACGATTGGAAAGAACGAGTGATATCACGTTTGAAGTACAAGGTAAAGTCGTTATGCGGATTACGGCTGACGGTAAATTCATGGCAAATGGTCAAGAGATGGAAGACGTGCAGGACATTTATACGACAATGCTTAAATTCTTTACGAGAGCGGGGAACGTAACATGATATTGACACACTACGCAATTATGGGATTAGATGTAACACCTGCATATAAGGTGGCAGAAGACCAAGACGAATGGTTTGATGAATTAGAGAAGAAGGTGGAACTTCTAAAGGAGAAGAATCCACAATTTACTCTGGTATACGATGGACCGGATAGTAATTATCACATCATCGGTATTCCACTCAACAGAGGTTCTGATTCAGAAGGGATGCCTCACAAAGTCGCTGAGATTGTAGAACTTATTGACTTATATAACGAGGTTCACGACTGGTTGGTAAAGGCAGATTTCGCCACTTATATTGTAGGGATGCCTGTAGCGTTACACACATTAACTGATTGGAGATGATGAGGATGCCAATTCAAGGGCAGGATATTAGCAGTATGAAGCGAGTAAACCATTATGGAGTAGATATTACGACGGCAAGGGCATGGAAACTGAATGAATACGATTGGATTGCTGCAAACGACTTAGAAGAAGGTCTGAAGTGGTATATGGAGCAAACAGGTCTGAGCCGAGAGGAAGCAATCGACCCTGACCATTTTAGAGAATGTCCACTACACGAAACTTTCTGGACTACAACAGAAGGGTTACCTGAACCTATGTTAGAGGTATGTCGTATGTTCAAACGAGAAAAGGCAGGAGACCATGACATAACTAAAACAAAAACAAACTATGCAGAGTTTATGGAGTATATCGGAGAACTTCCGGGTATGCTTGCATCGACTGAATACTAGGAGGACTACTATGGCACGAAGAGTGTTTAACTTTGCTGATGATGAACCAACTGCGAAAACGAGAAGAAAAAGGTCACAAAAGCAGGAAGAACGTTGGGCAGGCAAAGTTGGCGGTCGAACTCAAGCAGGTAGTGGAGCCGTATGGAGTAGTAAAGGTGACGTAAAGGCGGGCGGGTCATTGGTTGATGACCTAACCGCTTTCCTATATGAGCAGAAACAGACTACCAACAAGGGATTTCGACTAACAACTGACTTATGGGCAGAGATAAAGCAGAAGGCTATCAAGACAGAGAATAAGCAACCTGCAATGCAAATCGAACTAGACATCGATGGGGAGGACCTACATCTTGTAGTAGTCCAAGAAGACACTTGGCTCGAAATACTAGATATGCTAAAGAGAGATGTCTAAATTTTCGTATTTAAAATAGTTACACCTGTCCAAGAAATGGTATAATTAAAGTCTAGGCAAAACTGAATATAAGGGGGAGGAAGTGAGGGCGTATGCTTGTCGCATATGATTCTCGGACGGGTAACGTTCAGAGATTTATAGATAAGCTGCAAGGTATTCCACTGGTAAAGGTTTCCGATGGTCTCTTGGTGACGGAACCATTCATTCTCGTAACATATACGACAGGGTTTGGGCAGGTACCTGAAACAACATTAGAATTTTTAGAATCTAACAACAAGTATTTACAAGGGGTCGCTTCGAGTGGAAATCGCAATTGGGGCGATAACTTTGGTGTAGCAGCGGATAAAATAGCTGCTCTTTATAGTGTGGATGTAATATCAAAATTTGAATTATCGGGGACATCGATGGATGTGGAGATATTCGTGGAGAGGTGTGGGGAAAGGTGAAATATATTGAGAAGAATGCAGAGATAAAGGATATGAAGGATGGTTTCTTTGACCTAGAAAAGGATAAAGAAGCCTTAGCGTTATATATGGAGGAGATTTCGAAACAACGCATGAAGTTTTCGTCAGTCATAGAGCGCTTCCGCTTCTTAGTAGCTAATGACTTCTACTATGATGTATTTGAGCAATTTACGGAAGACCAAATCGTAGGATTATATGAATTCGCTCACTCATTCGGATTTGAATTCCAATCCTTCATGGCGGCACAGAAATTCTATAACGATTATGCATTACGTACGAATGACAAGAAATTTATTATTGAAGATTTCGAAGACCGAGCGCTCATCGTGGCACTATACTTATCAGAGGGAGTCCATAAGAAAGCGAAAACTCTAATTGAGCAAATCGTAACACAAAACTACCAACCTGCAACACCAACATTCTTAAATGCGGGAAGAGCTAGACGCGGAGAAATGGTTTCGTGTTTCTTAACAGAGATGGATGACTCATTAAACTCAATCAATTACAACATCGGTACTGCAATGCAGCTATCTAAAATTGGCGGAGGCGTGGCTCTTAATCTAGGAAAATTACGTGGTCGTGGTGAATCGATTAAAGGAATCGAGAATGCTGCTTCAGGCGTTGTTCCGGTTATGAAACTTTTAGAAGATTCATTCGCATATGCTAATCAACTTGGTCAACGAAAAGGTGCCGGGGCTACTTACCTTAACATCTTCCACTGGGATATTATCGAATACCTCGATACAAAGAAAATAAATGCCGATGAGAAGTCTCGTATCCAATCACTTTCAATTGGTCTTGTTATCCCGAATCGATTTTACAAGTTATGTGCGGAGAACGAAGATTATTATGTATTCGCTCCATTAACTGTATATCAGGCTTATGGCGTACACCTTGATGATATGGACCTAGACCTTATGTATGATGAACTGGTACAAAATCCAATGGTGAAGAAAAAGAAATTGGATGTGACGGCTCGTGATATGTTGGTGAAGGTTGCTGCTATTCAATTAGAATCCGGATATCCATACCTATTCAACAAAACGAATACAAACCGTAAACATGCAAATCATCGCCTTGGGACAGTAAAAATGTCTAATTTATGTACCGAGATAATGCAACTGCAAGAAACTTCGACAATTAACGATTATGGTATCGAAGATGAAATCCGTCGTGACATTTCATGTAACCTTGGTTCCCTAAACATCGTGAATGTAATGGAGAATAAACAAATCAAAGAGGCGGTATTTGCAGGTATGGAAGCATTAACTTCTGTATCGACACAAACAAAGGTTGCAAATGCTCCGGGTGTGAAGAAAGCAAATGATGAATTACACTCTGTAGGACTAGGCGCTATGAACTTACATGGCTTTTTAGCTAAAAACTACATTGCATTTGAATCAGAAGAAGCGAAAGACTTTGTTCGTACATTCTTCATGATGATGAACTTCTATTCTCTACAAAAGAGTATGGAGATTGCTCGAGAGAAAGAAGAGACGTATAAAGGATTCGAATTATCGGATTATGCAACAGGTGAATACTTCGATAAATATGTGGCTACTGATTACCGACCGCAAACGGAAAAGGTACAAAATCTATTTGAAGGAATCGAGGTTCCAACAAAGCAGGCGTGGAAATGGTTACGTGGTCAAGTAAAACAATATGGATTGTTTAATGCTTATCGTTTGGCAATTGCTCCTACGCAAAGCATTAGCTATCTACAAAATGCTACGGCTTCAATACAACCGATTGTAAGCCAAATCGAAACAAGAACGTACGCAAATGCAACAACGTACTTCCCGATGCCATTCTTAAACCGTGACACTTACATGTACTACATGAAGACGGCATATGATATGGACCAACGCAAATGGCTAGACCTTGTGGCGGAGATTCAGGAGCATGTTGACCAAGGTATTTCTACGATTCTATTCGTAAACAGTGACATTTCTACAAAAGAACTTGCGAGTCATTACATTTATGCGGCAGGTAAAGGGTTGAAATCCTTGTATTATACACGAACTAGAAAGCAAGGCATCGAAGACTGCATCGCTTGCAGCATTTAGAGACAGAGAGGAAGATACAATATGGGTGTTAAGGCGGTAAACTGGAACAAACCAGAAGACGACTACTCGTTAATGTTCTGGAAACAGAACCAACAACAGTTCTGGACAGAAGAAGAGATTTCATTAGAAGGTGACAAAATCACATGGGCTGAGAAGATGTCACCCGCAGAGAAAAAGGCATACAGACGTGTGCTTGGGGGCTTAACATTCTTAGATACGAAACAGGGTGGTGAAGGTATGCCACTAATCTTGTTACATGAGCCGAACTTACAGGCAAAAGCCGTATTCGCATTCATGGGAGCAATGGAGGAAGTACACGCTAAATCCTATTCGTATATCTTTACTTCACTAGATGACTTGGAAACTATCGACGAAACATTTAATTGGGTCGAAAGTAACGAATATCTAGATTATAAAGCGAAGCGAATTGGTGGATTGTATTATAACTTGTTCCAACCAACTGTAACGCCGGAACAACGATACAAAGCAATGGTTGCCTCCGTTTGTTTAGAGACATACCTTTTCTATAGCGGTTTCTTCTATCCTTTATACCTAAAAGGGCAAGGTCGCATGACAAATAGTGGTGAGATTATCAAGTTGATAATTCGTGACGAAAGCATCCACGGTATTTTTGTCGGGTTACGAGCGCAAGAACTTTACAATTCATTCTCTCCTGATGTGCAGAAGAAGATGAAGATGTGGGTTCAAGCACTGATTCAGGACCTTATGCGAAACGAGATGCGCTATACAGATGAAATCTACGGGGAAATTGGGCTTGTAGAACCAGTTAACAATTTCCTGAAGTATAACGCAAATAAAGCCTTGATGAACCTTGGGTTTGAAGAGATGTATGAAGGAGTCGAAATCAATCCGATTGTAAAACAAGGACTGAGCACGGAAACAGATAACCATGACTTCTTTTCTCAAAAGGGAAATGGGTATGTAAAAGCAGGTAAGGTTGAAAAGCTAGACGATGCCGCTTTCGAAGGTTTCCAATTCTAATTCACTAGTTGCATAGGGTAAGATACTATAAGGTTAGAGGATGACACATATCCTTTAACCTTATACTTTTGATACAGGAGGAGATACACATGATACTTTCATTGGAAAAGACAGAAGACATTAAGAATTTTATCCACACGACGGAATCTAACCTTTACGGTGGGAAAAACACAGCAGGTGAAACGATTGCGGTTGCACTTCAACAAGGTGTAGGAATGGAAGTAAGAACCTTCCAGAAAAACGGTTGGATTCGAGTAACTTCTTATGACAAAGACGGCTATCTAGATGGGGAAACATTCGATGGTCGTTATAAGAAGGGAGAAGATGACAATGAATAAGACAGAAGCAAAGAAAGCAACGATGGAAGAACTATTAGGAGCCTTTTACTGGAATGCGATTAATTCAACTAAAGAAACGAATTCAAGTCGTGGGGTTACGAAACGAACACTAAAAGAGGAAGAAGTGCTTGCTGCTGAATTAGTAAGTCGTCTAGGATTAGATGCTGAGGCACTAGATGCATTATTAAATCCAAAAGCATAACCGGGGCGCCTTCGGGCGGCTCTCAAAATAAAAGATAAACGAGGAGCGATTCTAATGAGTAAATATGATGAAATTATTGTGGTAGCAGAGACAGAAAAGATTTTTGCAGGAGCAACACATACAGAAAGCCTGCACTTTGTAGGAACTGAAATTCACCAAGGGAAAGTATCACAGATTTTAGGAAACATTGCCCTTAACTATACATCGATGCGCCGTGGAGATGCAGAAGAGAATACGGATTACAAACAACCAATCCCTTACCTTGTGGTACGTAAAGGAAACAAGGTGTTTGCTTATAAACGATTAGAAGGCGGCGGAGAAGAAAAGCTGCACGGTAAAATATCCATTGGTGTTGGCGGTCATATGAACCCATTAGAGATTAAAGGTGGGGAAACGAAACCTCAATTTTCACACTTACTTATCCATAACTATATGAGAGAACTAACAGAGGAGCTAGAAATTACAACTCCGGCTCCACCTGAAGTAAATCTAAAAGGGATTATCAACGATGAAACAGAGGTTGGTCAGGTCCACATCGGTATCTTAATTGAACTGTACTTCCCAGAAGAAGCGGAAATTAAGGTTCGTGAAACGGATACACTAGAAGGCGTATGGATGGATGTAATCGAATTGCAGCAAGGTAAAATATTCGACCGTCTAGAATCATGGTCACAATATGCGGCGGAAGTATTAGACGAACTTACTGAAGAAGAACTGAAGGGGGAGAACTAGAGTGGCGATTAGTCTGATAGGTGTTTCTATTGGAAGAGAAACTGAGGTCGCATCCCTGATTGAATCATTCATCGATGAGCATAAAGAGGATTTAAGCCTAACTATGATTAATGCCCTTGAAGGGTTAGCCGGAGAGGTTGACACACAGGTACAACAACTACTGGCTGATAAATTATCTTTAGGTAATTATATAGATGAATTGACTGGTCAGGTAGAAATATTAGAATCAAAAGTTGAAGAATTAGAGGAGGAAGCTGAGTAATGGCATATACAGACCTAATACAAATACAGATGATTGATAAGGTACTGAAAGATGGTATATGGAGTTATAATGAGCCTACGATGAAGGTCCGTACGAAATGGAAAGACGGAGAGGACGCTCATTATAAGAGCATTTTCGGATATCAGAATGAATACCGACCATCACAGGCTTTCCCTCTTACTGAATTACGTGACATGAACTTCGAAGCACTTGTGGATGAGATTCTATGGATTTTCCAACGAAAATCTAATAACGTAAATGATTTAAACAGTAAGATATGGAATCAATGGGCGGATGAAAGAGGTTCAATCGGAAGAGCCTACGGTTACCAGATTGCAAAGCCAATTGACTACGCTGAAGGAACGATGGACCAGTTTGATAAGGTACTGTACGATATCAGTAAGAAGCCTTGGGATAGAGGAATCATGACAAATATCTTTATACCAGAAGATATTCCACACATGAACTTACGACCTTGTGCTTTTGGTACTCATTGGAGAGTATTAGGTGGGGAATTACATCTAAAATTAATGCAACGCTCTTCTGATTTGATTACTGCGAATAACTGGAATGTTGCTCAATATGCAGTATTACAGGCAATGGTGGCGCAGGTAAATGGTTTACGAGTCGGAAAACTGATTCATGACATCGGTGACCTACACATTTATGACCGTCACCTAGATGCAGCAGCAGAAATGAAACGTCGTTACGTAGGCTTCCAACACCAATCATTACCGCAATTGATAATCGACCCAGACGTGAAAAACTTCTACGATTTTAGAGTAGAGCATTTCAAAGTGGTGGAGTACAATCCAATGGGTAAAATAGTCATTCCGGTGGCAGAGTAATGAGAGCGATTGTAGCGATGTCCGTTAATGGTGTTATTGGGAAGGATGGGAAGATGCCTTGGGGTCATCTTCCTGCCGATATGAAACATTTCAACAAGATGACGACACAAGATACTGGGATTGTGGTAATGGGGAGAAAGACATTCGAATCGTTACCAAATGGACCACTGAAGGATAGATTGAATATAGTTCTGACTCGGGATGAGAATTACGATGCAGGAGATGCTATGGTAATGCATTCCGTAGATGAAATCTTATCTACACACCGAATGTACCTAGAAGAAATGTGGGTTATAGGTGGAGCCGAAATCTATAAGCAATTCGAACCTTTCATTGATACGTATTATGTAACCGTTATCGATGGTGAATTTGAAGGGGATACATTCTTTGAAGAGCCAGAAAGGTTATTTGCAAGTAGAACAATCGGGATGCAACCTAAGGATGAGAAACATCCATATGACCTTGTTTTCCTTGAGATGACGAAGCTATAAATAATTACCTGAATAGTGAGAAACAAATTGTCACGATGGTATTATATCTGTTATAATAGGTATATCAGTGGGAGTTATACTGCCTATATAACGTCCTCTACCGGGGGTTCCACCGACCCCCACTCTTATTAAATAGACATAGCAGAAAGGGCGGGAGAAAAATGGCGTTAGGAGACTTACTGAAAACGTTAAAAAGTCCCAATCAGAATCTAGGGCATGAAATGGATAGGTACCTACTAAAATTGCAGGGGAAACCATTCCTAGACCAAGAGAATGATAGGGAGAAGAATGTGTGGCACCCATCTGAGATATCCACCACGGATTGTCTTCGAAGATTGGCTTTTAGTCATGTCAAAACTCCAAAGTCGAACGATGAAAAGATACGAGCGCAACTTCGTAGATTGTTCGATGTAGGACATCACTTCGGTTATCAAATTCAAGGGTACTATTGGGATATGGGAAAGCTGCTCGGGAAATGGAAATGTCAACGATGTGAACATAAATGGTTCGACATGGTTAACGCTTCACCGAGACGATGCCCAAATTGTGACGTGAAACTTTATATCTGGGAAAATCTCAAATATGAAGAGGTTCCGGTCCGAATCTTACGAGGAGACCGAAAACCAATTGCAGGTCACGCCGATGGTGTTGTAGTGGATAACACTGCACCTACTGGAATGAGAGTAATAGAAATCAAAACAATTAAAGCGGCTGAACCTAACTGGACTGAAGAGATGAAAGCGACGAGAGATTACTTCGAGAAATTGAATCAACCTCTCGACAAGCATCTGTATCAGGCGAATATTTATATGTATGGTTTACAAATTCCCGGTGGTATCTTCCATTATGGAAACAAGAACAATCAGGAAATGAAAAACTATAACATCTCATTATTCCAACCGTTTTTAGATAAACAATTCATTAAACTGGATACGACGGAAGCAATTGTCGATTCAGGTAATCTACCAGAACGTATTGTTAATGACAAGAAATCTGCTGAGTGTAAATACTGTCCTTGGAGAACACTATGTTACTCGAAAGATAATTTAACGCTTGCTGAAGTAGATGGTAGACAAAACTTAGACGAGGTGAAATGACATGGATGAAGTTAAAGCACAGACACAAGAGGAAACAAACCTAAAGATTGGTGAATATCACGAATCCGAAAAGGCGAAAGCAGAATTAATACAACAGGGGATGCGCTTCCCGGCAATGCCTCCAATCCCATTATGGAATCAGGATGGAGACGGAGCATTCGTAATGCCTGCTGATATTACAATGTTACATCCACAGGAACTTGGTCAACTATACTCATTGGTTACTGGATTAGCAGTATACTATGGGACCTTGGTTGCTAAAATGGATATCGACCGTATCACGGCTGAAAGGGTAAGAGATTTCACGTTGGCTCAGGTCTCACTTGAACTCGACCTAACAGACCCAGAAACGAAGAAACGATATCCAAACCGAGAATTCCAAGAAGCATATGTCACACAAGACCCTCGATGCATTCAGGCGGAAAACTGGTATGCACAATGTCATGCGACGTTTGTTTTAGCTGAAGCATTACAAAAGGGGTATGAGAAGAACCTGAATCTCGTATCACGAGAGATTACAAGACGTTCGAACTTCCAACAATTCGAAAATCGTGGGACCAACTTACGATGAGCAAGGTATATGTTAAAGACCACGACAAACTTCGTCAGATTGGTACTTTCAAAGAAGGAATTTTCTACTCTGAAAGAAGCAGTAATAAACATTTCTTTGTAAACGAAAACGGTTGGGGGATTGAAAGGAAAGTAATTGAAGGTCTTCTCCATAAAGGATTGAAATTCGTTGTAATCAAGGATACGGATGACAATACGTTTTATCACTGTACTGGGCGCCGATTCAATGATTATTCGAGAGAAATCCACCATCCACCGCATGATATACAACTGGTACTCCCGATTCATCTATGGGAGTCCGGTAATGTATATCCGGAGGAGTTACTTCAGCCTCAGGGCTAATAGGAGAGATTAGATGGCAACATATATGGGTATTGATATTTCACTAAGAAAAAGCGGGGTATCAGTCAATAAAAACTACAAACCAATATCCATTGGAACCATTACTACCTCTAAAGAAGATGAATGGATTGTAAGTGTACGCAAGATTGTGGAGACAATACTGGCGGCTATCGAAGATAACAAGGTACAATACGTGGCTATCGAACATTATGCTTATGATTCCCCTTTTGGAAGAGAAACCCTTGCAGAAATTCACGGCGTAGTGCTTTATAAGCTACACCAACTAGGTATTCCATACTTCAAACCATCACCTAAGACAGTAAAGAAATTTGCTTGTGGACGTGGAGACACACCACCTGTACCAGAAGGTAGAGCAAAAACATCATGGAAAAAGGTTTGGGTTGTTGAAGAAGTAAATGCCCGATATGGAACGAACTTCATTTTAGCACAGAATGACCAATGTGATGCTTTCTGTATGGCTCTCCTTTGTGAGACTGTCTGGAAAGTAAAGCAAGGGGAACTCGATATTGAATCTCTACCAGACCACCAAAAAGAAGCGGTGGCAACGGTATTGAAAATAAAACTTAAAAAACCAAAGAAAAAGGGGAAATCAAAATGAGCGAAATCAAACGTCTAAAAGTAAAATCTACAAGCAATCCATCTTCTGTAGCGGGAGCTATTGCGAAGAACATCGAAGAAGGTTACACAGTTGAGCTGACTGCTATTGGAGCAGGCGCAGTTAACCAGACTGTTAAAGCAACTGCAATCGCACGAGGATTTGTGGCACCTGCCGGAAAAGACCTTGTGTTAGTACCGGGCTTTGAAGATACAAAGATTAGTGGGGAAGACCGCACAAGCATTTTATTTAAAATCCGTGTGAACTAATTAAAAGGGGCTGAAGAGAATGGATTACAAAGTACCAGACAAAGCACAGGTTTATGGAGAGGATATTCAACCAGACGAACTACGATATCATGTGGTTCCTACATTAGTAGTAAAAGAATTCACATTCGATGCAGCCCACCATCTTCATGCATACGAGGGTAAATGTAAGAACATGCATGGACACCTTTACAGAGTACAATTCGGTGTGGTGGGTATCCCGAACCCAATTGGAATCGTAATTGACTTCGGGGACATTAAGAAGATATGGAAAGAACATTTAGAGCCAAGATTGGACCACAGATACTTAAACGAAAGTTTACCTAACATGAACACCAGTGCTGAGAACTTGGTATACTGGATTTATAAGGAGATGGAAAAACATCTTCCGAAAAACGTCCTACTTGAATTCGTTAGACTCTATGAAACTCCGACTTGTTATGCGGAGATTCATCAAAAGAGTCTTCCTGCTGCAAAGGTGGACAACCCTTTATCACTTTACTCAACGGCTGACTTAACAGAGGAACTAAAACGTCGAGAAGGAATTTCTACATATTGGGTTCCTAATGAAAAACATGCATGGGTTTCCGTTGATGGAAGAGATTTTCAGGTTAAAGGGTCGGCAGTAATTCTTGTAAACATAGATTAGAAGGAGGAATTAGACAATGGATTCATTTACGAAAAATCAGGTGGCAACACTAGGAGTATCAATCGCAAATGGTGAAGACACAAAAACAAAGCGGGACATCGTATTAGCTGCTGCGGAAAGTATTTTTCTCGACCGTAATGGTAAATACAAGGATGCTTGGAGAGATTACCGTTACTCTACATTCGTAGACCGTAATCTTGTAAAAGCTAAACGACTTCGTTCTCTCGACGAAGCGGGCGACAAATTTGAAATGTTCGAGCAGGCTATGGACCAAATCAATGAACTTGCCTTCCTAGCAATCTTGTTAGCAGAGGATATTGCTGCAAATGAGATTGTGAGAAAGCCAATTAACCTACTGGAAGTAGATGAAGTACATTGCACAGTCCCACCAATGGCTGAAGTAAATGCCATTAAGGAAGAGCAAGAAGAGAAATGATGTGGGTCATAATAGCTCTTGTATACCTTGGAGTCGGGTTCTTCTTTTCCCAACCTGACTCTTGGGGGTTACCAATGAAAGTTATTATGCACATACTCTGGTTACCAACAATGATTTTCTTCTTCATAATCGTAATCATTTACTCATGGGAAGAAAGAAAAAGAAGGTGCAAAAGATGAAACAACCACATAAATCAGGCGAACCTTTTAGAGTCATGGAGCTATTTCCTACAATTCAGGGAGAAGGCTCTGATATAGGACGTAAAACAATCTTCCTTCGCTTATACGGATGCAATCTTGCTTGTGTCTGGTGTGATACGGCTCATTCTTGGGATGAAAACCTGTATCACGAAGGGATTTATACATCGATGTCATTAGCCTTACTAGAAGCAAAAATTAAGTTATTAGCGGAAGAGCATCGGATTAAAGACTTGGTTATCACTGGTGGGGAACCACTGTTGCATAATCATACCGACTTAGCAGTATTACTTGATAGGCTTCGTCGCAGAACGGTAATCGACGGTGTGACCTTTGAAACGAATGGTACTATCATACCTAGACGAGAGCTTAAAAACGAAGTGAAGCTATTCTCGGTATCTCCTAAACTAAAAAGCTCAGGAAATCCTGCTTATAATCCGAACATGCTGACGAAATGGATTAATCGAATGCCAATAGGTGTTCTACAACTAAAATTTGTCATCTCTCATATCGAGGATGCAGTTGAGGTTGCGGGATTAATCAAAAAGGCGGGAGAAGGAGCAAGGTATGTTCCAATCATCTTCCAACCTGAAGAATCAGCTAACAATTATACAGAGCTGCCGGACATTATCAGAACGGCTTTTGCTCATCATTATATGGATGAACGTCATTACGACATTCGATTCATCCCACAGGTACACAAATTATACGGAATTCGTTAAGGAGGAAACAACAATGGCAGAAGAAAAAGATTTAAAACAAGAGGAAACAAAGGTGCAAGACCCAACAGGACCAAACGAACCTGCAAATGATGCTCCACAAGAAGGAGAACCGCAATACGAAGCATTACTAGGTGCATTTGTATTAGTCGGTCTGAATGGACAAGACATCAAGGTAATTGATGCAAAAGAAGTATTCCCAGAGAAAGTGGCGCAAGAGTTAAACGCTGCTGCAATGTCAAAATTAATGCAAGACACTGGTAAACGCTTTGAGCGTGAAGAAATCGTAAAAGAAGTTCAGGCTGCAATGGCACAAAAAATGATGAGTCAATTACAAGGAGGACAACAATAATGAGAGACAACGTAAGCATTCGCCCAAACAAAGAGAAAACACACTTCACGGTAACTCGTGTTTTAGAGGAAACAGTAGACCGTGCACAATTAGAAGAACGTGTAAAACGAATTGAAATGGAATTAGAAGGTATGGCAGAACAACGTGAATTGCTTGAAAAGAACCTGAAGATTACCAAAGATGCTTTAAAAGGTATCGTAGGCACTGAATCACATGTAGGCGACTTAAAATAATATTCTAAAAGGCAATCGATTCGGTTGCCTTTTCCTATAACAAAGGAGGAGACAAAGATGAGTAATAGCGAAAATAAATATTATCAGGAAATGCGTAAACGATTGGCGTATTCGAATATGACACCTGAACAGTTATGTGTTCAACTTATGGCATCATTAGAGGAAGCACACCAACATATCGATGAGTGGGAAGCTGACTACAATAAGGAAAAGAAAGAAAAAGAGGCGTCTCAAGCAGAATATCAGAAGCTATATGCTGATGTAGATGAATTTATACGCAGTACGAACAAGGAGAAACGAGAAAAGGAAGAGGCTCAATCAGAATACCAGAAGCTACATGGTCATTTCATGGACTTAGAAGCCAAAGCGGTTGCGCTTGAAACGGCTAAGGGTAAGCTAGATATGGACCTAACGAAGATGTCGAATCTAAAAGACCATTATGAATCCAAATATAAGGAAGCAGTTGACGTTGTTTCTGGAATGCAGGAGACTCTTACGTATCTAAAACGTCGATGGGCGGTAGCGGAAGATGATATCAAATCTTATCAAGATACGATTAATGAGCAACATAATGAAAAACGTGTCCTGACAGAAGCGGTTCGTCAACTGTCACGGGAAGCATTATCATCAAACAATCCAGTTAGATTCCCGAGTGGAATTGAAGACGTGCGAGAGATTTTAGCAGATGTTCCGGATACTTGGGTAGGTGAACAGAATGGTTGATGTTTTACTTTACTCAGGTGGACTAGATTCATATATTGCTTACTTCTACTTACGAGATACATTCGACTGTAACCCAAAACTTGTTTATGCAAGCCTTGGACATCGATATCAGCAGCAAGAAATTGATGCAATCCACCGTACAACGGAATTTATGGACGATAAACATGTCATTCTGGACTCCACACTTTCCTTAGGACGATGGGAAGAGGACAATT